TTGTTGATCGTTCGCAACGTAAGCCATGTTTGCCCGTCCATGGACACCTGCTCCGTTAAGGTTCCGACCGATGGCGTTGCGCCGTCCGTGTCCGTAATCCGCATCCAAAGCGGTGTTTTGAACCAATCTGTCATCATAGCTGCTTCCGGCCCGCCGGAGGTTTGGTTGGCCATATCGAAATAGCGTAGACCCCAACTGTTTCGATTGTCATATTGAAAAATGCTCAGCCGTGCGCTTGCCCCTGTGGCCCCCTTCCATCCAATGCAACCAGACTTGTAAAGCGCATCTAACGTTAAAATTCGCATCCGTACCGTCAGCGTATAAGCGGAGATCGGAACTGGCAGGATCAGATGCCGCACGTTCAACGATGTCGATGCTGGGACGTATAAAGTTACCGACGATCCCGTCTGCGTCAATGTCGATCCGCCCTGGTTATCCCACACCCAACCATCCGCCAGGAACGCGGTCAAGTTCACCCCTGTTCCTGTAGATGCCAATGCCGCCGCTTGGCTGAATGTACACAGTGAACTTCCCAACGTCGCTGCGCCCGCATTGGTGATCTCCACGGCCCCCGCATCTGCGCTCACCCCCAGAACTGTACCGAGTCCCGGCGTCGCGGGCGTCGCCCCGTCCACATAGTTCTTGGTGGCCGCATCCTGCGCCGCCGTGGGGTCCACCAGATTCGTGATCTTCTTGGTCCCGGCACTGTTGCCCGCCGTGAGCACCGCCGCCAGCGTGGGCGTCCCCCCCCCACCCCCGTACTCGTCGTCAATATAGGATACGATGGCGTCGGCCTCCGCGTCGATGTAGGGCGCCGACCCTCGCAGGTCAAACTTGGCGATCTTGGCCTTGATCCGATCCGCCAAGTATCCCGCGAGTCCCGTCCCCAACAACGCCTTCCCCGCGATGAACGCCATCCTCCACCTCCCGCGCGTCGTGCGCGCCTAACGATTGTCGCGAAAAATTCGGGAAGGATCAACCAAACCGCATCAGAGGCCGCGCCGATCCGCATCCTCCGCGAGCCGCCGCAGCGCCAGCCCGATGACGCCCGCCACGGGCAGGCCCCCGAGCCTCTTCCCCAGCTCCAGTGCCGCGTCCAGCGCCGCCGTTGGCACCACGATGATGCTCACCTCGTCCATCTGTACCGAGCCCTCCGCGGCCGCCTGCGAACCCACAGGCCCAACCGCTGCCGTGGTCGGACGCCGCACCTCGCCCCCGCCGCTCTGCGCCCGCGCCGTCATCAGCTTGCACACCCGGTCGGGCTCGTGCAGTGGCAGCAGATCCCGATCGCGCACGTGTACTCATCCTCCACCACGGTTCCGCTGTAGAACCCGCACGTCGACATCGAGACGCACCCGTACCCATTGGACTCGGTGAGATCCGACACCGGGCACGCGTCCGGGTCCGGCTCCGGCGGCTCGCAGCACACCGACCCGATCATGCACGTGTATTCGTCGTGCACGGTCCCCTCCGCTGGCGTGTCGCAGCTCGAACTCGCCGTGCACGAGTACGGGCACGACGTACCAAGATCGCAGCAGACCTTCGTGCTCAGGGAGCAGGCGTACCCCTCCACCTCGAAGCCCCCGTTGATCTCGCACCACCCCGCAGAGGAGTACGCGCACGAGTACGGGCACGCCGCCGGGCCCGTGTCCGTGTCGCCGTCCGAATCCGAATCCGTATCGCTGTCGGCGTCCGTGTCCGCGTCCGTGTCCGCATCCGTATCCGCGTCGGTGTCCGCATCGCTGTCGCTGTCGCTGTCGGAGTCGGAATCCGCGTCCGAATCGCTGTCCGTGTCCGCGTCGGCATCCGCGTCCGTGTCCGCATCGGTATCGCTGTCCGTGTCGCTGTCCGTGTCGCCGTCGCCCGCTCCCGGCTCGCAGCAGACCTCACCCGCGTTCGGGCACTCGTACTCCACGTGCACGAGGCCGTGCATCGCGTCACAGAGCGAGATCGAGTAGCAGGTGTACCCGCACCCGTCCGTCCCCGTCCCGGTGTCCGTGTCCAGCGTCTCGGTGCTCGTGTCCGCGTCTCCGTCCGTGTCCGCGTCGGTATCCGTGTCGGTGTCGCCGTCCGTATCGGCGTCCACATCAGTATCGGTGTCGGCGTCCGTGTCCGCATCGAGGTCGCCCCCGTCGGGCACCGCCGTGAAGACCTGATCGGAGCACGCCGCCGCCCACACCCCTATCACAAAAATTACCGTGCGCATGTTCTTGCCTCCTACTCCACACATAACGCCTTTTTGCGCCGTGTCAAGTCCGAGCTGCGCACGCGCGTGCATTTACGGGCCCTTGTCCACCGTGACCTTGTTGATCGTCCGCCCCCCACCCGTTGCCACGTCGCTCTCGAAGTTCGTGACCTGCGCGTACATCTTGCGGTTCTTCATGATGACGCCCTGCGCAGGCCACTGGATGACCTGCCGGAACGCCAAGCTCACCGTGGCCAGACGCGGCTCCCCGCTCGGGAAGGCCAACATGTGGTTGACACTGCACTGCGTCATGACGGCCCAGATCGTGTCCCGCCCGTCCTCGTTCCACCCCTGGTTCGGCGCGTAGAGCACCGCGATGGGCGGCGGCGACGCCACCGTCACCTCGCCCGACTGCACGTACTCCGGCAGGTAGAACTGCCGCAGGTACTGCACCTGCTCCCGCACCGACACGTTCATGGGCTGGTTGTTGCGCGGCACCGTGCTGCCCGGTTTGTTCAGCCCCAGAGACAGCAGCTTTTCCGCCGTGCCGAGCTGGTCCAGCGGCAGCATGAACCGCGAGAACACCACCTCGAAGCTGAACGTGCGGCCCCCGTTCTGCGTCCACTGCGCAAGCGAGTGCGACGCGCCCGGGATGTCTTTGAACTGCCAGCCGATCTCCGGCTCCTCGCTGATGCTCTCGGGCCAGAACTGGAACGCCCGCTCCGGGATGCAGATCGTGCCGTCCACCGGGCTCACCCCAGCGATGCTGAGAGTCGCGCTCTTGCGACCCTCCGGCCCCTTCATGATGGCTTCAACGATGCGTCCCGGTAGTCCCAGCATGGATCACACCCCGTGCACGTTGGGGATTCGCTGTAACAATAGCTCATTCCCTGACAGCGTCGCCCCGTTCCCCCACCACTGCTTCGTGTACCACAGCGTATCGCCATCGTACATCGTGTCGCCGAACGCGTACAGGCCAGTCCACGTGATCGCTACATCGGACGGCATCTCGCACAGGCATCTCCATCCCGGATCGATGTAGGTCAAGATGTCCCCGTCCGTTTCGGCCGTGAAATCCACGTAGGCCGGGATCGTCGCCGGGTTGATACGGACGATGTGGTAGTACCAGTCCCCCACCAGCAACGCGTCGAAGCTCACCAGCCCGAAGTAGATGTGCTTGCCGTCAAACGCGGCCGGACCAAACATGTACTTCTTCACCGAATCCGTGAACTTGAAGAAGTGTGTGCCGTTCGCCCCCGGCACCGGGTTTACGATCACCACGGCGAACCGACCCATCAACCAGCACAACTCCCCGTCGAACACCAGCGACCGAGGGGTCGGCGATTCGGTCGCCGTGTCCGGGTTCCACAGGGTCAAATCGATCGTATCGATCTCCGCCCCCGCCTGGTGCAGCGTCGGGTTCGCAATCGTGCACTGCCCCACGCCGAACAGTTCCTTGCCCGTGAATGGTCCACCGCCGCTATCGTAGCACCGCACCTCGAAGTAGATGTTAGTCCCATCGGAGCACATCGGTCCCGCCGCGTACGCGTCCGGCGCCGTCCAGCCGACGTCGACCGCATCACCGTAGCCCGTCGAGATCAACGATCCGTCCACCGTGCTACGGATCTCGATCCCCTGCCCGGCTCCGCCAACCTTGAGGTCCTGCCACGGCAGGTTCAGCGCCAACTTCGTCGCCGCCACATCGGCCACGATCACGTGCAGCGCATTGTTCGGGTGCGGCTCGTACATCCCCGTCGTCCCGCTCGCGATCTCTACCGGCACCCACACCGATGTCCGATTCACGATGTCGTAGCACGCCAACGCGTGCACATCTGGATCGCCACCTGTGTACCCCATCGCCCGGATGTACACGTAGCGCCCATCGCTCGCCATGGAGACGATGTTCCAATCCGAAACCAGCGCGGGCCGATGCCCAATCGGGATTGCCGCATTGATCGTCGGGATCACATCGATGGTTGCCGGGCCCTGCAACGTCTCCCCGTCCGTGATCGTGTAGCGCCTGATGGCCTCGCGCCCCAACACGGCGTCCGTGTACGAGTACAGCAGGAACCGCTCACCGCCGGTCAAGCCCTCCGCCACCACGATGCCCGCATCGTTGACCCCGTAGCACATGCAGCGCGGCCACGTGGCGGACTCCAACGTCTCCTGGCTCGCATCGCCGAAAGGCTGCGCGTAGGTCTCCGTCGGCAGGAACAGCTTCGCCGCCATCCGCGAGTCCGTGTGATCCATGCTGTGCGAGGCGCGCGTGCGCTGCCGCAGCCGGTTGATCTCGTCCTGCACGGTCGCGTCCGCCTTGATGATGCACCCAGGGGGCGTTACGGCCACGTTCGCCGCCACCAGCGCCGCATGGTCGTGACGGTATGGCGCCACCCGCGCCAACCCGAACGCGGGCGTCGAGTCCAACGTGTTGAACGTCTGCCTGCGCCCATACCACACGTCCACCGTCACCGGATTCGTCGCGGACAACGCTCCGCCCGCGAACGTGATCCAGATGTCGCCAGCATAGAACCCGTTCGCGTCGCATACGGCAGCCGGGTTTATCTCCATCATCGTGGCCGGGTCGACGATCAGCGCGATCTGCTCCGCCGCACTGCCATCCTCCGTCGTCAGGTAGCGGTCGCTCCCCGCCAAGCGCACGTCGAAGTACTGCTGCGCCGTGCCCACCCCGCCGAGGCCCAAGTACATGGCCCCGTAGGTCGCGAAATCAAAGATGGCCAGCGGAACACCCGCCGCTACCACCACCGACGCCACCGTCGGTTCCGCGAACACCTTGTCCAGCGTGTCCGCCTCCGTCACCACCGGGTTTCCACCGGTCACAGCGGTCGCAGCGTTGTCGAGGCCCAATTTCTGCTGCCTCGTCGGGAGGCACCAGCGCTCGGTGCCCGCCAACAGGCCCAGCGGCCGATCCCCCACCACGTAGTTCACCGCCTGTTCCCGCGCCGCGGCCAGCGGAACGGTCCGATCCCCCAACGGCGCCACGTAGTAGGCCGCCGCGTTGATCACCGGCGTCGTGAGCCGCACCACGCTGGCCCCCACGTCCACGTGCAGCACGCCGATGACCACCGCGCTGGGATGCGCTACGCGCGGATCCGCGTCCGACACCCGATAGTTAGCCACCGTCGCCACATTGGGCGTGTAGAGCACTTCCGTCCAAATCCAGAGATCCACCGCTGCCACCAGCGGTAGCACGAGCCCCGTGCCCGCCAGGTCCAGCACGACGTCGGACGGCTCCCGCACCGCCAACCCGTACCCCGTGGTCTCGTCCACGTACATCAACAAGCTATCCGTGTAGACGCCCGCCGGTAAGCCAATGATCGTCGCCCCCAGCCGCACGCCCCAGCTCGGCACCAGCGTCTCCACGATCCCGAATCCGCGGTAGCACCCCGCAGGCAGCGCCGTGCCCAGCTCCGACACGCCCTCCGTCACGTACGGCTCCCGCCACCGCAGGTGCACGCTCCCGTCCGCTATCGCTTGCGCCATCAGGTCTGCCATCGGTTACCTCTCGTCCGCGCACGCGCGTGCGCAGTTACGGCACGTCCACGATCTCCAGAATACGCACGTGGCTCGGCATGAGCAACTCTACCAGCCGCGCCTCCAGCCGACACTGCGCCGCCCGCATCTTCGACACGGGCGCGGGCGGCGGGTCCAGCGGCACCGCGGGCCGCACCGACCGATAGTGCCCGTACGCCGCGATGCCCTCCGCCGTCGTGCCTATCGCGAGGCGCACGAAGTTGGACCGGCAGTAGCAACAGTCCGTCGTGTCCATGGTGGGCCAATACCGCACCGCCACGTCGCCCCCCACCGTCGGCGCCACCGCCGCCCCGATCACCACGGTCCACTGGAGCAGCCCCGCGTTCCATCCATCCTCCGCGTCGATCCAGTACGGATCGGCCGTCCAACTCGGCGGCACACCGCCCACCTTGTCGTACTCCGTGAGCGCCCAGATGCCTCGCCCCGTGTACGAGAACTCGTCCTTCTGCGCCTGCGTCATGGCCACCACGACCCGGAAGCCCACGCTGAGCCCGTACGTCACCAGTTCCGCTGCCGTGAGCGCCGTCGCGCTGACCACCGTGGCAGGCACCCGCGCCGGGTAGTAGTAGCCCTGCGTCACGTCCACCGCAAACGCCTTGGCCACGCTCCACGTGTCCAGCGAGGCGTCGTCGTAGATGACCTCGCGATCCAGCAACGGCACCAGTCCCGGCATGCCCCCATTGTGGTCGCCGTCGTGGTCGTAGTACTCGGCGTCGGCCGCGATGTCGTCGAAGCGCACCTTGCGCGGCCCGATGTCCGTGTAGGTCCGCCCCCCCACCGCGAACACGTGGTCTGCCGGGTAGTCCGCCACCTGCGCGAAGTAGCATACCTCCCACAGACCAGTCGCCTCCACGTCGAACAGGTAGATGCTGCCCAGCACGTCGTAGGAGAACGCACTGCCCTTCTGCCCCATGTAGTAGGCGTAGTGCGCCAGCGCGGCCCGCTGCACGTCGTCCGCCGCCCCGGTGTCCGCCGTCAGCCCGAAGTCGCGGTGCAGCCACTCCAGCATGGACACCGGCCGCAGCCGAATATAGTAGCCTTGTACCGTGTAGGTCGCCGCGATGATCGAGTCGAGGAACACGCTGTCCCCCATCACGTCGTGGTCCACGTCCATCGTGATGAGGCCCGTGTCGTAGTCCACCGTGGCCCGCAGGTTGCCCACGGCCTGCCCCGCCACGTCCTCCCGCAGCTCGCCCACCCCGTTGTCGTAGGCCGTCGTGACGCCCGTCATGGCGCTCGTGAAGGTCACCGCCACCCCGGCATCCACCACCAGCAGGCCCGGGTTGACCGCGAACCGCGCCCGGATGGCCGTGGCCACCGGCGGCGCCGGGGTCGCGTTGCCACGCCCGATCTCCTCGTCCACATGCGCGAACGGCAGCGGGGCCCCCGTGCTGCACCAGACCTCGTTGCCCAGCGACTCCACCGGATCGTACGTCGCGTCCGCGTTGCGCAGCCGCACCAGCACCACGGGCCAGCGCCCGTCCCCAACCTCCGCCACCCACTGCGCCCCCGCCTGCGTGCAGGGAACCACGCCCGTCGCAAAGTCCGCCACGTCCACGGGCTCCAGCAGCTTCAGCACGGCACCGTAGGTCGCGTCGACCTCGGCCACCGTCTGCACCACGTACATGTCCTCGCCGCCATCGCCCGCCGCCCGCGCCTGGAACGTGTCGCGCTGCAACGGCAGCGTCAACACCTGCTGGAGATGCGCCTCGTACTCGTCGCCCCACGTCTTGAGCAACAGCTCCAGCACGTTGGCCTTGTCGGCGTCCAGCTCCTGCTGCTTGGGCGGCACGTTCTCCCAGAACAGGCGGCGGCCCCAATCGCCGCGCCCGATCCACCCCATCCCAAACTGCTGGTTTCCCCACGGAAGCATACCGCCTCACCTACGCACGCGCGTGCGCTACCTCGCCTTGTCGTCCGCCGCATCCTCCGGATCGTACAGGATGCCCAACCGCAGCAGCGCCGCGATGTCCAGCGGGTCCACCACGCCACGCCGGTCCTCCTCTGCGGCCCCCTCGGCATCTCCCCACCCGGGCAGATACGACAGCGGCACCCGATACCACGCCGCGATCCCCGACGCATCATCTAGAAGTTCCTCGCGCCGCGCGTTGATCTCCTCGTTGATACCGGGCACGTCGTGCTCGCGCGCCAGTTCCGCCACGCGGTCGTTCTGATCCGCACGATGCTTGTCCTCCTCTACCCCCTCTGGCGCCTTCGTCGCCAACAGTTCGTTGAGCGCCTTCTGGTACGCCTTCGCCCGATCCGTTTGCAGCGCCTCGTTGAACAGCTTCGTCTCGGGCCGCAGCAGGTTCACGTTGCGCCCCAGCCCCGTGCTGAACTTCACGAACCGCGCCACCCGGTCCACCACCGTACTCTTCGCCGCGGACCGCGCCGCCTCGTCCGCGTAGGCAGCCCGCTGCTCCGCCGTGGCGTCCTCCCGCAACCTGCCCATGGGCTGCGGGCGCACCACGTAGCGCGCAATCACGGTATCCGCCTCGATGACATCGCGCATCAGGATCCCTGTCTCCTCAACCTTCTTCACCTTCTCAGCCTTCTTTCCCATTTTCCATCTTCCTTTCTTTCGGCGCACCTTCGCCAGTCAACTCGATTAGGCAGCCTCGCACGCGCGCAACAACATCCAGTACGAGTGTCCGTTGATCGTTATCGCGAGCGCGCTGTCCTGTGCCTTGCTCGCAGTGATCACGGCGGACTCAGTGCACAACGCCAGCGACGCGAGATCGTCCGCCGAGTCGTAGGCACCACAGTTGAGCGAGTGGATATAGATTCCATCATCCGTGTGCGCGGACGGCGCGGTTCCGTTCGACAGGAAAATCGTTTTCTCGGCCGTGGCGTCGATGACCTCCGCGCCCGCCGTGAACAGGCCCCAATTGTTGCCGAGCACCGACAGCACCCCGGATTCGTCGCGGAGGTGAAGCGCCGACTTCCCAGCCGCCGCGTTGAAGTCGCCCGCCCACATCTGCACCGCGTTGGTGGGGGAGGTCGTGGGGGCCGTGCCGGAGGCTAGGCCGAGCACCTTGGCGGCAGAAGTGCCCCATGCGGTGAGGCCGAGGCCGAGATTGCCAAGTACGTCTAGGCGCAACCTCTCTGCGGCTGTCGTCGCGCCTGTACCGAATGTCAATGCTCCGTTGTTCGGCGACGTCGTTTGCTGTATCCCATATATATAGGATGTGACTCCCGCGCCTCCTCCGCTCGCGTCCGATGAGTAGAATTCGATTTTACCGATCGGCGACTCGGCCGAAATTGTAGTCGCTGCATTGATGAGACGAACGATTGCGGGTTTGTCTCCGTGTGAGACTGTTCCACCTGCCACATTCAGGCAGTTACTAACGCCTTCGGCGATGATCGACAGATAAGAGGTTGGCGCGACGTCATTGACTCCCACGTGCCCAGCGCTCGTCACCCGCAAGCGCTCCGCATTCGTCCCGTCCAACGACGTATATAACGCCATGTACGAGTCCTGCGTGCTCGCCGTGCTTGTAGCGTCCTGCTCTGCCGCCACGACGATCCGACCGGCGTCCCAAACAGCGGGAGTCGCGGCGTCGTAGTAGTAGAGGTTCCACAAAATCCCGACGCCAGTGCCGTCCATGTCCACCGCGTTGCCGGTGTTCGTCAACGTCAGCATGTCTGTGAAGGCTTTCGCCGTTCCCGCAGTCGTCCACGTTGACGTCGCGCCAGTGACAGCGCCCGTTACTCCGAGAGACGTCGCCGCCAACGCCCCCGTGCTCGCGTTGTACGTGAGCGCGGCGTCGGTCTTCCCCGCAAGCGATCCGCTCGCCGCCTCGTACAGGCCGACGTAGCAAGTCGCGCTCACGGTGTCGGCAACCGTCACCGTCGCCGCGTTGCCCGTGATGCTGCCCGTGATCGCGTTCGTCACGGTGAGATCGGTGAAGAACCCGGCGGCAATCCGAGTCCCGGTGACGCCGATGCTCGTGGGACCACTGAGAACGCCCGCCGACGACAGCGCAAGCCGTTCCGTGAGCGTCCCATTAAGCGCCACTTGGAACGACATGGCGGCATCGTGTGTCGCAGCGTCGCTCGTCCAGTTGCCCTCTGTGATAACTGCGATCCGTCCACTGTCCGCAAGCGCAGGAGTCGCTACGTCGTAGTACCACTGATTCCACAGCAGTCCGGTTCCCGTGGCAGTCATTGAAGCCGCGTTGCACGTATTCGTGATGCTAAACAGGTCCGTCGTCTGCGTCAGGTTTCCACCGCGCCAGACGTCAACCCCACCGCTGCCAGAGCGCAAAGAAATGCCCGTTGTCGTCGTCCCGTTGCCGATCGTGATGGTGCGAGCCGCCGCGCCCGTGCCGATGCTGATCGCCTGAGCGTCCGCTCCACCGCCGACGCTAATCGATCCTCCCGTCGAGTCGATCGTTACGGCCCCGCTTGCGTCGATGTCGATCGTCCCGGTGATGTCACAGTCGAGATTCGCCCCCGCATCGATGTCGAGAAGAGCTACCGCTTGCACTCCGAGCGTCCCGCTGGAAAGCGTCGAGACGGTGAGCGCCTGTCCCGTAGCCGAGACATTGCAAGATGCTCCGGAACCGTCGATCGAGTATCCACCGGAGGCGTCGAGCGTCGCGGCGACCGCGTTTAGGTCGAGGGTCGCCGCACTCGTTACCGCGAGCGTGCCACTCGTCACGGTCGACAGCGTGAGGTTGTTCGACGTCACGCGGAATTCGGAGGCGTGATTGGCACGGATCGTGACGCCCTCGGACGTGTTGATCCCCACGGACGTGAATTCGGACGACAGTGCGAGCGAGTTTGCCGCCGTGTGATTCAGCCGGAAATAGTCCGTCCCGTCCTCGACGTGGAACCCATCCGCCGTGCCAGTCGCCGCCGTCAGATCCACCACGAACGAGTACGCCCCGGTCAGCGCCCACGTCACGTCCCCCGCGTCCACCGTGATCGCGCTCGCACCACCACTCGCGTTGTACGCCTCGTCGAGCGTCACCGCCGACGTCGCACACTGGTTGATCGCGTTCAGCAACGACACCTCGCCGAAGTTTGCCTCAAACGAAGTGTACTCCGCCGCGTTCAGCGCCAGGTACAGAGCCCCCGCGTACCCGCCAGCCGCCTTGTAGCCGTCCGCGAACGAGATGAACCCCGTGCCCGCCTGCAACGCCAGCGCCGACGTCGTGTTCGTACTGCCCACCGTCACGGACCGCGCCGACGCGCTGTTCCCAACCCCGATGGCCCCGGTGTTCGCGTCCCCGCCAATCGTGATACCGCTCGCCCCGGCCGCGTCGATGGTGACTGCCCCGGTCACGTTGACGTCGAAGGTCCCACCAGCCGTCACCGTAAACGCTCCGGTGCCACTGCGAAGCGTGGTAATGGCCGCTCCCGTAACGCTGCCGAGCACGACCGTTCGAATTCCACCCGTCCCGAGGTTGAGCTGGTTCGGGAGATTCACCGCGCCGATGTTGACGGACCCGCCTCCAGCCACCGCCTCGATTTCTACGCCGACGGTTCCGGTATCGTACCCGTGAATCGTTACACAACCAGTGTCCGAGGTGATGTCGACATCGTCGTCAGCGCCAATTCCAATCTTCGCGATCCCGGCCCCAGTGTTGACCGCCGACAAGTGCAGCGTGTACGTGTTCGCATCGTTCGCCACCAGCCCGAACGTCGCGTCTCCCGCGTCCGACTCGATCCACCGCCGCGTGCCTGTCAACCCGATACTCGCCCCGCTCGCACCGAGGTTCTCCACGGTGAACACGTCCACCGTCGCCGCCGGGTTGAGTTGGTGCACTGCCAACGCCGTGCCGTTCACCGCAATCGGTACGGAGATGTCCACCGCCCCGCTGTCCGCCGTAATCGACCGCCCGAGCCCGGCACCTCCGCCGTCGTAGGCCATGTCCAGCGTGGTCCCCGACACCGCCCCCCGCACCACCCACATGGCGCCGTCCCACACCTTCTCGAATCCGGTCACCGTGTCCCAGTACCACGCGCTCTCCTGCGGTGTTCCCAACCCATCGTAGGAGGTGTCCCAATGGTTCGTCTGAATCCACGTTGTCGCCGCCGCATCCCCGGCGTGCAGCCCCGTGAAGTTGTGCGAATTGATCGGTATTTGAAACGCCATGCGTTACCTCACAGAAGCACCCACGTCGAGATGCTGTCGACGTTCATGTAGATCACCAGCGCCACGTTGTCGTAGTAGCTCGTTCCCGCTGGCGCCACCACGATCCCGTTCGGGTTCCCCGCCCCAACCATGAACCCCAGCGTTCCGACCGTCACGTGCGAGAACAGCCGCGACGTGTCCCCCACCGACAGCACGGCCGCGTTCCACCAGTAGATGTTGAAGGTCGCGTCGATGTAGCCCAGCACGAGGAAGTCAGCGTCGATGTCCGCGACCCCCACCACTTCCCACACGGCCGTCGCGTTGGCCGTGATCCCGGACGGCACCTGGATGCCGATGAGGTGCTGCGGCACCAACGGCACGCTACCCGCTGCCACCGTGATCGTGCACCCGAACGTGCGCGACATGAAGATCAGATCCGTGGCCTGATCCATCTCGTTCGTCCCAGCGTTGTTCGTGACGCTGGGCAACGCTTGGAACGTCAACTGCACGTGCTCCATGAGCGCGAACAGCGTGGCGTCCACCTGCGTGATCATGCTCACGAACTTAGAATCCCAGTTCCCCTGGTCGTCGTACCCCGGGTACGGGATGTTGAACCGGCTCGTCTCACGCGTTGCCACTACGGCGCCTCCTGGTTATCCAACGTGCGCAGCACGAGGATCTGTGTCGCCTCCGGGATGGCGTTCCCCCCGATGGTGTACGCCAACGGGTCCGTCAAGATCGTAATCGTGCAGTACTCCACCCCCGCCGAGCAGGCGCGGACCATCTGGTACAGGTAGGACAGGTAGAGCGGCGCCGCGAACTCCCGCCCCCGCATGATTCCGCGCACCGTGGCGTCGATGGCGCTCAGCACCTCGGCCACCACGTAGCCGTCCGACACCCGCGTTCGAATCGTGATGTCCGTGTCCAACAGCCCCGGCGTGCCGTCCAGCACCTCCACCTGCTGCGTGACCTCCTTGAGGCCGTCGAGGTGGGTCTGGAGGCTCGCCATGAGGCCGCTGGGCGGCGCGATGTAGTCCCCGTTGGCGTCCACCGACAGGATGGGCACCTGCACGATGTTGGCCCGGCAGCTGGCGTCGAACAGCTCGCCCACCCGCAACTGCATCTGCGTGGTCTGCGCCGTGATGTCCGCGTTGAGATCGGTCGCCAGCACGTCGGCCGCTGCGATCTGTGCCGTTACGTTTGCGATCGGCACGGCGAGCGCCGCCACTGCCGCCGCCTGCGCCGCCAGCTCCACCTCCCACGTGCCAGTCGTATCCTCCACGATGGCATCCAGCGCCGCGTTCTGCATCTGGATGGTACCCGTGATCATGGCGCGCGCCGCCGCGTCGTTGCCGCTGATGGCGTCCGCCGCTGCCTTCATCGTGTCCGCGCTCGCGTCCATAGTGGTGATGTAGCCCGTCGCGATGACCAGTTCGGCTGGAGACAGTACCGTCGCAAGGTAGGCCAGCAGCGAGGCCGACGCCCCCGTGTGGGCCGTGTAGGCCGTGCCCAACGAGCTGTAGCTGCCGTCGTTGACCAGCAACGTGCCGTTGGCCGACTCGCAGGTCGCCACGATGGCCGCCACCGCCGCCACCGCTGCGGCCCGCTCCGCCTCCATGTTCGTGTAGGCGTCGTCGATGGCCGTGACCTGCGCGTTGATCGTCACCAGATCGGCCGCCCACGCCGCCTGCACCGCCGCGATGGCGAGGTCGAAGTCGTCCAGGTACAGCCCGATCTGCGCCACGTAGCCGTTGAACACAATGTCGGCGTAGGCCGTGTGCGGGCTGTACGCGTACGCCTTGGCCACGGCCCCGTACAGCGCGTCCACGTAGCCGTTGGCCTGCGCCTGGTAGTCCGTGAGGGTGATGGCCCCGCCCCGCGCCGCGAAGGCGTAGGGCGCCGTGCGGCGCGCGTGGTCCACCGTCTCCGCATCCATGCCGCTCCGCGCGGGCAGCGCGTTGGTCACCGTGAACGGCACCGGCACGCCCCCGATGGTCAGCGTGTCGAGGCTGGTCGTGATGGTGTCCGCCTTGACGTTGCCCTTGGCCCCCACGATCTTCACGAACTCGATGCGGATGTCGGCGCCGTCGTTGGGCACGTTGCCCGCCTTGCCGTCGCCGAAGCGCACGTAGGGCGGCTCCGCCAAATAGTCCACCTCGAACTGGTCCGTGGCCTCGTAGGCGAGGAATGTCTCCTCCGTCCACTCGGCGCCGTCCACCCAGACACGCACGCTGCCGTCCGCGATGTACTCGTCGGCGCCCGCGTACTCCAGCGTGTACTGCTGAAACAACGTGCCGTCGCCCACGTAGCTGAGGTTGCGCGTCTCGCCCTGTCGCACGCTGGCCGTGTAAGTCACGGGCACTCCGGACACTACCAGCGCTAGGTCCGCCACCAGCTCGTACTGGATGGACTCGGGCCCCATGAAGCGCCACCCCGTACCCATGGTCGCCGGACCCGGGATGCTATCGAAGCTCAACGTGAGGTCCGCCCCCGCCGCCGCCGCGGGCGTCATCTTGTAGCCGACCATGCGGGACAGCCAGCTCGCCGGGGTCGGCGTGCGAACCGTGGCGAGGTAGCAGTCGCTCGCGATGCGGTCCAGCGTCCAGCAGATCTGCGCCGCCGCGTGCGCACAGAGATCCACCAGCATGATGCCCACGCTCGACTCGGCGTAGTCGTTGTAGATGTCGGCGTACTGGATCTTGAGGCGCCGCATCAGCGCGTCGAAGATCGACCCGAAGTCCCGCCCCGCGAACTTGACTTCGTTCAGCGGCTGCCGGTCCTGTACCAGTGGTTCACGCGCCATTTATACTCATCCCTGATTCGCCGTCGCCATCGGCACCTGCTGGCTCTCGATCTGGCCCGCGATGCTGTACTCGATGTCCGCGTACAACGTCGTGTCGTCATTTTCAGTCGTTCCCTCGTACACGTCAACCGCGCGGACCACCGCGAGCAGCACCCAATCCCGGAAGGCCCGCACGGCATCCGCCGCGATCCGCGCCTTCGTGATGGGGCTGATGTCCCCGAAGATCATCTCCAGCGCCTCCACGCCCAACGTAGGCCGCATGACGCGCTCCCCCTTGCCCGTCGTGAACAATACGCGCACCTGGTCGCTCACCACGACGTTCCCCTCGCTCATGGCCGGGAATCCGGTCGTCCCCAACTGGAACGGGAACTTGATTCCCTTCAATGTCGTCGCCACTACTCACCTCCCGCGCACGCGCGTGCGCAGATCAGTCCAACGGGCACGCCGGAACTCCCGGGATGCCCGGAAGCGCTGGCGGTTTCGGAATCGAGAACGGTATCCCCGGGACCGGAATCGTGAACTTCGGCACCGGCAACTTCAGCGCGATCCCGTAACTCGGCAACTTCGGAACCTTCGGCAGACTCGGCGGCTTCGGAATCGAGAACGGTATCCCGGGCACTGGGATTGTCAGCTTCGGCACCGGCAGCTTCAACGCGATCCCGTATCCCGGCAACTTCGGGACCTTCGGCAACCCCGGCGGCTTCGGAATCGAAAAGGGGATCCCCGGAACCGGTATCGTCAGCTTCGGGATGGGCAGCGCTGGAATCTTGCACTTCGACACGTCGTCCCCCTACTCGATGAACACGACCGTGGACAGTTCCTTGCCCAGCAGCGGCGGTGGCGTCGTCGGCGGCGTCGTCGGCGAGCCCGGCGCCGCGGTCCCGTGTATCTGCAACGCCATGTTCAGCGCCAGCTTGTTGCCCAGCACCGCGGGCTCCGTCGCGTTCTTGCCCAGGTAGATCTGCTTCGTTGCCAGGTGCACCATGGTCCCGTTGAGGATGATATTGCCCCCGTTGATCGTGATGTCCTTCCCCTTCATGCCGAACGTGGCGCCGCCCTTCGTGGCCAGCGTGACCTCGTCCTTGCCCAGCATGACTATGCTCTCCGTCTCGCCGTCCGCATTGGCCGTGACGACGCTGACCTCGTCATCCTGCGCGTTCATGTAGAGCAGGGAGCCCTTGTCGTTGCTGATGGCGACGTTGCCGTCCTTGTCGAACGTCAGAAACGAGGCCGTCTGCGACCCCGCCCCGTCCCCCTTGCCGATCGTGATGTGCAGGTCGGCCGGATCGTCGCTGAAGCGCAGGAAGTGCCCGCTGCGCGTGCGGATGCCCTTGCGCAGCGCCGCCGCGTGGTCCAGCTCCGGCATGGCCTTCTTGACGTTGACCCATCCCCCCATGTAGATGGGGCTCTTCGGGCTGCCCCCCTCAAACTGGAGCCACACGTTGCTGCCGACGTCTGGCACCCACACGTCCCCACCCGACAACCCGTCCTGATCGTTCCCTAACCCGGGCAGGCACGGCCACGCCCAGTAGTTCTCCGGCACGCCCTCCGACTTGTTCAACCCGATGGCCGGGCATAGGGCCCTGATGCGGTACAGCCCCTCCGGGTCCGCGTTGTCCACCACCACGCCCGGGTAGGTGCCGTAGTACCGCTTGCAGAACGACTCCAGCCCCCAGTCGCTGAGGACCTGGCGCAGCCACGCAATGGGGTTGCGAGCAAGGAAGGCGTCGTCACGGTTGAACGCTGGCATCTAGGTCCCGTAGTAGCTCGGACTCGGCGGCACCACGCCCCCGGCCGTCCCCTTCTGCTCCGGCTCGTCCGAAGCCAACGTGCCCATCCGAAGCAGCTTCATGTCCATCTCGTAGCTGCCCGGCGCGAACGTGTGCGTGACCTCCATCACCTCGTAGGGCCCGTCGTAGCGCGGGCTGAGACCGTACACGTCGATCAGCTCCAGCACGTCCTGGTCGGGCACCCCCAACGACTTGAGCGTGGCCTGCTGCGCCTGCATCCCGGCTGTCTGCTTGGCCGTGCCCTGCTGCTTCATGTCCTCCTTGGCCTGCCCGTCGTCCTTCGCGCTCGTCGGCACGGAGTACAACTCCGGCGTCGCCTGGCCCGGCTTCGTCTCCACGTCCAGTTTCTTCCCCTTGTGGCTCCGATTCTGCGCCTTGTTCTTGTGCGGCGTCTTCCCAACCGCCAACGGAGACGGGTTGTCGTACGGATTCGCGTCCAGCTCCACCGGATTTCCCGTGTACTTGTTGACGCTCCGCACGCCAACGCCAGCGTTGCCGCCGCGCGCCGTCGTTCCGAACCACGACGCCATCCCCGGATCCGGCCCCCAGCTCAGGATGGGGTACTGATGATCGTTCGGCTGGAAAAGCCCGCGCATCACATACTTGTTCCGCGGCTTTCCGGCCATGGTGCCGCCCTTGCTCACGTCCACGTTGCTTGCGATCCGCAGCGTATCCGGCGCACCGTCGTACTTGTAACTCGCCGTGCAGTACAATCCGTTCGCCCGACAAATCGCCTGCAACCCCTCTAACGTCGTCTTCCCGAACAACGCCTCGATCGTCTGACCCTTCATGAGCGTCGCCGCATCGTCCAGGATCGCCAACGCCATCGGCTCGATCTTGAGCGTCATCCCGATGGAATCCGCGATCTGCTGGAGCAACTCCTTGGCCGTCGCCGCCGAGGACGACTCGTTCTCCAGCACATAACCGCTCTGCCAGTTCCGCATCTGCGCGCTCACCGTGCCGCTCACGCCTTCCGGCCCGATGGTCAGGCCGTCCCCGCCCGCGTTGAGCTGCCCGTAGTACCACGGCGTCCACAGATTCATCTCGCCGTAGCCGATGCGCACCTTGATGAGGTTGTTCGTGTTGAACGGAGAGGATCCCCCCGCGTCCTCGCTCAGCATCTTGATGCCCTCCTCGAAGGGCGCGTCGACCGTGATCTGGAGCGCAGAAACCAGATCCCTGTTGATGGTCACAGTAACCCCGGTGAGGTACGGGTAGACCTTGTAGGTTTTGGAGTCCGGCAACGGGGTCGCCGCCGCGTGCAGCGCCCACTGCCGATCCATGTTGGGGCTCACGATGATGCACGCCGCTGCTGGCCCGTAGTACACGATCCACCTATATCCGCGACCGCCGCGACTCGCGCTGCTGAAGCAGGATGTTGTCCGCCACCCACTGCTTGCTCGGGATGTGCAGTTGCAGTCCTCGGTACAGCTCCGCGTCCGGCACGTCGAGGTCGTTGTAGAGCGCGATGATCCATCCGAGGCTCGCGTCCCCGAAGTACTTGTAGGCCAGCCGGTCCAGCCGCACGTTGACGTCGTCCACCACGATGAGCATCTCGCCGTCGGAGGCCGTTGTCATGTCCGGCGCCTCGAACACGCCGAAGAACCGCACCTCCGCGCCGCGCACGCTGTCCCACACGGCGTGCTCTTCCATCCATTTGAGCACGGACCCCTGCGACACCGGCGTCGCGCGGACCCCATCGGGCAGACTCATGCGTCACCTCGCCTGCGCACGCGCGTGCGCCTCGGCCACTCCTCCCACCGCAGGACTGACTGGCCCTCGCCGATCTCGCTCTCCAGCAACCACCACTCGGGCGCCTCCATGCCCGCACTGGCCCGCCCCCGCACCAGCCCCCAGCGGCCCCCGCAGCGCCTCCGGTACGACCGCAGATCGCGCCGCAGGTACCAGCACGTCCACGCCATCAGCGCCACGAACAACGCGAGCAGGCTCCCGGCCGTGACCGCCCACGCCGCCACGCTACACCGCCGCCAACACGAGGCCCGTACTGCCCCTCGTGTTCTTGGCCTCCCCGCTGGCCAGCTTGTAGGTACCCTCCGTCGCGTCCGCGATGCGCGTCAGGATCTGCCGCGTCAGGTTGCCGTCCGCGATGATGGCGCCCGTCACGCCCGCCAGCCCCGGGATGTCCAGGCTGGCCCGCAGCACGCGCTGCTCCTCCGTGCTGATCTTCACGTCCCCCATGTCGATGCGGCCCACGCCTGTCAAGTTCTGCACGAGCTGGTCCGCCACCTTGGCCATGACCTGCGAGGACGTCAGCGCCGCCTCCGCCTCCTTCTCGTACTCGCCCATGGCCAGCCGGAACGACCCCACGATGGCCTCCAGCATGGCGTTCTGCACGTCCTGCGCGCCGATCTTGATGCCGTCCGACACCAACCGCATCATGCCGATGCCGCTGTTGTAGAGCGGGTTACCCGCCGACGCCGACAACGGCCCCTGCTTGGGCGGCGACTGGAACCTCGTGTACTCCAACCACTGGTTCTGCGTCGCGATGATCTGGTCCACCGTGCCCTGCTGCCCCTCCGACAAGCCCCGGGCCGTCTCCGACATGATGCCGAGCCCCATCGCCTTCGCGTTCTCCTGCATGCTCCGCGACACCTGCTGCATCATGGCGGGCAGTACCTCGATGCGCCCAGCGAACAGGCTCGGATCCCACGCCACCTCGCCGAGCAGCTTCTGCCCCATCCCCGTCTTCTGCACCTTCCCGATCGCCGCCTCGTGGCCCTCCATCTGCTGGTTGACCTGGCGCCCCACCCCAGCCATGTTGAACACACCCGACAGCGCCGACTCCGCAAACGATGAGTCGCCGCCCTGCCCTGTCCGAAACTTCACGTTGCCGCGCTGCGCCGCTGCCAGCGCGCTCTCCTGCAACTCTCCGACAACCCCACCACCTAGCTTCTCCCGCAACCCAACGCGCCCCTTCTCGACCAGCGCGAGCTGCGTCGCCGTATCCGTCGCGAACCTCTTGGCGTAGTCCGTGCTCTGCGTGAGGCCCGGGACCATCAGCGCGCTTTCTTCCTGGCTGATGCCCAACTCCGCCTCCCAGTCCTCCGGTCGCGACCCCTCCACGAAGCGCTCCGCAAGATTTCCAGAGAGCTTCTCCCTGTTGCGGCGCTGCATGTTGGCCTCGGCATCACGCTGGTCCTTCATCTCCTTCAGCGCCGCCTCGGACCGCTGATATGCAAGTACCCACGATTCAACTGCGGCTGTCGCAAGGACCCCCTTCGCCCCGAAGATGCCGCCCGCCTTGATCGCCACCAGCATGCTCGCCGCGAGGCCGATCTTGGGGTCGGAAAACGCCTCCTTGAGGCCGCCCATCAGCAGGCCGCCGATGCCCTTAATTCCCTCCCAGAGCGCGCTCGCGATGCCGGGACCGTATGTCTTGGCCGTTGTCTTTACCGCCGTCCACAGGTCGCCACCCCACTTGAGCAGCGTGGGCTTGAAGCCCGCCCACCACTCCTTCAGCGACCCCCATGCACTCCACAGCCCCTCCTTGACCTTCGCCCACACCGGCTGGAAGTCCTTGATGAGCTTCTCGCGCGCCGACTTTGGGATCGTGAACCACGTGGCGATGCCGCCCGCCAGCGTTCCCAGCGGCCCGAACTTGCCCATCGTGCTCATGAGCGGGCTCATCGCGCCCGTCACGTCCTCGATCGCTCCCGCTGCCATCTCCAGCCCTGCGAACGTCTTGGCCATGCTCTTCTGCTGCGACTTGCTGTCCGTCGCCGACATGAGGAGGCCACGCAGCCCCATGCGCTTGAGGATGACCGCCTTCTTGAGGATGGGCCCCCACGTCTTGTCGTTCCCCATGCGCACGATCTGCTTGCCCATGTCCCGGTAGGCGCCGATCTGCGTACGGACCATGCCGGAGACTTCCCTGCTCGCGATGCTGCGAACCATCTGCTCCATGCCCTGCTTGGCCCGGTCGAACGACTCCTGCAACGTGAATCCCGTGCTGAACCCGTCCTTGGCAAACTTCTGTAGCGACCCGTCGCTCTTCACAGTCATGGCGTCGAACTTGCTCAGCGCGGCCGCGCCCGCGTTGGTGTTCTGCGCCAACCACGCCATGCTCGGGCTGGTCTCGCCGATCGTACCCAGCAGCTGCCGCATCAGCACGTCGGCTGGCCCGAACCCCTTGGCCGACGCCGACTGCACGATCTCGTTGAGCTTGACCATGCCCTTCGTGGCGTCCAGCGCGCCCACCTTGAGCGCGGCCCCGAACTCATCCCAACTGCCCCACTCCTTGAGCACTGGCATCAGGCCCTTGGCCATGTCGCCGTACTCGCCGCGCCCTTCCGCTGCCTTCTGGAAGGCCACGGCCTCCTTGGTGAACAACTCGGCGGTCTGCTGGCTGTAATCCAGCGCCTGCTCCTGCGACGCCCCCATCTCGCGGTACGCGCCCGCCAGCTTGGTGGCGCCGATGATCATGCCCTGCATCTGGTCGGCCGTGACCTGCATGTTGGGCGGCGCGTCGGCCAGCACGGCGTTGAACTTCTCCATGAGGCCGTCGATCTTCTTGATACCCTCGGCCCCCACGCCTGCCGCCTGCCCGTACGCCATCACGGCGTTGGCCGTCTCCGCCGCCTGCGTGGCCGTCATGCTCCACGAGGTCTGAAGGTCGCCGAGGAACGACCCCAACTGCGCCGTCTCGGGCCCGCCCACCTCCACCAGCTTCACGAAGTCCTTCGTGCTCATGTTGAGCGCGTCGAGGCCCGCCTTGGCCGGTCCGCCCGCGCTCTCCAGCTCGACCATGACCTTGCCGACCGACTCCGCCGACACGTCCATGGAGTAGGCCATGCTGCTGGCCTGGCTGGTCAGCCTGCGCAACTCCTTGCCGCTCTTCCCGATGCCCGCCAGCAGCGGCTTGATCGCCTTGGCGTTGCTGGCAAACGCGCTGTCCATCTGCGTACTGAGGTTGCCCGACTCCCCGGTCAACTTCTTGACGTCGTCCGCGATGCTCGCGAGGTTGAACTGCCCGACGCGGCGCTCCACGGCGTCGATCATGCCGCCCATGGCCTTGAACGGCAGCTGGATCGCCTTGCTGGTGATCTTGGCCGCCGTCGCCATGGCGCCGAACGCGGCCGCGGCCCCCGTCGCCGACCGGTTCGTCTGGCCGAGCGCGCCGTTCAGCCCGTCCATGTTCTTGCGGGTCTTCTTGAACTCGCCTTCGAGGCCCTTGTTCCGGGCTGCGAACGCGAAGCCGAGCGGAATGAACGACATCTATCTTCCCCGTCGCACGCGCGATGCCAGCTGTGCCTGCCGCTGCGCCGCCGCGCGCTTGTGCTCCAAGTCGGCCTTCCGCTCCACGATGCGCTTCCGGCGCGACCAGGGGATCGCCATGGCGTCGTCGTATCCTACCGCGAGCATCTCCATGGCGTAAAACACGTCGTCCTCTAGCGCTTGCGCTTCGCCGAGCGGAAGAAAAAATCCGGCCCCCCAATGGGCAAGCTGCGCTCCCACGTGTGGTGGCACTGCTTGCACTCGAACTCCACCGTGGTGTCCACGCCGCCCTCCAACGCCACCACCTCCTCGCGCACGTCGTTGCGCTCCCGCACCGTGAGCGCCTTGACCCGCGCTGCCGCCAGATCGTACACCGCGTCGTTCTTGGCCCCGGTCCCGCGCCGCACCGGCTCCCCGTCGATCGTGTCCATCCGCGCGAGGAAGCTCAGCGTGAACGCGTCGTCGTCGTGCCGCCGCTTGGCCACGTCCCACATCCACTCCTCGTCTGCCCCCGTCATGACGTGCCAGCCGACGCGCCGCCCCGACGGGCACACCGTCTCGAACTGGCGCTGCTCCGGCTGCGCCATGTCGGAGACCTCCAGATCACCGAGGCTCACCGTGTAGCTATCCTCCACCAGGCAGTCCTCGTTGGGGCACTTCAGCCGCAGCACATAGGCGTCCCCCAGCGAGAGGCGCCGCAGCGTGAGCAGCACGGCCACCCGATCCGCCGTGGGCATGGCCTGCACCGCCGTCGCGATGATCGCCTTGTCCGACACCGTGCCCAAACTGAGGAGGCAGTTCGTGATGATGCGGTTCATACGCACCATCTGCGACCCCTTGCCCCCCAGCAGGTCCTCCTCCACGCCCGTCATCTCGCGCACCACAAAGGCGCGGTGCAACACTCCCGCCTCATCCCGGAACCCGCCCGGCAGCTTGCCTGACATGGTGCTGCCCGCCGGATCCAGAAAGTGCCCACGCCCCGCGTCGCCCGTCACCGTGCGCGTCTCCGCCGCCTCCGCCTCTTTTTCCGCAACGCGCACTGCATCTTCTGCTTCGTTGAACATTTCAGCCATCACACACCTCCGTCGCTCCACCTGCCACAGGATGCGGCTCCACGAAATCCGGGTTCACCAGGTTCCTCACGCGCAGCCGCTCCGGATGCACAACCACCGATTCCATCACGGGCATCGATGACATCGCGTCGTGCGGAGCGCAGCGATACCTCTTCACCCGGCATTTCCCCAAATCCATTTTCCGCAGCACGCTGCCGTCGCGAGCGTACTCCTCCAATTCAACACGATGCCTTCTGCTCCCCGCCAGCAGCCCTGCCAATCCTACCTCTCCCGCCTTCACCGCTGCTTCGATGCTGACGGGGCGCAACTTCCAATTTCCATGACGCTCCTGATATGCTTCCATCTCTCCGCACCGCGCCACGCCACGCACTCTCCCATCGATCCGCAGTCCGAAACGATACCCATCCACCAACCGCATCTCCGGGATTGCCATCAATTCACCCTCCCCTGCGCGCGATCGCGCAACGACTGCCCCAAGTGGCGGGCCGCCAGCACGGCCAGCCCGATGCTCCGCACGTGCGCCAGCAGGCTCCGCTCGATCTCCACCTCCTCGTGCCCCCCGCAGGCCAGCGCCACCTGCACCTCCACGTCGCGCGCGCGCCGGTAGCCCGGGTCCACGCCCAGCGCCACGAGGTGCCCCTGTCGATCCCGCATCCGCAGCGCGAGGTGCCGCCCCAACTCGTACATGCAGATCGGGCAATCGGAGTCCGCGTTCGGGAACCACATGCTGAACACCTGCGCCCGGTCCAGCATCAGGAACTCCCACTCGATCTGCGCCTGCGCCGCACTCGGATCGTCGATGGGGAAGTTGGCGCGCCGCGGGTTGTACACCACGACCTCGCCCAGGTTGGGGATGCCCCGCAGCAGGTCGATGACCTCCACCTGCCACCACGGGCACCGCTGGATGCCCCCCGCCAAAAACACCGACACGGCCTCCGGCCCCGCGTTCACCCACGGCTCCGGCGCCGTCACCACCGTCACGTTGGTCCCGTTCATCCGTTCCCTCCTGCCACCTTTTCCTGCGCGCACGCGCGTGCGCGTTCTTCGCGCTCCTCGCGCCGCTTCGCCTTGCACCAGTCCAGCAACAGCACCCGCACCACGTCGCTGATGCTGCGCCCCTCCCGTTCGGCGTGCACGCTCACCTCGGCATACAGCTCGTTCTTCAACTCTACGTTCAGCCGCATCAGCACCCCTCCTAGGTTGAGTAGATCTTACTTGAATTTTTCGCGGGTCGTCAAACAGGGCAGGACTACGCGGCGCGCTCGCACGCCTTGCGGTGGGCATCCGCATCCGCCCGCCATGCCCGCACCGCCGCCTCGGTTGCCCCGAACCGACGTGCGATGCTGGCCACCTCCTCGAAGTCGGGCGCCTCGCGGCACCGCGCCTCCATGGTCGCGTAGGGCACGCCGCGCAGCAGTCCGTACGCCAGCAGGTTGAGCCGCGCGTGGCGCCGCACCACGGTCGTGCGGTGCTGGTTGAGGCCGTATCGAACCCGCCCCCGCACGCGCGCCGCCTCCTGCCGGATGATCGTCGCCTCCGCCGCCAGCGACTTGACCTTGACCCGCAGGTGGATCAGGCGCTCCGCGGCCGACTCGCGCCGCTCCAACTCTTCCTTGCTGAATTCCTGCCCCTCGGATACGGGGGCCTTCTTGCGAAAATTGAACATGGTCTTCCTCCTTGGTTGTTGCGTTGATCGAACGGAAGAAGACCTACCGGGGGGGCCCTACTCTGGCATTCACGTGAACCGCATCATGTTCCCAACCTGATCACTGCGCGCTCCCCTGTCAACCCACCATCCGCGCCTCTGCTAGGATTTGAACCTAGAATCACGGAATTGAAAGTCCGGCGCCCTACCGTTGGGCCACAGAGGCTCCACACTCACCACGTAACGCCGCGATCTGTTGCTGTCAATCGAACGATCAGGATCTTCCGGGGCATCGCACGCCGCCCGGCACGAAGCCCAGCACGGTGCGCACCGCGTCGCATACGGTCTCGTACGGCTCCCCGTCGCCCCCGTAGAATGCCGCCCGGTCGCCCTGCGCCCCCACGAACCAGCGCCGCAGCCCACGCAGCCCCTGCGCGTTGGCCTCCAGCGCGCCCTCGCCCGCCGCCCAAACCTCGCCCCCAGCCCGCCGCGCCAGCGCCGCACAGAGCGGCACCGGCAACGCCATGCGCGTGCCCGCCCGGTTGCGCCGGATCACGCGGAACCGCACGTCCGTGCCGTCGCTGCCGATGGGGTAGGCGAGAAGGGTCGCCATCTACGCCTCGTCGTCGACCTCGGGCTCGTCGCCGGGCTCGCCAACGTCGCCAAGGTCGTCCTCCGCCTCGTCCTCGTCGTCGACCTCGTCCTCCAGCGTCTCGAACCAGGCGTCGAAGTCCTCGGGGCTGGCCGCCGTCAACTCGGCGAACTTGAAGTACAGCAGGTTCGCCAGCTGGTCCGCCTCGTTCAGCACCGCGATGCCAGCGCTGCCGTCCTCCGGGTTGCGCAGCTGGTCCACGATGTCCACCGCCGCATCCTGCGCGATCTGGTCCAGTTCCTCGGGCGGATCGTCGGTCCAGCCCTCCGCCAGGTCCACGCCTGCCTCGTCGAACACGTCGGGGTTGGCGTCGAACCACATCTCGCCCATCTCTGCGATGCTGTCCTCGTCCAGGACCATCTGTTCCAGATCTTTCGCCATGATCTCCCCCTACGCCCGCGCCGACTGCTTGAGCGCCTTCTCGGCCGCTGCCGTGCCCTGCACGCGCAGCCCCTGCGCCTCCAGCCACTTGGTGATGGTCGGCATCAGCGCCTCCGCCAGCCCGGGGCCCGCCTCGGCCGCCTTGTCGCCGAGCAGCTTCTCCAGCCGCCGCACGACCTTGGGCGCCTCCGTCATGTCCACCGCCAGCAGCTCGATGACGTTCTTGCTGGCCGCCTTCTTGCCCTCGGCCTCCTGCAAGGACCGCGCAATCCGTCCGATCTCGCTCATGTTCATATCCTCCGATCGGTGGCCCTTTCGCCACCCTTCCACGGCGCCCGACAGGGCTGCCTTGATCTTCGCCACGAGGCCCGGCTTCTTCGCTTGCATCGCGTTCGGCTTCTCGGGCAGCGTGCCACCGCTCCCCTTGAGAAACACGCGCTGCTTCCCGATGGTGCGCCACCGCCCCTGCACCCACTTCTTGCCGACCTTGACCTCCCAGCTGTCGTCGCCGACCGGCCGGGTCTTCCACTCGTTGATGACGATCTCCTCGCCGATCTTCATGGCGTGCACCCTCTTGCGCTTGCGCCTTCGAGCAGGCGCTACGAACGGCATCGGGATGCTAGGTATGTCCGCCGTGGTCGTTACCGCGTCGTCCTCTCCCATCAGCTCCCGCACCGTCCTCACTGCGACGTCTCCTCCGTCACCCGCAGCCGCGCGTGACCTCGTCCACCATCTTCCACTACCGCGTGGAGCGGTGCAAGCACGCGCCGCGCGAGTTGACGTGCCACAAACGCGGCATCCCGCCCCGTGAGGTCCACCACCACGGCCGCCCCCTCCAGCACCACCGATCCGTGCGCCTCACGCCCCTGGCAGAACCGCACCGCGTCCGTCCGCAGCCGCCCCACCTGCGCCAGCAGCCGCGGCGGCAGATCCCCCTCCGGCGTGCCCATCCGTATCAGCTTCCGTCCGAGACTCATCCCTCCACCGCCTTCCCTCCTACAGCCATTCCGCCCTCTCCAGCACCGCCTCGCCCATCAACGCCAGCACCGTCACCGCCTCTCCCACTTCTCGCGGATCGTTCCACAGCAGCAGCGGCGTCCGCTCCTGCACCGGCACCTTGTACGGTCCGAACGCCCCCTTCACCACCACACTCTTCGTCGACACCTTCAGCACCTCTGCGTAGGCGCGTTGGATGACCAGCCACACGCGATCCCCCACCTTCACCTGCTTGGCGTCCGTGATCGCGTTCTCCCTGTTCTTGACCGCGCGCACCACCTTCGCTTCCGCGTCCGCCTTCGCCCGATCTGCCTCGCGCGCCACCGCCACCGCCTCCGGGTGCACGTCCGCATCCTTGGGATCGAACTCCCCCGACTGGTACGCGGCCGCCACCGCCGCCCGCCACTCCTGCTTCACCGCGGCGCTCGCGTCCCACTCCGCCGACCGCTTTTTGTCGTACGCCGCCTTCTGTGACTTCCCCATGTGCGCGTACTGCATCGGCGAGATCTCCGCGATCCACGGTTGGTGCACTCCCAACGCGGCTTGGTAGGCCGCCGCTCCGAACTTCCACGGCATCGCCCGCACGTCCGCCTCTGCGACGCGCGCCGCCTCGCGCAGCAACTCCCGCACCGTCCTCACGACGTCGCCTCCCGCACGCCACCCAAGAACGGGCGATGCAACTCTGCACCCTCGAACACCGGATCCTGCCCGAACCCGGCCCGCGTCAGCCCGCGACCCACAAGCACGCGCAGGTCGGCCAGCGTCACGTTTGGATCCCGATCCAGCGCCTGCCCAAAGCAGTAGCTGAAAGCCCCCCTCGGCTTCCGCCCGAACCACGCGTCCGCCGCCGTCTGCGTGGCCCGGCACGCCTCCAGCCACGCCCCCGCCGCCAGCACCGGCACGCGGCCGTTCCGCTTGTGCCCCTGCGCCGCCGCGTTGCGCCACACCAGATCCCCGTGCACCGTCATGGTCCGCGCCCGACGCGTGCGGCCCAGCAGCCGCCGGATCGGCGACCACTCGCGCGCCAGCGTGCCGCTGTGACAGCTATCTGAGATCACCGTGAGGTGCGCCCCGGCCGGGATCGCCACGAACACCGTCGCCAGATCGTCGTCTCGGATGAGCGTGCCGTCCGTCCAGTCGAAGTCCACCGGCACCTGAGCCTCGTCCAGCCCGTCCACCTCGCCCGCCGCGGTGCGCGCCGCCACCTGCACGCCGTGCCCGCTGAACGCGTAGACCAACTCGTCGCCGGGCTTGGCGCCCGCCACCAGCCACGCGAGCCGCGCCCGGATGGCCGCCGCCGTGGCCCGCGCGTCCGTCACGACCCGCACGTCGGCCCGCCGGAACGCGTAGCGCGCCACCAGCCGCTCCGCGAGCGCCGCCGTGTCCGCCACGCAGCCCGCCAAGGGTTGCCCCGGGTAGGCGTTGATGCCCACCAGCAGCGCGCGCCTACTGCCCGGCATCGACCGCCCCCGGCCCGTACTGGTCGTCCAGCACCGGGCTCGCCCCGCTCGTCGCGTCCCGCTCCGCCATCTCGCAGTACAGCTCGAACTCTTGGCTCTTGCGCTCGCCGTACCAAAGTACGCCGACGGCCACCGCCGACACCGTCCCGGCGCCCGCCGCGATGCCCCACTGCGCGTTCTGCTCCTTGCGGTCGTCCTCCATGTCCACCAGCGGCGTGGCCAGCGCGCCGAGCCCACCCACGCCGCCGAGGATCTTAGCCGCCAGCAGCACATCGTCCCGCTTCTCCATGAGCGCCACGCACTGATCGTCCGTCATGCCGCCCAGAGCCCGCACGCCCCGCCGCGCCCGCGGCACGCCCGTCACCGCGCACGCCACCATCGCCACCGTGATCCCGATCAGCATGATCCCGAACAACACCCTGTCCATCATCGCCTCCTTGCGCACGCGCGTGCGCTACTTGCCCCAGCGCCGCACGAGGTCCGGCATGAACGCCTTCGGGTCCTTGCCCTCGCGCAGCGCGTCCTCGATCTCCGCGATCACCTTCGCGACGTCCTCCATGTGCACCTGCTTGTCGTCGAAGTACCGGTGGAACAGCTCTTTGGCCGGATCCCGGTCCACCCGCCGCTTCTCCTCGATGCTCCGCCGCAAGTCCCGCAGGCTCATGCTCCCTCCAGCTCCGCATGAATCTCCATCGCGGACATGAGCGGGAAGCGCAGCCGCAGATCGCCCTGCAAGGCCCGCACCCACCGCTGCCACTTGGCCGACCTCGGCGTCACGAGGTAGTAGCCCCCCACGCCCCCGCTCGCCACGCCCCCGCCCTCGAAGCGTCGCACGTACGGGTTCCGCGTCGCGTGCCCCGCAGTCGTGTGCGCGTCCACCTGGCACTGCACCTGCCCCACCGCACAGAGCGCATCCCGCAGCACGTCCGCGAAGCCCCCGTCGCCGCCGGGCCCCGCGCTGCCGCCGGTCAGGCAGCCGTAGATCGCGATCACCGGATCGTGGTCGTTCCGCCGGAACAGCTCGGCCAGCGCGGGCACATCCCGCAGCCCGAACCCAAACTGGATGCCCGTGTTCCACCCGTGGCAGAACAGCGCCAGCACGTCGGGCGGGTCCGCCCCCACCGCCTCCAGCACGGCGCGCCGCATGGCCGCCTTACCAGCAAGGTTGTCCACCAGCAGCAGCGTGCCTCCCCACCGCTTCACGAAGGCCCGCGCCTCCGGCTGAAACGCGCCAGTCGCATCGTGCTTGGCCCCCGAGTTGAACTTCGGTGCGATGCAGATCGCCTTCATGCCCACGTCATCCCCCGCGCCCACGCCGCCTCGACGGTGGCTCGGATCTTGGGACGGCTGTACGCCGTCGTCAACTGCTCCGGTCGAATGGATCCCGTCGCCCAGCGCCGCACGTCCGCCAGCACGGCGTCCAGCATGCTCCACGCCGCCCCGTACGGGTCCGCGCCACCCCCCGGCAGGTCCACCACCTCCGCCCACCAGCGCCCGCCCAGCGGCGACGTCCAGCGCACGGCGACCTCCGCATCGGACCCGTCCGGCACCACCTCGATGCGCACCTCGCCCCGCTCCTCCATGTGCCGCCCGTACAGCGTAGCGATGCCGCGGGCTGCCCCATCCCCAGCACCGACCCGGTAGCGTCGCACCGCTCCGACCCGTCGCAGGTCGGCCAGCGCCAGCTCCACCACCTCCCGGGCCGCTTCAAGGTCCGCCACTCTAGTCTCCCACGTCCAAATCGTCGCCGTTCTCCACCGCCCGTTGCGCCGACTCGAAGGCCCGCGCCGCCGCCCGCACCACGCCAGATAGCGCATCCACCCGCGCCCACGGCACCTGTCCCTCGTCGGCCCCTACTTCCTCGTCGCGCTCGCCCTGCACCACGCTCCAGTCCCACGCGACACCACGCTCACTGGGCCGCAGAGTCACCTCGCACCGCATGGGCACCGTCTCCTCCGGATCCGACCCCCGGTGGATCGGCGCCTGTACCATGCTACGCCCGTCCACTTCCAGTTCCGCGCCACGCCCACAGTACAAGACATCTGGAACGTCCCGTCCCGCTCGCGCTCCACGGCCCACTCCCCGTCCAGCCCCTCCTTGCGCAGTACGGGCACCCGATCCGCCGTCATGCGCTGACCAACCCGCTGGTCCGCCAACTCGGGCGCCCAGCGCCTCCACTGCTCCGGCCACGCCGCCACCGGAACCGCCGCCTCCTGCACCCGCCGCAATACCTCGCGCAGTCCATTCACGATTAGCTCCTAAAGTGGCGAAAGTAGTGAAAACTCAGACACATTCGTCACAGCGATCTCGATCTCCATGATGCTGACCCCGGCGTCCGTTGCGTCCAAATCGCTGCCCGGCTTGTAGCGCGTCGGCACGGCCCCCCAGAGCAGCCACGCCTTGCCCGGGATGTTGCGCAGGTAGCCGCAGTCCATGCCGCCCACCAGCGCGTTCACCGCCGCCGCCGTCGGGTTTCCGATGGCCCCGGCGCCGTTGACCAGCGCCTGGATGTTGGCCCCGTCGAGAATCTTCGCGCTCGCCGGGTGGAACTGCACCAGCAGCAGATCCCGATCGATCGTGTCCAGCCCGTCGATGGCGCGCCGTACCCACTCGTAGAACGTGTCGTCCACGATGCGCACACCCCGCGACAGCGTGATTGTGCCCCAGCCGCCACCCTCGTACACGGTGCGCTTGAGCATGCTGTTCATCTGCTTGATCTCGCGCGTCTCGAACGTGTACTCCGGCATCGAGATGCTCTGGAACCCGTAGATGGGGGAGCCCAACACGAAGAACGGGTAGGTCGCCGACGGCACCAGATCCATGAGCCAGAAACGATGGTTCTGCAACAGATCGGCTAGGATGTTGCGCGCCATCGCTGATCACCCGTGCGCACGCGCGTGCGCGTCCGCTAGACAGCCGCCGGATCGTGTGCGAACCGCTCCACCGCCACGTCGACTTCCGCGAGGCTGACCTCGCTGGCTGTCGCATCGAGGTCCCCGAGCGGCTTCACGCGGGTCGGGATGCAGTCCTTGCAGTAGAGCGGCCGATCGCTAGGCTCCGCAGCCGTCGTGGACACACCGATGGTCATCTCGTCCCGTGCGTAGTGGTAGATATCGAGGTCCACCCGGTAGTTGACGCCCTGGATGGCGCCGAGCACCCAGTTGAAGAACGTAGTGTCGCTCTTCGTGACGCCCCGCATGAGCGTGATGTCGCTCACGGTCGGGATGCCCGGCTGCTTCGCCGTCCAGAAGCTGTTGCCCTCGCGGTACTCCACCACGTCCTGCGACAGCTCGGGGATCGTGATGCTCTGGAACCCCGCCTGCGGGTTCATGCCGCTCTCGCCGCGGTCGATCTGCAACGGGTTGGTGCCATCGAACGTCCGCGCCACCGCGTGGTACCGGAACCCTTGCAGAAAGTCGTTCGTCGCTGCCCTCGCCATGTTGGTCCTCCTGCGCCGCGCCGCCTACGGCCGCGCCTCCTGCCCGAGTGTCCGCACGTGAGCGAACATGTCGTCGAACATGCCGCCCTCCCACCACGTTACGATCGCCGAGTCCGCCAGTGTCGCCCCGTTCGCCGTCACCCGCAGGGCTCCCCGCGGCGGGAACAGCATGACCTGCTGGAGATCCATCAGTCCGATGTCCGCCGTGGGCTCCGCGAACGGCACCCAGATCCCGTCCGGATCCCGCCACGAGAACTGGATGTTCGCCATTCCGTCCAGGTTCCACGCGATCTGTCGCAGGTTGGCCGAGTGCGACGCGTGCCACGTGGAAGCCACGTAGAACGAGAACAGCCCGCCCACCGTGCAACCCGCCCACTTCCGGATCCGCCCGCGCGCCCACGTCTCCTCTGAGTCCGTTCCGTTTGGCGCCACCCCGGCGAGGGGCGACCCCACCAGAAAGTGCTGCTCCTGTATCGCCGAGAAGACCGTGATCTCCATGACCTACCTCGCTGCCCCTTCGCTACCCAATCGTCAGCTGTGAGAAGCTGAAGATGAGGAACTTCGCCGGTTTGGACACGGCCAGCCCGACGTCGCAGTAGACCAGCGCGGTGTCCGCGTCGTTGTTGGTCTCGTCGCAGACCACGAAGAACGCTTCGTCCGGCGTCGTTCCCGCGAGGTAGCCCGCGTTGAACAGCCCCATGAGGAAGCTGGTGACCTGGAGCCGGATGGCCGCCCACAGCGCGGGACCGTTGTTCTGGAACACGTGGATGTGCGTCGCGTTGAAGATCGACTTCTCCACGTACTGGAAGAGCCGCCTCTGCGACACGTACACGAACTGGCCGCCCGGCACCTCCAGCGTGTTGCAGCCCCAGACGCACATGCCGGTCTGCGTCCAGCTCACGAGGCAGTTGACCATGTTCTGGTCGCAGTAGCCCACCTGCGCCCGCGTCAGGTCGACCTCCAGCCCCTCCAGCCACCGCAGCGCGCCGTCCTCGACGCCCGCCGGGTTCTTGCCCACGTTCTTGTTGTTGTCGGTGCGCGCGTAGATACCCGCCACGTGGCCGCCGATCGGGATGTTCAGCGTGGCCTCGCTCACCGGATCCGTGATCGCGACGTGCGGGTAGTACGGCGCCGCCACCTTGTTGCTGTACTGCGCCAGCGTGAACTTGCGCCAGTTGACCGCCTCCTGCTCGTCGAGGCCCTCCGGCACCGTGAACAGGCCGAACTTGTCGCCCATGTTCTCGCAGAACGTGATCACGTCGCGGCACACCGCATCGTCCGTCTGGAAGTCCGCGATGACCACCTGCATGATCTCGTCGGCCTTGGACAGCGCGTACACGCCCTCCGCGTTGGCCTCCAGCGCCGCCGCCGTGACGTCCGCCCGCGTGGTGGCCGTGCCGTCGCTGCCACTGGTCATGGTGTAGATGACCTCGTCGCTCGGCTGCGTGTAGTAGTCCGCCAACTCGCTGCCCGCCAGCGACCCCGCCGTCCCAAACACGTCGAGCGGCGCCACGATTCCCAGCGCGGTCAGCGTGCCCGCCGGGACCGGGTTGGAGAAGGTCAACTCGGACGCCACGCCCGTCGTGAGCGATGTCGTGGTCTGCGTGCCGTCGCCGTTGTCCGTGACGGCCACCGCGGCCACGAGGCCCTCCACCAGCGTCTCGTACTCCGCCGCCGTAACGGCCTCGATGTTGGAAGCGTCGCCCGTGCCCGCGACCGGAGCCGCGAACGTCATGGCCGTCGTGTTCGCCACGATCGTCACGTTCGAACCGCTACCGTACCGATCCGCGATCGTCCTCGCCGCTCCCGCCGCATCGTAGCTCGCGATGCCAGGGATCTGCGCGTTAATCTGGAGCATGACCGCCGCCTGCGTCGTCGTGACACCGGCGAACGTCACCGTGCGGTTGATCCCGTTCACTGCGAACGTGACGAGAAACCCGTCGCAATCCGCCACCGGCCACACGTTCGTGGTGTCCACGTAGCCCTGCGTGGCGTTGAACGTGATCGTGGTGGGCGCGCCCGCGCCGTCCACGTCGAGGTCGAACGCGCAGCCCGGCGTCAGCACCCACGGCCCCGCCGTGCTGGTCTTGGCCGCCGCCGTCGCGATGTTCAGGCCCGCCGGGCCGTCCGCCGGGCGCCCCGTGATCTTCCACGTGAGCGTCAGCACGCCCGTGTCGTAGTCGATGCTGTTGGTCCCACTGCTGTTGAGCCCGAACTCCGTCGGCGGATCCGTGCCCACCGCCGGGGTCTGCACGCTCACACCGCCGTTGCCGTCGTCCACCACGACCACCGCGTCGCTGTAGACCGCGGAAATGCGGATCGCCGATCCACCCACCACCACGTTGCCGCCCGCCGTCGCCAGCGTGACCTGCCCCGTCGTGTAGCTCACGGTCCCGTGCACCACGCCCGGGAACGGACCCGTGCGCAGGCTGCCCAAACCGTCGTCGTAGATGGCGATGGCGCCCGCGATGCTCAGCGTCAGGTTGACCACCACCTTCGCCGTGGCCGCCGTGCCGCCGCCCACCTCGATGTCGTGACCCAACTGGTTGCAGGCCGGGGCCGCCGTGCCGTCACCGGTGCCGATGCGGTATAGCGACTCCGTGAACTGGAAGCTGGCCTCCAACGTGCCCGGCGCCACCGCGTTGGCCATGGTGTAGGCGAACGCCTTGGTCGTGCCGTCGTACGCGGGCACCTGCGCGCCTGCGAAGTTCTCCGCCGTCACCGCCACGCCGTTGAGCGCCGCGATGTCCTGCGCGTTGCCGTAGTCCGTGACCGTCACGATCTGCGACCCCTTGTAGACGTCGCCCATGATGGTCTTGAAGTACTTGGCGTCCGTGGCGTCGTCGAGCACCACCTCGTCGAAGGTCTCGTCGGTCTGCCAGCTCGCCGTCGCACCCACCGCCGCCACGTTCTCCTCGACCATGACCTTGTAGGCGCTGTAGCTCGCCGTGTCCTGGTCGTAGTAGTTGGGCGACCCGGTGATGCGCACGCGGAAGAGGTTGCCCACCACACCCGGCCACTGCATGGTGAACGTCGCGACCCGGTAGTCGTACGTGCAGGTCTGATCGTTGGCGCCGCCGCCGCCGCCGATGTAGTCGCCCGGCACCGTGAGCTGGATGCTGATCTCGCCGCTCTCGTAGTCGATGCTACCGCTGCCGCCGCCGCCGCCCGACCCGGCCACCACGAAGGTCATGGCGCCCGCGCCGTCATCCTCGAAGATATTGTTGGTGACCGCCGCCTCGAACTCCATGCGCACCGAGCCCGGCACAATCGGCACCTTGTTCGTGCTCAGCACGTAGAGGCCCGTCGCCTCCACCGTGTGGCCCAGCACCTCGCCGGTCACCGTCTTGTACCAGAAGCAGGAGGCGTCCACCGCGTCGCTGTGCGCCACGCGGACCATGTAGAGCCGCTGCCCCCCGTTGGCGAAGAACGCGTACGCCATGGTCGGCGCCAGCCCGTCGGCCGTGAATCCGCCGAACTTTCCGACGTAGTCGGCGAACGACGTGCACAGCACGGGGTAGTCGATGCGCCCGCGCGAGGTCCAGCCCACGAGGCCCAGGTTCGACGTGCTCACGCCCGTGATCGCACCGGGACCGCTGCTCGTCTCGCGAAGGTACACGCCCGGATAGGTCGGCTCACTCATGATCAGTTCTCCTCGTTACGGCTCGTCCCGTGCCGTTGTCGCCGCCTGCTCGACCGCCGCCCATCCGTACCATCTTCCATCGCGCTCGGGGGATCCGGCACCACCGGCGCGTCCCCCACCTGCACCACCACCGGCGCCTCCGCTGCGGGGACCGCCTCCGGCACCACCGGTACCACCGGCACCACCTCCGGATTCACCGGCGCCGCATCGGCCGCCGCCGCCGCCCGCTGCGCCTTGCGCATCTCGTTCTCCCGCAGCATGTCCGCCTTGGTCTGCGTCGCTCCGCGCTCCACCACGTGCTGCGCGAACTCCGTGCTCACCGGGTGCCGCTCCGGCGCCTGCACGACGCTGCCCCGCGCCACCTTCTCATGGTGCAAGGGCCGCCCGGTACGCACGATCTTGCCCTGCGCCCGCAGCCGCAGCAGCCCCGCCGACTCCGCCACAACCTCCACCTCGCCCTGCGGCCGCACCGCGACCACGTCGCCGTTTCCTACCGGAACCGGTTGCACCCGCGCCGAGATGTTCTTCCAGTACTGCATCCGTGCCCTCACTCGCGCACGCGCGTGCGCTACCAGTCCGTCGGGTCCACCCCGACATGCGTCCGCAGGATCAGGTCGTGGCGGCTGTAGAGCGGATCGTGCGGGTCCAGGCTCGATGCCCCCGTGAAGGCCGTGCCCGTCACGGTGTCGTCCAGATCGAACTCGGCCCACACGGTAAAGCTCATTGTCCACCCTACGACCCGGTCCGCCACGTCGGCCACCGCCGAAACGTCGTCTACCCCGAGGTCGACAGCATCATACTGTCGGGTGTCCCCAATACTGTCAACCACGGCCACGGGCCACGAGGGCGGCTTGCAGCAGCGCAACGCGTGCAGCAGCATGCGCAGCGCGTCCTCCTGCCGTCGCCCCAACACCGTGAGGTCGTACTGCACGTCAAACGGCGTGGCCCGCCACTGCTCCTCGTAACCGCTGTAGCCGCGGTCCCCGCTGGGCAGGATGACCTCCCGCGCGCCCGGCGCCGCCGCGATGGCCGCCTGCGTGTACCAGGGCTGTCGGTTGAACGCGGGCGACACACTGGTCCGCGCGACCCGGTAGCACGGCACGATGGCAGGCTGGTACACGTCCTCGGGGTTCACGAACTGCACGGGCACGCGGCCGCCGTAGATGGCGATCTCAGTGTCCACGCCGGGCACCGCGACCGCAAACGCCTTGCGCGCGGCCCCGTCCACACTGTACGTCACCTCGTCGGGGCCGAGCAGCCGGACCACGCCCCGGTCGAAGTCCCGCAGCTGCACCGTGCCGATGATGGTCATGGGGCGGTCGGACGATCAGTCCTCTTCGGCCTCGGCGTCGTCCTCTTCCTCTTCCTCGTCCTCGGCGGCGCCCTCGTCGGACTCCTCGTCCTCCTCGTCCTCGCCGTCGCAGCCCTCGCCGACGCAGTCGGCCGCCGCCTCCATCATGTCCGCCTTCACGCGGAGAAGGTAGTTCTCGATCTTCTGCATGCTCTTGGTCAGTTCGTTGACGTCCATGTCCCTCACACCTTCTTTTTGACGAACGGCATGAGCACCTTCTGGAACTCCATGCCCCTCTTCACCTTCCGCCATGCTACGGTGTCCGCCTCCGTCGTGTCAAACCGGGTCTCCTTGCCGTCCAGCAGGTAGTCCCCCACCTTGCGCAGCGCCACCGGCACGTGCGCCATGACCTTCTGGAGCGCGGTCCGCCACACGACCCGCGCGGGCGCCCCGTCCCAGCCGAACTCTCCGCGCAGCACCTCCCACGCGATGTCCACGTAGACGCGCTGGCCCGCCGCGTTGCCCTTCCCCAACTCGAACGGGGGCGCTCCCGCCTTCGTGAGTTGCGCCGCGATCTCCCGCCGCCGCGCCCAGATGCCCTGCCGCAGCGCCTGCGCCTCGTCGGGCCGCACGTGGCGCGCCACCACGGTGGCCTGCTCCGCCCGCACCTGGAAGGGCAGCAGGTCCGCGGGCCAGATGCCCGCCTGCGCCAGCACCCGCACGTACTCCGGCGCCGCCGCCTTGGGCCGCACGATGAGCGCCGTGCGCATCACGTCCTCCGCCCTCAACTCGCTCGCCGCCACCTTCAACCAGACCGCCACGGCCGCCTCGGCCCGCGGCATGCCCTCCACCGTCGCCATGCGGAGCTTGCTCGCGTACTTGTAGGTCCGCCCCTTCCCCTTCCCCCCGGCGGGCACCTTGGGGTCCGCCCCCTGCACCTCGCGCCGCAGCAGCGCCGCCAACTCCAGCAGGAACAACTCCTCGCCCCGCTGCACGCGCCGGTCCGCGTCCCGCAGCATGCCGTCGATGCGGGCCATGTCCCGCCGGTTGAGCGTGATGCCGATCATCGGATTAGCGCCAGGAGACCGTCGGGTTTAGCCGACGGAGGAATGGCGCTCCCCTTTCTTTTCTCTTGTTCGCGCGACATTACGCGAGCATACTCTGAATTGTGAAGATGCGTTACAGATTTCGATTCTATCCCACCCCGCCTCAAGAGCGAGTACTGGCGCGCACCTTTGGGGCCTGCCGATTCGTCTACAATTGGGCTCTCCGCGCTCGCACCGATGCCTACCAGGACGCAGGGCAGAACATCAACTACAATTCCTCCTCGGCTGCACTCACCGATCTCAAGAAGCAACAACGGACCGCGTGGCTCAAGGAGATTTCCTGCGTCCCAACGCAACAAGCACTCCGGCATCTCCAGACCGCGCTCCGCAACTTCTTCGACAAGCGCTCCGCCTATCCGTCGTTCAAGAAAAAGCACGGACCGCAGGCCGCTGAGTACACGCTGAGCGCCTTCAAGTGGGACGCCACCAACCGCAACCTGACTGTCGCCAAACTTGGGCGACTCGATGTTCACTGGTCCAGAACCTTCGTGAGTTCGCCCACCACTGCGACGATAACCAAGCGCAGTGACGGACGGTACTTCGTCACGTTGGTTCTCGATGAACCGGTTAGTCCGCTTCCGAAAACAGGTGAGTCCGTCGGCATCGATCTTGGCATCAATCGCTTGGCCACTCTCTCCAACGGCGAGCACATCGCCAATCCGCGACTGCTGCAATCGAAGCTCAAGAAGCTCGCTAAGGAGCAGCGCGTGCTCGCGCGGCGCAAGAAAGGAAGTCATCGCAGGGAACAACAACGTCTCCGTGTCGCTCGTATCCAGTCTCAGATCTCCGACTCTCGACTCGACCACATGCACAAGATCACGACCGACATCGTGCGACGGTTCGATCTGATCTGCATTGAAGACCTGAACGTGCGCGGCATGGTCCGCAACCACTGCCTCGCTCGCGCTCTCAGTGACGCCGCAATGGGTCAGTTTGCGCGCTTGACGGAGTACAAATGCGACCGCTACGGGAAGACGCTCGTCAAGGTGGATCGCTTCTTCCCGTCCAGCAAACGGTGCCACGACTGCGGGCATATCGTAGAACGTCTGCCGCTCTCCGTCCGCGAATGGTCGTGCCCCGAGTGCGGGTCCGTACATGATCGCGACAAGAACGCATCGAAGAACATTCTGGCGGAGGGACACTCCGTTGCTGCACGGGGAGGAAGCGTTAGACGCAAAGCGGCCAAGGCCGCCAAGCGCAGCATCCGTAGAACCGTGAACCAACCTGCTCTGTCTCGTGCTTCTCACGTTTCACCAGGAATCCGCCCGCTTTAGCGGACGGTGGATGTCAACGGGGCCGCAACTCGTCGTCGAGGCAGCCCCACACGCCGTTCTGCTCGCGCATGAAGACGTCCCGCACCTGCCCCCCCTCCCGACGCACGCGCGTGCGCAGGTGGTTGATGTGCGTCGCGCAGACCCCCATGTAGTGATCCGCCACCCGCACGGCCGCCGTCGCGGGCTGACCGCACATGAAGCACCACTGGTGCGCGTAATCTCCAGCCTTCCGCAGCGGGCCACGGTACGCCGGGAACCAGCCCCCCGCGATGGGCCCGTGGCAGATCGGCTGGTCGCACTCGCCGCCTGCTGGCAGCCGCTCGCACGTCGTGCAGAACCAGTAGATCTTGGCCCTCATCCGAACAGCTCCGTCTGCCTTTGCTGCGCTGCCACTTCCTTCTCCTGCGCATCTACTGCCATCCGCGCCGCATGTTCGATCCGCGCCTTCGCGATCTCCACGTACTCGGCCTCCTGATCTATGCCGACGAACCGGAACCCCTCCAGCAGGGCCGCCTTGCCCGTGGATCCGCTGCCCGCAAACGGATCGCAGACCGTTCCATCGGGTGGCGTCACCAACCGCACGAGGTAGCGCATGAGCGCCGTGGCCTTCACGGTCGGGTGATTATTGCTGCGAAGACCACGCGCCACCCCAACCTCTGCCTGTTCTTCAGTACACGGATCACCTCGCGCCAGACCTCCGGGCCGGGCACCCAGGCGTCCCACGTTTTTTGCATGAAGCCACCCTTGGCGCGCGGCACGTACTCCTCGCCGTCCACCCACGCCCGCAGGCAGGCCGCCACGGCCTCCGCTGAGTGCGCTGACAGCCCATACGGGGGGTCCGTCACGATGCTGTCCACGCTGGCGTCCGGCATCGCCCGCAGCACGTCCAGGCAGTCGCCACGCCACAGCACGGCGCGACCACCCGCCAACTCGAACTTTTCGCAGGATTTCTCGCCCTCTGCCACGTCCACCATCACAACCTCCTCAGCCTTGTCTTCCGCCTACGTCGCCGTGCGCCGCAGCCACAGCAGGATCGCGTCCTTCTCCGCGTGCCACAGGTCGACCCAGCGCTGCCGGTACGGGCCCAGCGCCGCCGCCACGTCGTCCATCTTGACCTCGTGCCGCAGCGCGGGCTCCACGCGCCGCAGACGGTCGCCCAGCACGGCCCGCGCCTCGAAGTCTGCCAGCTCCTCGTTGCCTTCCATGAAGGTCGCCAGCAGCGGCCGCAGCCAGCCCAGCAACGTCCGGTGCGCCACCTTGGGGTCCCGCCACGCGTCGCCGTTCGTGCCCAGGCTCAGGCAGCGCGCGGTCCGCAGATCCCAACTCTCCTTGGCCGCGCAGCCTGCCAAGCCGACCATGGCCGGGTTGTTGGCCACCAGTCCACCGTCCCCGTAGCGCCCCTCCACGATGTGGAAGTAGGTCGGCGCCGCCGCGCTGCACAGCACGGCCCGCCAGATCGGCGTGGCGTCGCCCCGATCCCAGACCTTGGGCCGCCCCGTGTGGAAGTCGAAGCTGGTCAGGAAGATCGGCACCTCAACCTCGCACATCCGCTGGTCCTGGAAGTAGGTCTGCGCGGCCCGCCGCAGCGCCCGACCGTCGTACCGGGGCCGCCACGGGTTCATCCGCCACGCCCACGACGGCCGCTCGAAGATGCCGGGGCACTCCCGCATGAAGATCTCCCGCACGTGGCTCCAGGGCCGCCCCGTCGCCGCCAGGGCCGCCAGCAGCGCCCCCACTGACGTCCCCGCGTAGGCGTCCGGCAACAGCCGCCCCTGCGCCTCCTCCAGCCGTGCCAGCAGCTCGCAGGGCCCGATGCCCAACGCGCCGCCGCCGTCGATGCTCAGCAGCAGGGGCATGGGCTACCGCCCACTCCGGTACGTCCGCTCGAACGGCTCCTCGTCCGGGCACGCGATCTGCACCCGCACCGCGTCGCCCCGATCCTCCAGCGGCGTCACCCGGCAGTGCGGGTTGCGCGCCCGCGCGTACTCCAGCGCCGGGCTCGCGCAGGCCGCCGCCAGCACCGCCACCACTACTATTGCTACCACCCGACGCATCGCCACGCTCCTCACGCTGCCCGCACGAAGCGATCCAGCAGATCTGCGGGCACCTTGTTCTTGGCCGCCGCGTCCAGCCGCTTGCCGATCGCGTTCTTGTAGCGCTGCAACTCTTCGGGCATCTCGCCTTCCACGTCCTGGATCTTCTGGATCAGCGCGATGACGGCCATCTCGCGGCGCGCCCGCAGCATCTTCGCCTTGGCCAGCAGCGCCTCCGCGTGCTGGTTCCGCCCGGTCAGGCCCTCGATCTCCTCGATGCCCGCCATCCAAATGTCACGCCCCTGATCAACTTCGATCAGATCCCGCACCTTCATGCTGCCCTCCTCAGACCTTCCGGTTCGGTTCGAACCGATCCCGCTTCTTGACCTGAAGCTTCCACCCCACGAAGTGCCCGCTGTCCGTGACGTGGCCGCCCGTGTTGGCCGCGATGACGTCCCACCACTCGTTGTTGACGAACAGCACGTCGGCCTCCTTGGGCACCCCGCTCGTCACCTTGCCTTCCCACTCGTCGCGGGCCACGTAGACCTCGCCGTCGTACATCGCCTCCACGCCGGTCTCGTCGGCCTGCACGGTGCGGCCCGAGGACCGCTCGAACAGCACGGCCACGATGACGCTGTACGGCCCCACGTACTCGAACGCGTCGGTGTGCCGGGCCCCCGTGCCCGTCGGCGGGCCCCCGTACAGCGGGTCGGCTACGGGCTCCTGGTACAACGGATCCACATGCGCCCCCCGGACCAGACTGTAGTAGAGCGCCGTCGGCCCGATCAGCTCGTTCCGCTCGGCCTCCCACCGCCGCAGGATCACCCGATCCTGCTCGCCCCAGACGCGCACCGTCATGACCTACTCCATGCCGTAGTTGTACTGCCGCTCGTCGTCCTTGGCCCCCTGGAACTCCGCCGCCGCCTTCTCCGCCGCGTCGCCAGCCAGCACCGTCTTCGTGTTCGGGTAGTAGAAGACCTGGTCGCCCTTCCGGAACGGCGTCCCGTTCTTGTCCTTTCCCGCGTACTTGGCGGCCATCCAGTACGGATCACGGCCCCCGCGCCGCCCCCCGAAGGTCTGCCCGCCCAGCTCGCTCAGCAGGTCCCGCACGGAGCGCCCATCCGACTCTTCCTTCCGGTACTTCTTCACGATCGCGGGCATCTCCGCGTCCAGGTCCTTGCCCGCCACGATCAGCGCCTCGATCTCCTTGCCGATCTTGCCGATCGCGAAGATGTCCACCGGCACGTTCTCGAAGTACTTGTTGTAGGCCGTGCTGACCGCTGTACGCAGCTTCTTGGCGCCCGCCGCCTCGTCCATCATCGCCGCTCGCGCGTCCAGCGCCCGCGCCGCCCGCTCCAGGATCGCACGGTCGTACGCCGTGACCGCATCGTGGATCTTGCCCTGCGCCTTGGCCTTCTTGAGCACGCGCGCCGCGGCCTGCCCCGTCCAGTCCAGCTTCGCGCCGTCCCAGCATCGCTGGTTCCGGCCCGAGTCCCGCGCGTCGCGCCCGCACGGCAACTTGGTGGCCACCAGCTTGAGGCCCTTCTTGGTCTTGCCGCTGACCTTGTTCTTGCGGCTCCCCTTGCTGTAGGAGCCCGCCTTGGCCGCCGCCAGCCCCGCCTTGGACCCGAAGTTGCCCTGCTTGTCGTGGTACGGGTTGAACTCCTGGAGCGCCTGCACCTCCTCCGCGAGGTCGCGCTGCGCGGCATCCCACGCCGCCTCGTGGATGCGGTCGGCAAACGCCTCCAGCACGGCCGCGATGATCTCCGGCTTGAGGTACCGCACGTGCGGCGCGAACGCCACCGTGCACTGGTCCCATCCCTCGATGACCCGCAGCTGCACCTCGCCGGGCTCCAGCAGCCGGACGCCAGTGCCCGCCCCGATCAGGAAGTCGTAGACCAGCTGCGCGTCGGCCGCGCTCTCGAAGTGGATCTGCACCTCGTCGTCCGCCGCCGCCACGTCCAGCCCCCCGAGCGGCCGCACCGCCTCCGCCACCGCCGCCACCTCGATGCCCGCGCACCGATCGATCCAACTCCGCATGTCGTTCGCGTCCATGCTCTCCTCCACCGGCTGCCGTGGCAACCAGAAGATCGACGTCGGCTGCGTGAACACGTACTTGACGCCACGCCCCTCCAACGTCCAGAAGTTCCGTCCGTCCTTGGCCACCTTGATCATCAGCTTGCCGGTCCGCTCCCACGCTTCCCACGCCTTGCGGTCGAACCACGTCATGCGCGTGTAGGTGGCGAGCACGAACATGCCCTCGTCCCGCTTCAACTTCTCCACGAACGACGGCAACGTCTCCGGCGCGACCGGCTCCTTCTCGCCCCACTCCATGCCCTTGCCCGCCGCTGGAAACTTGGCCTCATCGATCGGTTGCCGCTCGTCCATGATCCTCTCCTAATCGCACACGCTCGTGCGCGCTAGATCCCGTACGCCTGCTTGAACAGTTCCACGACCTTCGCCGGGGTGCACTCCCCCATCGCGAGCCGCATCTTGCTGTCGACGGTGCGCCGCTCGTCGGCCCGATTCGTCATGGCGTGCAGCTCGCACGCGAACGTGTCCACGACCATGATCTGGCAGGTCCACGAGAACTCGATGTCGCCAAGCGTCGTGGCCTCCACGGACAGGTAGGTCGCGGCGTGGTTCCGCCCCTCGTTCACCTCCGCCTTCGTCACGTGCCCCTTGGCGAACGCCTTGATGGCCTTGGCCGCCGCCCCGAGGAACTTGACCGCAATCTCGTTCTGCAACGCGGAGAACTCGACCCCCTCGCCCGTGCCCTCCATCAGATCCCTTACCGTCTTCATGCGATCACCCCTTGATGAAGCCAACCGGCGGCTGGAGCTTCAGCAGCTGGTCGGTCAGTTCCTGCTTCCGCGTCATGGCGTTGCTCGCCAGCAGATCCCCGTTCATGGAGAAGCCTCCCGCCGCGCCCGGCATCTCGCTGTACTTGCTGCGGATGTTGCCCAGGTTCTCCATGGCCTGCGCCAGCGCGTACTCCCGCACCAGCCCAAACTCGTAGTACTTGAGCAGCTGCACGTCGACCGTGTTGGCCATGTACCAGATGCGCACCATGGAGGCGCCGCTCGTGGTCGGCGTGATGACGAGGATCCGCCGCGCCTCGTCGTAGTACCAGTCCTGGTCCCGCGCCACGGTGCGCCGGATGGCCCCCGTATACTGGAGCATCTGCGTCAGGTCCGAGATGTAGCCCGACCCGGCCCCCACGCGCGGCAGGATGGGCGTCAAGTTGACCGGGATGTCGAACCCGCCCCACGTCAGCACGGAGTCCGCCGCGTCGCTCACGACCTCCACAATCGCATCGCAGTCGGTGGGCACCGCGTACTCCGTCAGGCCCGAGGTCAGCGTGATGGTCGTGCTCTTGTACTGCCCGATGTAGTGCGCGTACCACATCTTGGCCGACGTCACGGCCTCCGCCGCCTGATCCGTGGTCAGCTCGCAGTCCACCACGGTCGATCCCAGCGTGCGCTGCACGAACAGGATGATCTCCGCCTCGGTGCCCACGTGCTATTCCTCGTCGTCGGCGTCGGTGCCGCTCGCCTTGCGCTTGACCTTGCTCGCCGCATCCACGCGCGCCTTGGCGGCGGCCGCGTCCTCCGCAGCGCCCTCCTTGGCCACGAGGCAGTTTTCCACGGCCTTCAGCACGGCGGCCACGCGGGCGTAGACCTCGTCCTCCCGCATGCCGACTCCCTTCAGTGCCTGTAGCGCCGCATCGCCGATGGAGGCCAGCACGCGCTGCACGTCCTCCTCGTTGAGGTCGTGGTCCACCGTAACGGCGAGCCGCACGTCATCCGGCAGCGCCTCCGGGTCCAGCGGCCCCAACTTGGACTTGCCCCGCCTCTCCTTGGCCTTGGCCTCGTCCAATGGCGCACGCGCGTGCGTTTCCTTCGGCAGGAACAGGTAGAGCGCCCCGTCGAAGAAGCGGCCCCCCACGCAGGTCCCATGCGCCGTCGGGTACGCCGCGGCCCCCTCCGCCACCACGGCCCCCATGCGGGTCCGCACCTCCACGAGGCTCCCTACGCCCAACTCCGCGGGCGCCACAGCCCGCGCGTTCAGCTCGTCCAGACGCATGCTAGACCCGCCGCCGCGCGCGCCCGGCCCGCACCGCCTCCGGGGCCGCGCTCGCGACCACCGGCGGCTCCGGTTCCACCACGGGCTCCAGCGGATCCTCCGCCTTCGTGGTCTCCGCCACAGGATCCGCTGCCTTCGGCGCCTCCGGCTCCACCTTCGGCTCCGGCTTCGGGACCGGCGCCACCCGCTCCGGCATCGGCATGACGAACCCTGCCGCCACCCACGGCGACAGGTCCAGATCCGTGTCCTCCGTGATGCCCCCCGGCAGGATCAGCACCGACGCGTGTTCTGCCACGCGCACCGTGCCCTGCATCCGTGCCCGCACGCCCGTCAGGTGCATGGGTCTCCCCACCTGCTCCAACGCGATGTACCTCATCATTACCTCCATGACGACGCGCAGGGGCGCGCCTTGAAGTGACTGTACAATACGTGACGCTTTATCTCAAGGAGGGCGCTTGATCAGCGCAGGACTAGGCGAGGGTCGACGTGACGGTCGGCAGGCCGGTGAGCGTGAGCACGCCGTAGTACTCCGAACGGAGCAGCTTCAGCGCGCCGCGGCTGGCCATGCCCTTCTTCTGGATCAGGGTGTCCGGATCGGTCCAGGTGTCCGTCGCGTAGAGCGGGATGTACGGCGCGTAGCCGAAGCCCGCGTCCAGCCACGAGCCGCCCTTGTAGCCGACCAGCACCTTCGTGCTGTCCTGCCACGGGTTCTCGTACAGCGTGTACTTCCCGTTGATCGAGCCCACCCGCTTGATCGGGTAGTTCGTGTTGCGGTCGCCGTGCGACGCGGGCTGCTGCATCTGCATGTTGCTCGCCCAGTCGGTGTGCGCGCCGAGCTGCCCGAGCAGCGCCGACGCCTCCGGCCCCGCCACCACGAACGTCGCCGGGCCGCGCCCGCCCGCCTTCGAGATGGCGGCGCTCAGCGCGTCGATGTAGGTGACCGCCGTGTGGATCTTCTCCATGTCGCCCGGCCAGGTGCCCGCGTAGGCGTACGACGCCGCGTGCGCCGCGCCGTTGATCATCATGTCGATGCCGGTGCGGTCGATCTCGCAGCCGATCTCGTTGGCGATGCCCGCCACCATCTCGGCTTCGAGGTCCATGCCCTGCTGCGCCCGCAGGTCCTGCGCCGCGTCCAGCGACCAGGCCGCGCTGAGCCGCCACGGCTCGGCCACGATGTCGTGCCGGGTCAGGTTCAGCGACATGCGCTGGAGCCGGTTGCCGGTGACCGTGTAGGTCAACTCGCTGTTGACCCAGTACTGGAGGTAGATGACCGTGTTCGCCACGAACGTCGAGGCGCCGCCCGCGATGAGCAGCGCGTTGACCGTCCACGCGCCCGTCGAGATGTCCAGCGTGCCCGTCGCGTGCGCGTACTGGTCCGTGAGGACCGCCGTCGCCGCCGCCTTGGTGCTGATGCTGGTGTAGGCGCCGACCACCGGCACCGCAGCGTCCGTCACACGGCACACCGCCGTCACGGCGAAGGTGCGCTGCCCGCTGGTTCCCGGGGCCCGGATCGGCCACCAGGCCGGGACGCGGCAGTTGAGATCCGTGTTGGACAGCGTCGCGGGCGCCGCGCCGGTGTCGGTGCAGACCGCGTCGTAGTCCACGTACTCGTTCGCGTAGTTCTTCGCGAAGTTCTTGATCGCGTCGTCGCTCGCCGCCAGCGCGCCCTCGTACCCCATCTGGTACGGCTGCAACGCGATGCCGCCCCACGGACGCTTGGTGCCCTTGCGGTCGTCGTAGCGGTACTCCAGCGTGAACATCGCGCCCTGCGGACCCGTCATGGGCTGCACCGTCGCGATGTCGTTGAGGATCAGGTTCGGGAACAGGCGGCGCACGACCGGGAAGATGTACTTCTGGAAGCTGCCGCTGTTCGTCGAAAGCGTGTCCTCGTTGAGGTTGCGCAGGAACCGCGCCTGGTTCTCCAGACACAGCGCCGCCACCTTAGCCCGCTGCGGGTCGAGGTCGCGCAGGAAGTTGACCTTCCCGCCCTGCACGTCCATGTCGGACCACTTGCGCACGACCTGCGCGTTGTAGGACTCGTCGAGCATGGTGCCCTGTCCGCGCCCGCCCGCCTGCTCCAGCAGGCTCCGGGCCTCCATTCCGTTGCTGTTCGTCATCGTTCTCTCCTGCGGCGACTTGGTGCCGCTACTGACCGTCTCCTAGTAGCGCGGTCATGTCGTTGGCGGTCAGGCCCGTGGCCGAGACCACCTCGTCGGAGCCCCGCGCACCACCGCGCGACGCCCCCTCCTCCAGCCGGAACGCGGCCGCCCCCGGTGCCATCCCTCGGCCCCGGACCGCCTGCCGCGCCTGCTCCAAGTCCCCGTCACCCATGGCTTGCGCCCTGCTCTCCACCAGCACCTGCTCCACCTCGGCCTCGTCGCCAGCCGCCTCGATGAGCTTGCGCGCCCGTGCGCCCGCAGGCAGAATCGCCGCCGCACCGCGTTTGAATGCCGCCAGCTCGCGCTCGTCGACCTCCGCCTCGCCCTCGTCGAGCTTGGCTTCCGCCTCCTCCGCGCGCTGCTCGGCCTCCGCCCGCAGCCCGTCCGCTTCCTGCCCCAGCTTCACCGCTTCGACCAACTTGGCCTTCAACTCGTCCACCCGTTCCGCCAGTTGGGACCGTTTCTGCTCGTTCTCCTTGATCAGATCCTGCGCCTCGGTGAGCGCGATGCGCTCGGCCGCCCGCGCCTCCACCTCGCTCGCCGGGACCATGTCGGCCGCCTCCGCAATGAGGTCGTCCAGCCGCCCGGCCAGCCCCTCATCGCGCTCGCGCGCCACCACCGGCGCCAGCACCTTGCGCAGCGGATCCGCCAGCGGGTGCCCCGCCAGCTTGGTCTCCAGCGCGAGCAGCCGGTCCGACCGCGCCGCCCGCTCCTCCGCCTGCGCCGTCGCCTCATGCGCCGTGGCCAGCTCCAGCTCCCGCGCCCGCAGCGCGTCCCGCACCGCGTCGGCGTCCGGCGCCTGCTGGTACGGCCGGATCATCTCCACCACCTGCGCCAGCGCCGCCCGGGCCCCCGCCACCGCCGGGTCCCGCTCGTACTCCTCGCGCAGATCGCGCTCCAAATCCTCACGCAAGCCAACCACGGCGTCCCGCAGCTGGTGCTCGAACGCCTCCGTCATCTCGTCTCGCACGCGCGTGCGTTCCGTCTCGACCGCCTTCGCAATGATGGCCGCCGTCTGCTCCTGCGCCCGCGCCACCGCGTCCCGGGTCGCCGCCTCCGTCAACTGCGCGAACGCCTCCGGGAACTCCCGCTGGAACAGCTCCAGCGGCGCCTCCTCGGCGGGCGCCTCCACGCTCTCCGCGTAGAACTTGGGAAGCGCGGTCCGCACGCTGGGGTCCGCCACGAAGTCGTAGCTCGCCAGCGCGAAGTCCTCGCCGACCTCCTCGCCCTCGTTGGTAGCCTTGGTGCTGCCGAAACCCCGGCTGCTCACGCCCACCTTCACCTGCGCCTCGATGAGCGCCCGCAGGATCTTGCCGTTGGGCGTGCCGAGGATCTCCGCCTCGCCCATGACGTTGTCGCCGTCGAGGTCCAATCCGGTGAGCAGCGCCGCCGCTTGCAACAGCGATGCTTTTCCGTCAGAAGGATGATCGAGCTGCATCAGCACCTGCCGGTTCTTCATGCGCTCTCCAAGCCGCCCGATCTCCCGCTCCACCAGCTTCTTCGGGTAGATGCGGCCGTTCGCCGTGGGCACGCCGCAGATGCCGAACAGCCCCCGCGCCGTGAGCTTGCCGCCCGCCGCCTCCGTCAACGTCAGCCCGGTCGGGATCATCTCGAAAAGCCAGCCCATCGGTTCTCCTCACCCCTTACGCCGGTGGAACTTGAACTCGGACCGCGCGATCGGGTTCCGCAGCTCCCGCCACCGGGCGGCGCGGCCCACCTTGCGCCGCGTCTTGCACCCCTCCGGTCTCACCTGCGCCAGCCCCGCTTCCGCACCGATACGGCGACGGCGCTCCGACCGGGTCCGCGCCCAACCGGAGCCCCGCGCCTCCTGCGCTACGCGGAGCGGCCCAAGTTTTTTTCCAGCTCCTCCACGCAGGCCCCGATGGCCCGCACGATCGGCGTCACGCGCCCGATGAAGGCCGCCTCGTCCGTCTTGGCCTCGTTCAGCGCGCCCGCGCAGAACTCGTCCGCGATGCGCTCGTACTCCTCGGCCATGAGGCCGACCGCCTCGTCGTCCTGCGTGATCCACTCGATGAGCGTCAGCACGTTGCCGATGCACTCCACGAGGTCGTCGCGCTCGCGCTGCGCCTCGCTGCGATCCTCGCGGTGCCCCTCGTCCAGCAGGGCCGACAGCCGCGCCGCGAGATCGCTCTCGTGCGCCACGAGGCCGCCGCCGCCCTTGGCCTTCCGGACCTTGCTCAGCGCGCCCTTGATGGCCCCGCCCGCCTTCTTGGCGATGCTCTTGAGCCCCATGCTGAGCCGCTTGCGCGCCGTCTTGGCGGCCATGATCTTGGTCTTCGCCTTGCGACCCGCCTTCTTCCGGAGCTGCTTCACATGGGCCTTCTTCTTCTTGTAGTACATCTTGGCCTTGCGGTGCGCCTTGATCGCCGCAGAGCCGATGCGCTTGAGGACGCGGGTCACCTTGCCGCCGAGGATGCGCAGCATCTTGATCTCGGTGATCACGCGCCCCATGATCTCGCTGGTGCGCTCCTCCAGCTCCGCCGGGACCTCCTTGTCGGCCATCTCGTCGACCACCTGCTGGAGATCGCGCAGCCGCTGCTCGATGGCCTCACCCATCTGCTCCAGCTTCTCGGGGTCCATGGCCTCCAGGTCGATCTCGGTGTCCTCCGTGAGGGGAGCGTGCGCGAGGATGGCGCCGACGCACTCCAGCGTCTGCTCCGACACGACCGGCCCGTCGATGGGGTCGGCCGCGTCCGCGCCAGGCGCTGCGTCCTCCGTCATCGGCGCCGCGGGCGCCGCGGGCGCTCCGGCTGCCCCCGTGGGCTCGAACGCCCCGGGGATGAGATCGATCATCCCCGCGAACGCCTGCGCGCCCCCCGGCGTCCGGTCGGTGAACCCGAGCCCGGTCAGGTCCTCACTCAGCGGCTGAACTTTCCTCTCCATGGTCCGTGCTCCTTCTCGTTCGCAAGTGCTCCCGCACCACCAGCGCGTCCCGCAGCGTCGCTGCGATCTGATCGTGAGCCGTCGCCACCACGCCTTCCCTGCCCGCCCACGCCATCCGCTCCAACCACGCCAACCCCCGATCCATGGTGCTGGCCTCATCGCGCAGCGATTGGTGCACGGCCGCCAATCCCGCCTCTTGGTATGCCACATCGTCCGTTAAATCGTCAAACAGCCCCCGGGCCACCACGCGCAGCGCGGCCAGCCCCTCCCGCAGCTCGCCCGCGTACTCCGGCAGCTTGCCCTCCGGCAGCTTGCCGAAGCGCTGGCGCGGCACCGGCTCCTCGATCTCCCGGATGCGCCCGTGCAGCGCTTCCCGCACCGTCGCCGACTGCGGCGCGAACCAGTTCCGCCACGGCGCCTCGACCCGCGCGCACCCCGCCACGGCCTCGCCCAGCCAGTACGCGCCATCCCGCCGCGCCATGCGCGACAGGTCACGCACGCGCGTGCGCGGCAGTGCCTGCCCCGCCAGCATGGCCGCCACAACGCCCCGCAGATCCTCCGCCACCGCCGCGTCCAGATCCATCCCCTCCAATGCCGCCATGTCCGCGTCCTCCACCGCCACGCCGCCCGCGAGGCCGCCGCTCTCCGCGAGGCTGTAGGTCAGCCGCTTCACGGCGCTGCCCGCCCGCACGATGGCGTGGTCCGCGTGCGTCGCGATCACCTCGATCTCCGTGCCCAGTGCCCGCTCGGCCGCCTCTCGCACCGCCGCCACCCGCGCCTCCAGGCACCCAGCCCGGTGCCGTTCGATGTCTGCCTTCCGTACGAATCCCATCTCTTCCTCCTTCTCACGCGACCAGATCGATCGACACCACTGGCACCGTGCCGCGCCCCACCGCCTGGTACTCGCGCACGCCGCCCGCGTCCAAGGTCTGCACCAAGTGCCGACTGTCGATGCGCACCCGGTACACGTCGCGCTCGCCGCCCAGATCCATGCCCAACCGGTACGCGCGGTCCTCTCCCGTGGTCAGGAAGATGCCGTGCGGGATCGCCTTAGCCCCGTCGTACTGGGCCCGATCCTTGCGCGGCCGCGCCGTGAACAGCGTGACCACCTTGCCCGTCCGCGCCGTGCTGCCCGGACTGCGCAGCTCGCTCACCAGCGCGAAGTAGTCCGCCTCCACCGCCGGGTCCGTGAAGAAGTCGCGATCCCCCGCGTCCAGCACGTCGTCCACGGTCCCGTCCGAGAACAGCGTGAACCCCGGCGCGTTGCGCCCCCCCACGAAGTCCACCGTGGCGTCCGTCGGCGCCCCCTCCGGCCGCATCTCCGCGCCCCAATGATTCTCGCTGTATCTGTAGTTCGGCCGAACCATCAACGGCGTTCCCGACCACACCTCCACACGCCCCACGGCCGCCGCGATCTGCCGCGCCACGCCCTCCATGTTGCGCTTGGTCTCGCGCACGCGATCTGCCACGTCAATGCGCGCGTCCTTCCACGGGTAGCCACTGGGTGCGTAGTTCTTGTAGCGCTCGCGCACGTCGGGATCGCCCGCGTCGTACCGTTGCTTCGTCCGCTCGGCCCCCATGCTCAACTGCGACACGTAGCTCTTGAGGTCCCGCGCGTAGGCCGCCACGTCCACCGCCACCGCCCCGCGCGCCTCCGCGAGGTAGCCGCCCCGTGCCCGATCTCGGATGGCCCGCAGCCCCATCAGCGCGACCCCTTCCAGCCCGTCTTGGCGCCCGCCAGCGCGCCGCGCACCCGGCTCGCGAGGCTCGGCCCCGCCTTCGGCTTCGGCTTCGCCTGCGTCCCCGACTTCGCGACTACCGCCTGCTTGCCCCGCCCCGCCTTGCGCCGCGCCAGCTCCCGCTTGGCCGCCACCCGCATCTGCGGGTTCTTCGCCCGCTTCGCCGTGCGCTCCAACTGCGTCGTGGAGGCACGTCGCAGCGACCGCACCGCCCCGGCAGCCGCCTTCTTCTTGCCCTTCGCTGGCAGCTTGGGAGCCCCCTTGGGCTGCCCCGACGCCTTCTGTCCCGCCTTCGGCTTCGCCTTCGTCCCCGGCTTCGCTGCCACCTTGCCCTTCGCCTTGGCGTTCTTGGCCCGCTTGGCCGCCGCCTCCGCCGACCTCGCTACCGAGCCGAACGGCGCCGCGAGGATCCGCCCGGCCCCGCGCAGGATGCTGCCCACCAGCCCCTCGTCCAGCGCCCGCTCCTCGACGTCCCGCCGCAATTCCCTCAAGCTCATGTCACGCCTCCTACACATCGGCCAGATCTACCCTCTTCCCGTCCTCCCACGCCCGCAGCAGCTTCTCGTTGACCCGCACGTCGTGGGAGTACGCGAACCCATCACCCGGCCGCGGGCCGCCCTGTATCAGATCCACGTCGCGCGTCGCCACCAGCCGCATACTCGGGCCGTCGATGCCGCCCAGCTTCTTTTCGATGTACGCTCGCTGCCGCGCGCTGGGCCGCACGCTGACCGCCCACATGAGACGCGCCCCGTTCTGCCACAGCAACAGCAGCGCGTCCCGCGTGGCCGACTGCTTGGCGTAGCTTTCGTCGCTCTTGGGCGTCACGAAGCCCGCACCGTACCGATGGTTGAACTCCGCCGCGATGGCCTGCCACTCGGGCCCGTGCCCCTTGCTCTCAATCTTGCGATCCATGAGGAAGGTCTCGGTTGACCAGCCCTTCGCCGCCGCTTCATCCCACCCCGCCAACAAGTCCTCGTGGTGGCACAACTCGTGCGCGATCACGCGCCGCAGCGTCGGCTCATCCCCAGCCACGAACCGCTGCACGGAGATGGTCGTGGTGGCGTCGCCCACCTTGTACCGGCACTCACCCAGCCACTTCACCCCCAGCTTCTCCACCATGCGGATGATCGGCCGCGGCAGCCCCCGCGACAGCACCGGCATCATCTCCGTGACGAGGGCCTCCACCTCGGGCGAAGCCGTCGATCCCTCCAACAGTTGAGCAAGGCCGCGCAGACTCATGGCGCGCCCCGCAGCATCCCCTGCTCGCGCAACGCGGCCCACAGCGCCGCCAGCCGCTTGTCGAACTTGCGCCGCACCTTGGCGTCCATCGCGTCCAGGAAGTCAACGTCCCAGAACCGCTCCACCTTGCCCTGCAAGGATCGCAGGCTCCCGTCCCCGAACATGAAGTCCAACGCCTTCGACCGCGAGTCCGGATCCAGACCGGCATTGTTGGTCAGCGTGCGCAGCATCCGCTCCAGCTGCGACGCCCCCTCCTGCCAGTACGCGTTCCACTCGCCGGGCTCGTTGTAGTAGCCCGCCACGTCGCCGCGCTCCACCGCCTTCGCGCTCATCTGGCCCTTGCGACGCCCCGGGTCCAGGATGTGAACCATCTCGTGAACCACAACGTTCTTCTGCACACGGCTTTGTAGGTGTGCCAGATCCCCCGGTGCCAGCAACGCGTTGATCACCATCGCGTCCATATGGCCCAGCTTCCCCGTGCCACCCTTGCGCCCACCCACCGACGTGGCGAACACCACGATCAGGTTCGCGGGCCCCACGTCCGTGAAGGCCCGCGCCATGACGCTGAACACGCCGTTCTTGCCCGGCGTGAGCCGCCGCTCCAGCACGTCCTTCTCCACGTTCAGATAGTCGTACAGGTCCTTGTAGAAGCGCTCCGCTTGCTCACGCACGCTCGCGTCACGCGCGTAGGTGGCCTCCACCACGGCCAGCAGCGCCCGGAGCCCCATGGTCTAGCCCCGGCCCCGCGCCGATCGCGCCAGCACCCGCGGCAGGCGCCGCACGTTATCCTCCGTGCGCCGCACCGCCCCGTTCAAGTGCTCCACGTCCTCCACCAACCTGTCCAGCCGCTTCCGGAGCGCCTCCGTGGCCGCCGCCTCCTCGCCCTCTGCCTCCTCGCCTGGCAGCGTGGGCAGCGCGCCGCCCTCAGCGCCCGCCTCGCCCCCGAACGCAGCCTCCCCGCCCATCATGGCCTGCTGCCCAGCCGCCTCCAGACTGACCTGGTTGGCGTAGTCGTTCTTGCGCGCCCGCATGATGGTCTCGGCCTCCGCCTCGCTCTTGCCCAGCACCTCCGTCAGGATGGTCTTGCGATCGTAGAAGTCGGCCACCGCCGCCGCCAGCGCGGCCCGCGCGTTGCCCGACTCGATCTGCGACATCTCCAGCACACTCGACGGCACGGTCATGTCGAAGTCCAACTCCACCTGGTCCGGGTCCACCCCCAACAGCGCGAAGTGCAGCCGCTGCACCTGCCGAATCCCCGCCATGAACTGGCGCTGCACCCGCATGGCCGTCCGCGCGAACATCACATCGGATTGTGACAAACTTGCACGCGTGACCTCATCGGTCTGGAAGATGTACGACTTCGGCACGTGAGTCGCGCTCATCATCTGCCCCCGGAAGTACTCCAGATCGTCGATGATGTTGAAGTCGATGCCGTTCAGCACGTCGACCCGCGTCGCCTCGCGCCCGTCCACCACCGGGATGAACAGGTCCTCGTCGAGCCCGGCAGGATTCGGCCGGAAATCGAGCTGCCCCGTGGACGGGTCTACCACCTTTCGCTTCTTCCACTGGTTCTTGACGTTGCGCAGGTAGGCCAACTGCTGGTTCGGCGGCATGTGGCCACATTCCACATATACTGCATATCTCGAAGGCGCCTTCGTAAGCCGCATCTGCACCGCGGCGTCCTCCAGCATGATGAGCCGCTTCCAGGCCCAGCGCGCCGCGCTCAGCACCGACTCCCCGTACGGCGCCCGGCTCTGCTTGGCGGGCATCTGCCACCACACGACCTCCCACGGCGCGAACACCACCACCCCGTCCTTGTTGGGGCCCGCCGCCCGCTCCTTCAGCAACTTGGGGAAGCTCTCGCTGGTCACCGCCGCGAAGCCCGCCGCGCTCACCGATTGCACGTAGCCGACCACCGCCCCCTTGTGGTCCAGCACCTTGCGCACCGACGCGGGCGGCAGGAAGTTGAGACCCAGAACGCCGCGCTCGTTTGCCACGATCTCTGCCGGGGTATTTCCGTACTTGACCATCGTCCGCATGGCCCCCCACGCGTCGTCGTCGATGCGCAAGATGCGGTACAGCATGTCGTTCGCGAGGTCCCGGGCCAGCTTCTCGTTGCCGGTGGCCCAGATAGTGTGGCCCCGCTGCACGTCCTGCACCGTGGCGTCATCGGCGTAGACGTCGAGGGTCGCGCTCAGAGGAGGGTACTCGTCCATCAATTCGATGTCGATGTATTTGCTCAGTAGGTCGGTGCCCACGCTGAGCATGGCCCCCATGCCGTCCGTGAGGCCATCCGCGTGCAGCATGGGCGTGACTACCGGCCCCGCGTCCGGCGGCAGCACACGCAGCGCGTCCGGGCTGCCCTGCCCTACGCCGCGCGCCACCTCAGCCAGCTCATCGCTGCTGCCGCGGCCCCGCCACCACGAACGCACCCGATCGGTCCACTTGGCCATCCGCTACCTCTCGCGCACGCGCGTGCGTCGCTCAGTCCCCGAACAGGAAGGGCACCGCGATGGGCCCTACCGCCTGCTCCGCCTCCTGCCGCGCCCGCATCTCATCCGCGTCCACCGGCCCCTTCACCTGGCCGCCGCTCACGATGCGACCCATGACATCCTGCTCCGTCGGCGGCGCCTCCACGTCCTCCACGCTCCGCATCACCGGCATTCGGCTCGCGTTCTGTGCCAGTCCAAAAATTGCGCCCGCCAAACTGTCCGCCACGTCTTTCCCGACATGCTTCGGGTGGTCAACTTTCCCTCGCTCGCGATCATACTCTAGCGCCCGAAGCTCCTCAAGCAGCGGCTCGTACCGGTACAACTCCAGCCGCCCCTCGTAGATCGCCCCCTTTAACGTATCGTATGGCGCCGTAGTCAAGTCCACCGACTGAAGCACAGTCTTGATGCCCGCCGTCCGCGTGACCTGCTGCCGCAGATCGGCCGCTTGGAACTGGTCCGTGCTCAACCCCATGATGTAGTAGCCGTGGTTCTGCAACTCGTACACGATTTGCCGCACGTCCCCGAGGAAGATCTGCTCCCCGCTCGGCGGCCGGATGCACAGCATGAAGTCCACCACATAGAACGGCGCCAACTCCACCACGGGGCGACCGTCCGGCATGCGCCGCTGCACCTCCATGAACCTCGCGATGTGCGCCATAGTGATCCCCGTCGCATCCCCCGACAGCGAGGTGTCGATGTGAATCCAGCGCGGCGCACTCGGATTTCTCAGCGGCTGCCACAGCAGTTCCTTCTTCCCCCCCGCTACGCTGTGCTCCACCTCCTGGCACAACAGGTCCCAGCGGAAGGTCATGGGTGTACCCGCGATCCACGCCTCCTTCCCCCACGGGTGCGTGCGATCGTCTCGCACGGCATCCTCCAACGCCTCCACGCGCTGGATGTAGGCCGAGATCGCCTGCGTCGATATGCCCGCGATGTCCCGCAGCGAGTCCTCCAGGTTCAGTTCGAAGTCGCGCTTGAACTCCACCGGCACCTCGACCACGAACGAATTCTGCCGCTCCAGCTGCCCATGGTCCACCTCCTCGTTGTCATCGAGGATCTTCGACTGCACGGAGGACGTCCCGCACACGACCCGGAACGTCTTCCCGCAGAAGTGGCTTTTGGGCCGCGCCGTCCACGACGTGTGGTCGCGCACGAAACACAGCGGGTCGTTCTCGGCCTCCTTGACCCGCCGATCAATGAACGAATTGATCGTTCCCGCCGACGACGTCAAGATGATCAGCCCCGGCGTGTCGCCCCCGCTGCGCATGAGGCGGCTTTTGATGCGCGTCATCAGATTCGTGTAGACCTTCTCCACCACGTCGAAGTGCGCCTCGCTGACCTTCTTGCCCAACGTCTGCGTGATGACCTGCTTGCGCGTACCAGGGGGGAAATTTGTTTCGTCCAAATAAGCTGCCGCAACGTTTCCACCCAATACACGCTCTGCACCATATGACCCAACCACCATGCGGATGTTACCGGGGAAGATCGTCTCCTCCGTCCGGAACTGCGGCGTGAACTCGTTCAAGAAGTAGGGCGACAGCTTGAGCTTGTCGTCCACAGCACTCTTGATGACACGGCGCGTGAGCAACAAGTTCTTGGACACCAGCGGGATCAGGATCTCGCTCCCAGGAGACAGCCCGAAGGCCGCGTGCGGCGACGCCATGCAGCTCAACTCGTAGAGCACGCGACACAGCACCAGCGTCGACATCATGGTTTTGCCCACACCGATGGCTCCACCAGCGATGATCTCCCGGTACCCTCCCTCGAACAGCCGGATCAGGTCCTCCCGAAGGGCCGGGAACAATGTGCGACAGGAATCGCCGAGAAAGTACGGATCCTCCAGAAACTGCGCCGTGGACACTGGCTTGCGACGCCAGCGGGCCGCCTCCACCTTCTGATGGGCCACACGGTCCGCGATCACGAGATCCAGCAGCGCCACCTCGCCCGGCGGCATGGTGCCAATCTGCCGGGCCAGCACGCTCGCCGCGTCCTGCGGGCGCAGCACGCTCTTGCGGCGCCCCTCCTGTGTGCGGATCACCGTCACGACTTCACACTATAACACCATGCACGGTCCCGGCAACAGCGGTTCAGATGCCGTGGCGCCGCAACTCGCCCTCGCGGAACCCGAACACGTGGCGGTTCTCCTCCGCCGTGGCGTGCACCTCGCCGCGATCGTCAACCCACGACTCGTCGTCGAAGCGCACGTAGAACGTGAAGTGGTCGCCCCCGCTGTGCACCACCTCGCGCACCGTGCCCACCGCGCCCTGCACGAGGAAGTGGCGGCAGTGGTACCAGCCATCGTTCCTTGGGATCTGGAGGTCCCGCACCAGCGCCACGCGATCCCCCTCCCGGAACGGCAGCTGCGCCAGCGCCGTGTCCACGATGGCCAGCACGCGCAGCAGGAAGGACGGCGGCTCCGCTGTCGTTCGCCCGTCCACGGCGTCCCCCACCGACTGCATGGCCTTGATGAAGCGCTCCAACCGGTCCCGCATGCCCTGTACGTTCTCGCTCGACATCCTACCTCCTCCGATCCGTTCCCCAGCACCGCAGCGTGCGGAAGCTACAGCCTCGCGGCGCCCGCCCCCGCGTCCATGCCACCTGCGTCACCCGATCCACTGTCTTCGGCGACAGCATCGCGCTCACCACCTCACGCACGCTCGTGCGCAGCGCCACCGGCCGCTTCGGAGGCTCGAACGCGGGCAGGTCCAGGTCGATCTCCGCGCTCGGCCACGTCGCCGTCGTGTTGTTCACCACCACGTCGTCCCACGGCACCGTGCTAGTGGCCCGCGTCACGTCGTCCGTGCGCGACACCGTCACCCCGTACGGCACGTGGTAGCACCTCGTCGTGTTGTAGTCGCAGGTCGGGCCGTCGAACGCCGCCATCAGACCCTCCACAGATCGTCCAGGATGGCCCTAAAACGCCCCGCCAGATCCTCCGCGAGCCGCGCCCGCGCCACCGACTCCGGGAACGGCGCCGCCGTCTCCTTCGTCACCTTGATCACGCCCCGCATGTGACCGATCGCCTGCGCCAGACCGTCCACGTCGTCCTCCCGCACGTCCTTGTCCAAGATCACCGTCAAGCCGCTCACTCGATCCGTCATGATGCCTCCTCTCGCACGCGCGTGCGTTACAGACTCTCCAGAAACAACCACGCCTCCCGCGTCCACCGCGCATCCGCCAGCGCGTTGTGCTCGGCCCCGGTCTGCTTCGGCAGCTTCGGATCGCCCAGGCTCAGCGCCAGCTGCTTCACGTCCAGCGTCAGCATCGGCATGCCCGGCGGTAGGTCCACCATGGGCCCCCAGAGCCAGCACAGCGCCACGTGATCGTAGGCCCCGTAATAGCTCCACAGTTCCACCGGGTCCGCCTTCGACGGCTGTAGGAACCACAGCAGAGACTCCGCGATCATCTTCCGCGTCCCGCGCAGCACGTCCGGATGGTTCAGGTGCGGCAGCACGTGCTCGCGCACCCACGGATTCGCCCGGCTCAGGTCCGCCTCGTAGTTCTCCAGGTAGCACTCCCGCCCGCTCTCGCTCACCACGCCAATGCTCAGCAGCTCCAGCATGCCGGGACTCTCCATGAACTCCGTGTCGTAGAAAAACCTTCGCATCACTCCTCCTCCTCTTCCAACGCCTGCACAATCTCCCCGCTGTTCACGCGCAACTGCACCTCGTGCCCCGCCAACCGCTCGATCAGCGTTTGCAGGCGCCGGGCCACGGCCTCGTCCTGCGCCACCTTCTCCTCTGCCGTCTCCGGCTCGTCGCCCATGATCCCCTGAAACTGCGCCGTCTTGAGCCCAAGCACGTCCATCATGGTGACATCGTATCCCGTCCGCGCCACGCAGTAGTAGCTCGGGATCTCCGTCACCGTGTCCGGCACGCCAAGCCTAGCCGCTCGCGTTTCGCATTGCCCGTGCACCGCAGGCGCCCAGTCCAACTCGGCCATGACCACGCAGGTCGCCCGCGCCTGCAACCCGTCGATGCCTGCTGCCGTTCGCAACGACAAGATCGCCACGCCAGCCTGATCGTTCACGAAGCTCCGGAGCGCTGCATCCTTCTGCCGCTCCGTCTCGCGCCCCGTCAGCACCGCCGGATGGTAGGGGGCCAGCATCTCCCGCAGCACATCGTGCACGTCGTGATGCCAGGCGAACACCAGCGGACGCTCCCCAGCCTCCATCAATCCTACGATGAATGCCCCCACCTGGTGAGCCTTGGCGATCCCCGCTGCGTATCGTGATCGGCGATCAATATCCCGTGCCGCCTGCCCTCGACGATGCCAGGCCAACTCGTTGAATCCGCGCGCCGTGGCTATCGCCTCGCGCATGAGTTGCGCGTGCAACTCCTCATCGTGGTCCAACTCCTGCACCCGCCGCAGGACGGGCGGTAGGTCCGGCTGCACCTCCGACTGGCGGCGCCGCAGCATCAGCCCCTCCCGGCGCAGGTAGTCTCCCAGCACGTTCGGCTGCTCGATCACCTTGACACCGTATCCCGTGCACCACTCCCGAGAGAACGCCTCGAACGACCCCAAACAATTGAAGTCGATGGCGTTCGTCACGTTCCAGATCTCCGCACCGTACCCATAGATCGGAGTCCCCGACAACCCCCACACGCAGTCCGCCGCCGACGACAGCAGCGACGCCGCGCTGTACTTGCGGCTGCCGTCGTGGCGCAGCTCCTGCACCTCGTCGAAAATGACGACGGGGTATCCGCGCCGCTCCAGATCCTCTCGCCATGCGGACAGCAGGCCGTAGTGGATGATCGCGAACGGCGTGCTCGGCAGATCGTACGGCGTCAACGTGCGCAGGATCGGCGCCAGCGCCTTGCCCTTGCGCTCCGCCCGATCCCATTGCGTCTCCCCGATAATCTCCTGCCCCGTGCCCGGCATGTCGAGCAACGCGCCGACCGCCCGCTGCCACTGCCGTTGCACGTGCGTCTGGCAGACGATCAGCACGGGATACTTGCCCACCTGCGCCGCAGCCCCCAACGCCGTCCACGTCTTCCCGAGCCCCATGCCGTCCGCCAGCAGCGTGCGCTCGTTGCTGCACAGGTAGGACACCCCCACCTGCTGGTAGGGAAAGAGCTTCCCCGTGAACTCCGCCGGAGGCACCGTCGCCGTCAAGTCGGCGTTCGCCGTGCGCCGCAGAGCGTGATCCACAGCGCGCTGCCGCGCCGCCGCCAGTTCCTCCGGGCATCCGATCCGCAGCGGGAACCGAAGCAGGAACCAGTTGAGGTCCCCCGCCGCGCGCCGCGTGTCGTCGAAGGCCACCAGGTCGCGCGTCACCCGGGCTCCCGGGAATAAGCGCTTGGCAAACTCCCGCATGGCGGGCTCCCCCGCGATCACGAACCGCTTGCGGTCGACGTTGTATTGCAGCTCCCCATACAGGTGCCCTGCGTAGGTCGGTTCGGCCAGATAGTCCGGGATTCGGTCCGTCACAGTGCGATCCCCCAGTTCTCCGCCAACGTGACCGTGCGCACCGGCTTGCCGTGCGCCTCCGTCACCACCTGCTGCAACCCGCGTTCCGTCACCAACACGAGCGCCCGCACCGGATCGCACATGCAGTAGCGCTCCACCTGCTCAGCAACCACCCTAGTGATGGGCTTCCCGCGCTTCACCTCGATCGCCACGCCGCCCGCGCACAGGAAGTCCACCCGACACCGCGATCCGACCCGCACCTCATGCTCGAACGCGATCCCCGCCGCCCGCAAACACGTCGCAATCGCCTCGTGCACCGCGTACTCCGACCGCATCGCGTGCAGGCGCAGGTCTCCCAACGCGCGCACCACGTTCTCAGCGATCAGGTTGTCGTCCTTGTCTTTCATGTCGTCCTTGCGCACGCGCGTGCGCTTACGCGCGATCCTCTCCCCGCGTCGCCTCGAAGCTCGTCGTGTCGCCTGCGCTCGCCCCCATCGCGATCTCGTGCGTCACCTGCTGCACGCGGAACTCCTTGCCGTCGAAGTTGACCGTGCTGCCCGGCCTGATGTCGAACCTATCAAAGTTCACGGCGCCCCGCAGCGTCTCCCGCACCGGCCCGTGCAGATCGTCCCAGTGCGCTTCCGCGTACTTCCGCAGCGCCACCATCTCCCCCAGTATCACGCACAGCAGCATCACGATGCAGACCAGCCAACTCGCCTCCCCGTGCAAGCCCTGCCACGTCGCCAGTGCCGCCATCAGGACCGCGCCCCATACGCCCCACACCCGCGCCCACGACCCCGGCCTCCGAAACCACCGATCCATCCGCTTGCCCATCACGCCTCCTCCTCTGCCGGTTCCCAGCTGATCACGATCCGCCAATCCCGCTTCTCCATGGGGTCCGCGTCGCGCACCTGCACGGCGTACCCGTGCTCCCGGAAGATGCTCGCGACCGCTGACACAACAGCACTAGGAGCGTCACTCTCGATCTCCGCCGTGTAGTTGCCAGTCCCGTGCCCCTCAGCAAGGGATGACATCATGCGCCAGATCCCGTCCACGTGTTTGTCGATCGCTGCGCGCCGACGCTTCGCCGTGATCTCGTACAGTTTCGATGCCGTTTTCATCTCCTACTCCTCCCCGCGCCCGGCACCACAGGTCGGGCACCGCTGCTCCACGAACACCGTCCGACAGTAGGCGCAGTGCCACTCGCGCTCGCGCCTCCAGTCGTAGTCGTACCCCGCCCCCGCCAGCAGTTGCCACGTTTCGCTCTCGGGGCAGTAGATGAACTCCTCGCCCGTCTCCTCAACGAACAGGCAATCACCCATCTTGGGATGCGCGGGCCGCTGCGTCCCCACGAAGTGGAACGGGTACGGCGGCCCACTGCCCATCCGCGCCTCCACGACCTCTCGCGTCACGTTCACCCGCCTCGGCGGAGGCGGCATCGGTATCGCACCCATGATCAGTCTTCCTCCAGCGCGTCCCGCCAGGATTCCCCGTTGATCTGGTACACCCACACGCGTCCACGATCTGGATGCCAGATCCAGATTCCCCCACAAAACTGCATACGCACGCGCGTCCACCACCCGGCCTCGTAGAATTCCTCCAAAGCTGGCAACGAGCACCGCAACCAATGGCAGGCACAACGCAGTAGGTACTTAATCCGCATCATGATCGATCCTCCGAATCTGTCACCGTCTCCCACCTCTCTCCATTCCACACGATATCGGGACCGCGCAGAAGCCGGACCTGTTCGCGCAGGACCGGCACCTCCGCGCCGCACCCACACGTCGCCACGCCCGGACTGCCGTCCTCGTAGATACGGAACCTCGTTATCGCGCTGCCGCACACGGGGCACTTTACGTTTGGTCTCTCCATGACGTTCCTCCGAACTCGATCCGCACCCCCAGCATGGGCAGCGGGAACACATATAGCATCCGCTTGCCGCGATCCCAAAAGACGCCCACCCAGCAGTCGTACCAGGCGAAGATTGGACGCACCCGCATTCTCACCCCTCCTCGCTCACGACCGCACGTATCGGCCGGTAGTGGTCCAGCAACTCCCGCAGCGGCGATAGCACCGACGGGTGGACCCATGCCTCCAGCGTTACGTCCAGTTCCGCCAACCGCACCCGCCGGTACTCCACCTCCCGCACCGTCGTGTCCGGAGGCAGCCCCCTTCCCGGGAGCATCGCCTGCGGTGTCGCGTACATGGCCAGGCGCAACATCGGCCCCGCCACATCCTCCACCCGCTGCCCGGCGTGCGCCCCACCGATCACCACCATGGTCCGTCCGTTCATCACCCCTCCCCGCGCAGGATCGCCCGCACCTTCCAACTGGAACTCGACGGCAAGTCCATCTTCGCCAGTTCCTCCAGCGACTTCCGAATGGGCCACGGTGGTCCTAGCCACGCGTCCGCCTGTTCCGGGTGCGCCAGGTCGATCGCCTCGATCTCCCGCAGCTGGAACAGTCGCCCACGCGCGCCGCCCTCGAACCGCGCACGCTGCTCCTCGTCCAGATCGCAGAACTTCTCGCTGTGTATGAACTCGTCGTCGCCCTCCACCTGGTTGACCAGATCCAGGCGATGTCCAAGCAGGAACTGCAAGTCGAACAACCGCATCATCCCTCCCCCCGCAGGATCGCCTCGCGCGCCTTCATCCGCGCCTTGCACGCCGGACAGTATCCCCGATCGACCCGATGCGTGCGGGTGCGACACCCCTCGAACATGCATGGACGCTCCGCCAACGGCACCGCCTCCTCCTTGGCCACCGTGGTGTCCGCCCCGCGCAGGATCGCCAGGATGCGGTCCGCCTGCGCCCGATCGCTCGCCTTCTCGGCCTCCGGCAGCTCCGCGTAGGTCGTCCGTACCTGCCTGTCCCACCGCTTCGCGTCCTCAACTTCGAACTCCCAGATTTCGCGCTCCCCCCGCCAACTCGTCCCGCGCTGCCGCATGCTCAGGTGCCGCATCCACATCGCCCACGCCTCGTGCGCGTAGGCTGCCAGTCGCTCGCGGAGGGCTACCGCGCGATTCCACTCCGCCTCCGTCACAACAAGCACATCCCCCTCCGACGCACGCGCGTGCACGTTGTCCTGGTGGTACGGGCAGTCCGCCTGGTTGCCCGCGTCGAAGTCACACGGCCCGCAGTGCACCCCGCACCCGTGCTCTCCCAGCTTGTCGCAGTCGTTGGCAGGCACGCTCGGGATCGCCTCCAGCCGCCCGTCCGCGCGCATGGTCACCCCGGGATACTTCCCGGCCTTCAGCACCCTCGCGCAGTCGGCGCACAGCACCGAACACAGCAGCGTCCCTTCCACGGTCAGCGCCTCCACCGCCGTCGCGTCCGACCCCTGCACCTCCACTCCACAACGTCCGCACCTCATCGTCATGCCTTCATCCTTTCCGTTGCCGTCACCCGCGCGCCCGCAAACGTACTCTTGACCGCGTGCGTCAGCCGCACCACCCGCTGATCCAGCCACAGCAGGGACGCCAGCTCCCACGCGCGGTACGCGACCGGATCCCCCGGCGCCGCCACGTAGTCGTTGCTCACGAACAGCACCCCACCTACCAGCTCCGACTCCACGTGCAGCACGAGGCTCAGGCCCGCGAAGACCTCCAACGGCAGCCCCTCCGCCTCGTCCACGTTCGGCAGCTCGCTCATGCCCCCTCCGTCCGCAGCACGAGGCCCACACCGGGCAGCACCCCATGGGCCCCGCTGCTGTACTCGATCCCCGAGATCACAAACCGCCGTCCCTGCACGTCCACCCGCTGCCCGATCTCGAAGAAGCGCGGGCTCGTGCGGGGCACCTGCGCCACCGTCCCGCGCCCCCGGATCTGGAGCAGCTTCACCGCCCCCAGCTCGCGCACGAACCCCTGCGCGTCGTGGATGCACCACTCCTCCGCTGGGATCGTCCCGGCGTCTACGCCACTGCCATCGCGATCCGCGCAGGTGCGCTCGCAGGCGTCGCAGCGCCAGTAGATCACGGAGGCCGGATCGAAGTCGTGCAGGCAGCGCCCCATCGAGACCTCGCTGTACTCCTGTCGCATCGTGGCCCCGCAGCGGCACCGCTTGCCGCCCCGGCGCTCCTGCGCCCGCCAGGCCCGGTTCTCGCGCCAGCGCCGCCACCGCCGCTGCGGGCGCCCCTCCACGAGGAGCGTCGCGATCGACCCGCAGAGCAGGCCGCCGCCGAAGCACAGGGCCATCCACAGGAACGCGCTCATCCCTCGCCTCCCACCTGGAACGTCCCCTCCACCCAGCGGAACGGCTCGTCGAACCGCACCGCGATCCCGATGCTCATGCGCCCCTGCCCGTCGTCATGCGCGCTGCCCTGCACGACCTCCGGCCGGAACGACCACCGGGGCACCCACGCGCAGTCCGGAACGTTCTCCGGGATCGGCACCCCGACCTCCCGCAACGCCCCCGCCGTAACGCACGTCTCCTCGTTGTACTCGATCATGCCTAACCTCCATCCGTGATGTACGGCACCGCGATGCCCAACCGCGGCGCCTGCGCCCGCACCCACGCGATCCAGAGCTGTGCGTAGGGGCTCTCCCGCCGCCCGTGCAGCACGTACCCCACGTAGTTTAAGATGCCCTTGTGGTTGGCCTCATGGAACAGCGTCGCCTTCAACAAGGCGTAGTGGGTGTAGTTGTTGCCGCGGTGATGGAACAGCGCCCGCGCCTCCTCGTAGGCGAACAGCAGTTCCGGCACCCGCATCGGCTGCACCGTGTGGTGCCGCGCCATTCGGATCAACTCGTAGGCGCGCGGGTCCACCTCTCCCCCCAGCAGCTCCACGTCGCGCAGCACCCGCACCGCGAGCGCGCACAGGAACCGTCGGTTCCGGCGGCTCTCCCTGTTTGGCATCCTCAAAGCTGCCTCGTGCACGTGAATTCGCTCACCGAGACCACCGAGACAACGTCGTCCCCCTCGGGCGCGGAGCACCGCACCGGCACGCAGCCATAGAGCACCATGTTCGGGCGCGGCTTCACGCGCGACACGATCCGCCCCAGCAGCATCCGCACGCGCCACCAGAGCCGCCTCCACCACGCCGCGGGCGACTGGTAGAGCCAGACGTCCTGCGCGTGCGGCGCCCCGGGCGTCGCCTCCTGCACCCAACTGTAGAATTCGTCGCTCATCCCTCACCCTCCCTACCGCAGGATCAGCACCGCGTTGGCGGGCATCCCATCTCCGTACTCCGGGAACTCCGGGTGCTCCTCCCCAACGTCCGGACAGAACTTCGAACGCTCCCGCACCTCGAACGCGATCCCCCAGCAGTCGCACCGTTCCATCAAACTGACCCAAGCGAGGACATGCCTCGCTCAGTGTTGATTTCCTGCTTCACAGAAGTTCGTTTCACGCGCTTCCGCATCTGCGCGCCAGAGCGATCCTCTCCACAGGCTGTCACGGCCGAACTGGCCGCCATGTTTTGAAGGTTCATCGCCGCGTTGATGTCGCGATCATGCACGGATCCGCAACCAGGACAGTCCCACTCCCGTACCGACAGCGGCAGATCCTCCATCTCGTACCCGCAATCTGAACAGAGCTTCGAGGATGGATAGAAGCGATCCGCCTTCGCCACCACGCCGCCCGACCAGCCCACCTTATACTCCAGCTGCCGCAAGAACTCCGACATGCCCGCATCGGACAAGGCACCAGCCAGGCAGTGATTCTTCAGCATGCCGCGCACGTTGAGCGTCTCGATCCCCACCACCGCCGCCCTCTTGGATATCGCCGACGTCGCCTGGTGGATCGCGTTGCTCCTCACGCACGCTACCCGGTAATGCTGCCGCGCCAACCGCTGCACTACCTTCTTCCGATTCTTCGATCCCTTCACCTTTCGGCTAACCGACTTCTGCAACCGCCGCACCCGATCCTGTGCGATCTTGAGCGCCATCGGATTCTCGAACACCGTGCCATCCGACAACACCGCCAGGTGCGCGATGCCAACATCTACCCCGAGCACCTCCGTGCCCTTCTTGCGCACCGGTTCCTCGTCCGTCAGGATGGATACGAACCATCGCCCAGCACGCTCAGATACCGTCGCGCGCGTTATCCGAGCCGTCGTCGGAAAGTACCCGTGCTCTTTCAATCGCAATACACCTAGACGCGGCAACTGAATGGTCCGTTCCGAAACGTGGATCGTGCCAGTCAACGCAAACGATCCAATGCCCTGCTTCCGGCTCTTGAACTTCGGATATCCCTTCTTGGCCTCGCCCTGCTTGCAGCGCCGGAAGAACCCCTCAAACGCCTTGTCGAGGTTCCGCAACGCCTCCTGCGGCGCGCACTTACTCACCTCGTACATCCATGGGAAGTCCGTCTTCTTGAGCGTGTTCAGCTCGCGGTGTAGATCAATGGCCGTGGGTACATTGGGCGCATCCTCTTTGGGCACTCCAGCATCCAACACGGACTTTCGTCCTTCCCAAGCCATACGCTTGCGTTGCAGCCCCCAGTTGTAGGTGAACCGCGCCGCCCCCGCATGCCGCAGACACGCCGTGCGCTGCTTGTTGTTCAGGTCCAACTCGGTGCGGTACGCCTTCACTTCGCTTCCATGGCCGCCAGCACCAGATCGCGGATGATCTGCGCTATGCTGCACCGGCGCCGCTCAGCCTCCGCCTTTAGCCACGCCGCCATCTCCGCATCGAACTGCACCTGTAACCGCTGATCCTTCTTCATGGGTCAATCCTACGTGTTTTTGGTATAGGTGTCAAGCATATTGTTTGTCCCTCAATGTCCAGACTTGAGTCTGTTTTCACTAGCTGTCGCACCCCTCCGTCCAGACCGGCGCGTCACCATCGCACTTCGCCAACTCCGCAATCAGTTCCTTGACCGTCATCCCTCACCCTCCTTCGCCCGCAGGAACTCCTGGAGCTGCCGATCCACGTCCGCGTTGACCTGCGCGTCCGTCCACCGCGCCCCGCCCGGACCCAACCAGTAGGCGCTCCCGTCCAGATCGCTCACGCGCAACGGGAGGAACGGACAGAAAAACCGCCCGTCCCACCCCTTGGCGTAGAACCTTGGCCCCTCTTCCACCTTGGGACGGTTCATCTAACCATCGTCCCCCAGCATGGCGCGGAGCATCTGGATGTGCCGGTCGCCGTCTGGATTGAAGGTGGCCCGCGTCTCCTACTCCGCCTTCCGCATCTCCATCACGATCCCCCACGCATCGATGATCGCCCTCCCGCGCGTCTTCCGATGGACCTCCTGCTCGTCGTGGGTAGCCGCCTTGGGATTTTCAAAGATGATGTTTCGCATCTGCCGGTGGTACGCCTCCACGAACGCCGCCGCCCACACCTTCATCTCTCCTTGGCTCAGGATCATGTCTCGTCCTCCGTCAGCACCCGGAACAGCTCCGGGTGGAACCCGAACAGCACGCGTCCGTCCATCAGCGCCACCACTAGGTGCCCCGGCATGTTCTCGATCTCCCCCAACAGCAGCACCACGTCGCCCTCCTTGAACGGGTATTCCGGCGCGTACTCGACGTACACCGCTGGGAACTGCACCTTGGCCAGCCTCATGCCTTCCTCCGCAGCCGCCACAGCAGCTCCAGCACGCCCGGGTCCGCCACGAAGGACGGCTCCCGGCGCCCTCCCCAGTTGCGCCCCCGCCCCTCGATCCCGTGCAGGAACTGGCGCGCCGTCACGAACCGTAGCTCGCGATTCCACGGCCCGATCACCAGCGCATCCCTGCGCTCCCCCGTGACGACCATGCCCATGGCCTCCGCCACCGTGCGCGCGTCCTCCTTCCAGGACGGGATCATCGTCGTCGGCCCGCACCCCACGAAGACCAGCACCGCCGGATCCCCCTGCAAGCTCCACAGCCGATCCAGCGCCTCCGCCAGCGCCGCCGTGGTCCTGCCCGCCCCGGGCCCGTACAGAGCCGCCCGCATCGCCCCCAACCGCTTCATGTCCATCATGACTTCACCCTTGCCAGCCTCTCCATCATCTCGGCCTGCTCGGCGGATCCCCGCCGCAACTCCTCCCCGTGAACCAGATCGCGCGCCAGCCGCACGACGGCATCAACGGTGCCCGCCATCGTGACGTGCCCGGCTTCCTTCAGCACACGACTCACGAGGACTGCCTCGTCGAGTATCACCGACACCGGCTTGTCATCCATTATCAGAAGCGCCATCGCTTTCCTCCTCCGGCCAGCCACCGAACGCCGCGCACCGATGGCAGTGATCCGCTGCCTCGACCTGCGGGTGCTGACACATGATGTAAACGGCCCCCCGCTGCGGATCCGGTCGTCTCCTGGTGAAGCAGTTCGGCTCCCCCGCCATCTGGCGCAGCATCTCTTCGGCCCAATCGTCCGATTCCCGCACCATGGGGTCGTCCGCCTCCTCCCGCAACGCTCCCACTGCGATGGCCGCTTTCGCCCGCGCGTGCTTCCGCCGCTGCGTCAACGAGTACCCGCTGTCCGTCTCATGCAGCCCCAGCGCCCAGGCCGCCGCCCACACCAGCTCCTCCTGCCGCGTCATGGCTCCTCCCCTTGTGCGGCCCGCATCCGCGAGCACACGTACGGCCCCGGCTTCCGTTCCGGCGCAGGCTTGCCCCAGTGCGCGCGCTCCGCCGCGTCCGCCTTCTCCACCGCGCAGACCTCGCGGGGCCGCCCGTCCTCGAACCGCCAGAAGACCACCCGGTAGCCGTGCGAGTACACCGCGTCCTGCGCCGCATCGACGTGGCCATCCTCCCTCACGTGGAGGAGGCCGCAGTACCCGCGTCGGAGATAGAGGAACTCCCCCTGCTCCTTCCGCTGCGCCGCCATGTCCTCCTGCGCCCACGCGAAGACCTGCTCCGCAGTCACCTCTGTCGTCGCCTCGTAGCCCATCAAGTCTCCCCTCCGCCGACCATCTCGGCCAGCTTCGGCAGGGCCTACGCGCCCGCCGTGCTCACCATCGCGTCCTGCGCGATCCGCACCTCCACCCCGAACATCTCCCGCATCAACTCGCCGTCGAAACAGCGCCGCACGATCGGCCGCGCGATGTGTCTGAACCGGTACATTTGCTTGCGTGTCGCACGATCGGCCCCCAACCCCTCCAGGAACGACGCGTACTCCGCCTCCCACGCCCGATACCTCTGCTTGCGCACCCGCTGCTTCGCGTGGTGATCCCGCCGCCCAGCTGCCGTCCGGTGCCTCATGCGTCCTCCTCTGTCGCGCACGCGCGTGCACCGTCCAGCAGGGCCCGCAGCTGCTCGCGCGACACCGCCGACAGCTCCCAACCGGGCGCCAGCATGATCACGCCACTGTGCCGCACGCCCTCCCGCTCCAGCAGCTCCAGCAGGTCCGTCCGCACCCGCCGCATGTGGTGCCGCTGCACGTGAGGAGGCAGGTCTCCTAGGTTCGGACGCACGAGCACGATGTCGTTCGGACCAACCCGCAGCGCCGCCGCAAACGCCACCTCCTGCCCCTTCTTCTCCGCCGCCTGCGCCAGGTGCAGCGCGGCCTCCACGGTCGTCTCGGTGTCGTCGGCGCACACCGCCGACCGCACCTCCTCGATCTCGCGCTCCGCCTTCTCCAGCTGCTCCCGCAAGCACGCGATGCACTCGATCGTCCCCTCCCTGCTACACGCCGTGCAGTCCATGAATCCCCCTACAGCTGCCCGTTGAACACGCGCTGCAAGAACGGCCCCAGCGCTGCCCGGACCAGCCCCTCTATGTTTTGGGCGATGACTTCGTCCACCTTGTTCGCCACCTGGCCGCCGTAGTTCTGGTACTGCCCCATGTACTCCTTCACGAACCGCGTCGTCTCCGCCTCCATGACGGCCAACACCGCGAGACGCAACCCGCTGGGGTAGTACCTCTGACGGTCTCGATAGTAGTCTTCCTTCTCCCACCGCCCCTCCAGGAAGCCCTTCACCTCCGCCTCGATCAGCCGCTTCCACTCGTCCTCCGGCAGGAACTGCGCGATGTCCAGCCGGATCTTGTCCTTGAGCTGCGACGCGAACTGCGCGGGATCGAACTTCACGATCTGGTCTTCACTCATCCTTCGCCTCCCTTTCACTCCACCGCCATCACCATCACTACGAACGGTGCCCCGGTCCGCTTCTCAAACGTCACGTCGCCAGCCACCGCCTTCTTGAACGCCACCTCGCGCGCCATCCGCTCCACCACTGCCTCCGTCAGCAGGCCGCCCCCGACGCCCTCGCCAACGTCGACCTCCACCACCGCCTGCTCCACCACGCGGTACACGGCCACGCTCACGCGCCACGTTGCCATCACACCCTCCCCGGCCGCGAGGCCCCGCACTCGCCGCAGCGCTCGCGATCCGCCTTCACGTGCGCGTCGCAGAACGCGCACCGCCAGTACGGGACAAACAGGTCCTCCGTGGCCGCGCTCACGTGCTGCATCAACCAGCGCTCCTGGTACTGCCCGCGCACCGTCCGCAGCCGCTGCATGGACTCTCCGGCGGTCAGATCCCCGACGTTCACCCGCACCACACCCATCAGCTCCTCCTTCTACTCCTCCGCCGTGATGCCGACGCCGTCGAACACAAAGTCGTCCTGCACGACCTGCACGCCGTCCACCTCCCGGAGCGATCCCCTGCCGCGCAGGTAGAGGCGCACCGGCTTCCCCGCATCCATCAGCACGCGGATGCTCTTGCCCCGGTCCGTGTCGAGCATCTCGACGTCTCCCCGCACGCGCTCCCCCACGGCCAGCGCCCGCACCCGCCCCGCCACGTCGGCCAAGTGAACGCGTCCGTAGCGATCGTCCGGGATCACCGCGAAGAAGGATCCCCGCTGGATGGACTCCTGCGCCTTCACCACGGCCGCTTCCATCACCGCGCGCGGGTAGATCCGCCCGTTGTGGTTGGGCACGTCGCAGCACACGATGTCGCCGCGCAGGATCACCCGGCCGTCCTCCGTGCGCTCCACCTCCGCCCACCGCGATCCCGCCTCGATCATCTTCCCGTCCATCGCTACCGCCTCCCGTCCTCCGTCAACACCTGACCCGGCCGGTTGTTCACCAGCGCCTCGACCATGCCGATGAAGGGGTCGGCGCCACGCGCCTGCTGCACCGCCGCCCGCACTATGAGGTTCGGCATGTCGAACCCGTTGTCCGCCAGCCGCCCCATGCCACCGATGATCTTGCGCAGGATCCGCAGCTCCTCCGCGTCGGCGTTCGCACGGACCTGCGCATGCTGCACCGCCTCCACGACCGGCTTCGTGGCCCGCTGCGCCTCCTCCGACGGCCCCCGCAGGTCGGCTAGCGTGGTCTGCCGCGCCGCGACCGACGTCCCGTCCCGCAGGTACGCCACGTCCACCTTCAACGCGCCCGCCAGCGCGGCCAGCATGCCGTCCTCCCACGGCCGCGTGGCCGTGAGCTGCGCGTCCGCCGCGCCCGCGTTGCCCCCCATGATGTCGATGAGGGCCTGCACTCTGATGCCCTGCTGCTTGGCCACGGCGCGCACGCGGTCCGCCTGCTGGCGCATCACCTCGCCCTCGGGGCTGAACCGGTACGCCGCGTTGTTGTAGCGGCCGCGCCAGCAGTTCGCGTCGCCCCCGTACTTCTTCAGCAGCGCGCTCTGCTCCGCGTACTGCGCGAAGCTGGGCCAGAAGTTGTCGAACATGAGCTTCTTGCCCGTGTCCCGCTGGTGCACCCGCACCGCGTCCAGCAGCATCGGCCCGTTCTTCTCGTTGTTGAACCGCACCGCCCGCACCACCTTCTTCGTCGCGTTCATCCCGTCCTCCTCGCGCCCCTCCATGGGCGCCTCCACAACGGCCTCCACGGCTCGTTTGTCCGCCTCGTACACCTGCCTCACCGCCGCCACCGCAGCGGCCTGTGTCATCCCGCTGCGCATCCCAGCCTGCACCGTGCGCTCCTCCCACGGCACCTCGCCCGGGAAGAACTTCGAGGTGCAGTGCTGAAACTTCGCGCGCGGCAGCACATCGAAGGCCCTGCCGCTGAAGCTGATCCGCCCGACGCGGTGCACGATGCCGTCGCACCGACGCGACCCGGTCCGCAGGCACGCCAGGATCTGCGTGATGCGGTACGACCGGCCGTCGTCCCCGCGCAGCACCTTGCCCCTGTCCTTCTTCAGCGGGCCCAGCCGCCGCCCACGTCCCATCCGCACCTCCGCGCGCCCCTCGCAGGCGCCCCTCGCAACCCCAACTGTAACACGACTCCGCGCCGTGTCAACTTATTTCTTCCGCTTCCTCGGCACCACGAACTGCTCACCGTTCGCTCCCCCGAACCGACGGCAGGTGTAACTCATCGCTTCTCGCGCGCACGCGTCCCAGTCATGTTCGATATCGAAGTTGGCCCACGCGAACGGGAACGGCATGTCGCTGCACCCTTTCCCTGTGAGCTTCCTCTGCCCGCTGAACGCCACGCCCGGCTTGCCGTCGTCCTTGATCCACTTGCCGTTCTTCAGCAGCCTCTCCACGTTCACGGCGCCCTTGGGCGGACGGCCCAGCCGCGCCACCGGCTTCTTCTTCATGATCTTCCCTCCGGCTTCTTGCCCAGCTTCTTGATCATGCGCGCGTACACCGCCATGGCCTTCTTGGCGCTGCACGACTCGCTGTCCCCCACCCACGCGATCCGACTCCGCTTGCTCCACCGGCTGCGGTACGATAGCGGGCAGTCCTTGCAGTTCCACTCCCAACACATCCCGTCCGCCGCCAGGATCGCGGCCTGCGCGCGCTCGCCGTAGGCGCTCAGGAACGCGCGCGTGTCCTCGCTGCCCACCACCATGGACATCTCAAAGATCTTCAACCACAGCTCCCGGTTGGCGTCCGCCCTCGTCCCGCTGATCGGCTCGCCCCCCATGCTCTCCCAGTGCCGCATCTTAGACCTCCTCGCTCGCCGCAGCGGCAACCATCGCCGTCAATGCGAGCATCGTCTTCCGCGATTCCTTGCGCCGTCGCCGCTCCGCCACCTCGGCCTCCTGCTGCTCCGTCGTCAACGCGTCCCAGCGCGCCTGCTCCGCCGCTGCCCGCGCCGCCTTGTCCGCCCGGTCCCGATCGATCGACTGCGCGATCCGCTCCTCCCGCGTGCCCCGCTCACGTGCCCTTCCCATGATTCTCCTTCCGCGTGCCCTTCTTCAGATCGAAGAGGTCGCCCAGCTTCGGCTTCCAGACCGGCACCACCCGCTGCACCGGCTCCACCTCCTCGATGCCGTCACTCAACTCGTCCAGCGCGCGCTTGTCGCTGCGCTTCTTCTTGTCGTTGTCGCTGCTCACGACGCCCTCCTCACCACAGGCACGACAGGATGCTCTCGCAGCCACTGTAGCGCTCCTCCACCACCCTGCGCTCCCGCCAATGCCGCAGCCGCGTCACGTGGGTGTAGCGCACGTCGAAGGCGCTCAGGCGCCGCGTCTCGTTCACGATGCGCGCCATGTCCGTCAACCAGCACAACCCCTCGTCGTGGCGTACCGGAAACGTCTCCCCCTTCATCACGTCCCCGCTCGGATCCGCGATGACCACCTGATCGTTGCTGCGCGCCCACGCCTGCCGCACCTCCGCGCACGGACGCTCCTCCACCAGCTCCCACCGCGTCGGGTCCGGCCCCGGCAGCGTCACCGATCTTCCATCCGCCAGCACGATGTCCGCACTCCAGGTCTCACGCGGCAGGCGCGCCGCCCCGTACACCTGCGCATCCGTCATGCCCACCGCGCGAATCGTGCACATGCCGCGAGAATCCTCCGACACCCGCACCTCGCTGACCGGAGTTACCGAGTCAACAGCCCACCACCACGACTCGAACACCGCATTTGGAGCATCGTATCCACAGTGACAGACGTACACTCCGTCTGAAATCGCACTGACGACCCCAACCGTACCGCGACACCGCTTCAACAGATCCGCGCACTTCGCATCGTCCTTGACCCGCACGCGATCTCCGATCTTCGGAGTCCACGACGCCACCACGCGGCGCCGCACCAGCTGCAACCGCTCCAGACGACCGCAGTAATTAACTCCAATCTCTATTCCGTCGTTCGGTTGGGTGAAGTTCACACAAACTTCTTGCTCCCCAACACTGGTGACACGTCCGCTCAGACCAACACACCACTCGGCGCTGCCAGCTGGCGCCATGGCTCGCACGATGTCCCCGACCCGGAACCCCGGATCCACGTGCCGCATGTTGTCGATATACACCCACCCTCCGCCGACGCCGTCCATCCGGACCGCGTGGAAGGACTGCGGACCCAGCAACTCGTCCAGCCGCCAGCACAACTCCGGATCCGTGTCGCTCTTCATCTGCACGATGTCGCCGGTCTTGAACCCTCCCGACATCCCACCCTCTGACTTCCCGTACAGACCATCAAGCATATCCGTCACGCTTTTCATCCCTCACCTCCCAACGCACGCGCGTGCGCCTCAGTCCAACCCTCCGAACCGGCCAGCCTCCACCGCCGCAACCAACCACGCGTTGTACTCCGCATGGATCTCTGCCGACGTCTTGCCCTTGTCCCATCCGATCCGGAACACCTCGTCGCAGATCCCGATGCGCGCCGGTCTCTGTATTCCGTTCTCACGTGCGTAGTCTACCCAACGACGCCCGTTCCAGATCATGAACTCCCAACCGAGCGGCTCCCGCCCGATCGCCGCCCGGCAGCACGCCCACCTGGGGTTCTCGTCGCTGCGCAGCTCCACCTTCATGATCCCACCTCGCCGAAGTCGGCCAGCACGGCCCGCGCCTTGTCCATGCGCTCGTCCCGGTGCTCGCAACCGTCACCATGCTCCGGACCATTGTCCCCGCAGCACGGGCAGTAGGCGTCGTCGCGGACGTACGACAGCACCTCTTCGAGGTCTGCTTCGAGATCTTCGATCCTCAGCCTGGCACGCACGAGCGCCGTCGACCGCTTGATGGCTCGTTCCAGACAGATCCCCGCCGTGGCGACCCACGCGCACAGGATGCAGCTCGTGACGATCATCCAGAACGTGTCACCCATGCTTCACCTCGTCTGCGGCGGCGAGAACGGCGCGGGCCGCGTCCAACTGTGCCGCCCACTCCGGATGATTTTTCACACACTCAGGTCGTGCCATTGTGTGCGAGAAGCGATAGGCGGCGCATTCCAACTCATGCTCACACGAGCAATTGGCGGACGCTTCCTCGATCACTATCATGACACCCCGCAGCCGCTCGCACTCCCGCTCCCTCTCCGCGAGCGCGGCTTCGGCGGACTCAACGCGGGCGATCAGCTGCGGCACTTTCTCCGCCACGACCCTGCGACAGCTGTCCCCCAACCGTCCGCCCAGCATCGTCGCGATGGCCTGCGCGTCCCACTCGCGCTCGACCTCGATCGCGCTCTCCTTCCACGCCTTCAGACTCTCGCACTTGGCCTTGTACTGCGCCGTGAGCTGCTCCTGCGCCTCCAGTTCGCGCTTCACGCGCCCCAACGCGTCCTCCAGCATCTCCCGCAGGTGCCGTTCGTCTGTCATCGCCCACCTCTCAGCTGCCCCACGCAGCTCGTTCCTGCCTCGCACTATAACACAGAGCGTGGCCGTGTCAATTTTTCTTCCGCTCCCTGTCCGCAATCCCCGCGAACGCGGCCCAGTTCTCCCACTTCGCGTACAGGTGCCCGCACGCCGGACAGAACCTGTCCGCGTACTTCTGCGGATCGCCCTCTTGCGCCCCCTTCTGTATCCAGAACGGCGAAGCAGGCCCCGGTGGTTGCTCCCATCGATGCCCGCACCGCAGGCACCGCAGCCGCGCCACCCATTGCTTCCTGCTCACGCATCTACTCCGCCTGCCACAACACGACATCTAAACGGGGAAGACATGCCAGCGCCGCCGCGATGTCGCACAGGCACTCGTGGTAGCCGCGCTCCAGGTGGCCACCACCCTCGTGCCCCAGCTCGTGCACGATGAGCTTCACGATCTCGCGCGTGCTGCCATCGAACCACGCCTGACCCAGCACGCCCACGTTGAACCGCAGCACGTGGTCGTCCCGGCAGTAGTCGGCGCACGTCGTCGCCTCCGGCGCCTCGGTGAAGCGCACCTTCACGGCGACGTTCAGCGCCGTCTTCCCGATGAACCTCGTCATGCGCTCCACCCGCCGCATGCCGTCCGTGATCTCGCCCTCGCTCAACTGCCACCCGCCCACCGTCAGCACCGGGAACAACCGCGTCGTGGACTCGATGGCCCCGGCCGCCCGCACCGCGTCCCACTCGGCCTCGCTCAGCTCGCTACCCGTGACCACCCGGTAGCCGCGCGAGATGGCCTCCTCACGACTCTTCGTGTCGCCGGGCACTCCCACCGCTACCCGGTCGCCCCACCGCGTGCTGACGACCCTGCGGACAGCTTCCGGGACGATCCGCTCGTCGCTCATCGCGTCGCGCACCCAGGCGTCGCTGATTCCACCCTCGCCGATCTGGTGGACCATGACGTTCAGCACCTCGGCGCGCACGTCCCGCAGGAAGGCCGCGCTCACGTTGTCGCGGTCCATGTTCATGGGCACGCGCTGCCCGATGTTGTAGTGGTAGCGATCGCCCGTCTCTACGATGGGCAGCCCCATCTCGAAGATCATCGCGCGCTCACCCTCGCGGGGCACGTGCACCTCGATGGTCGTCTTGCGCCGCGTGGTCCGGTACCGCCCCTCGCCGTCCTCGTACTCCGTGGTCAGCGTGGCTTCCAGCCGCTTGTTCGGCTCTCTCGGAAGGATCTCCTCCCCGTTGACGGTGTACCGGATGCTCCGTGGCGGCATGAAGGTCCGCGCAGCGGCCACCGCCTCCCGGATCTCCGTCCGCGTCATGGGGATCAGCGCGCGGAATTCCGACCCCGACTTCGTGCACTCGCGCCCGCGCGACCGATCCTTGCCCTTGAAGATGACCGTGCCCGTGGTCGTGACGATGCGGGCCTCCGTGCAGAGCGCCAACACCTGCTTCTCCCCCATGTTGAAGCGCCCGCGCCGCTCCGCGCTCGCCCGCTTGCGCGTGTGCGCGAACAGCGTGTACGCGTGCGAGATGTCCACGAACCCTTCGGGCGCATCGTCCGTCACGATGACCCGGGCCATGCCGCGCCCCGGCCCGATCTCCAGCGTCACGTCGCACCGCGTCACGTCAGGCTCGTCCCATGCGTTCTGCACCAGCTCCCGCAGAATGAACGCCTTGTCGCGCCCCTCCAGCAGCTGCCGTAGGCCCCCCTTATCTACCTCGAACCATCCCATGGGCACCTCCTCCTCGCGCGGCCCCGTGCCGCACCTCTTCTCATACTACCCCTATTATAACACATCCACACGCCGTGTCAACATCTTTTTTTTCCTACTGCGGGCAGTCCTCCACGGGCCAGCACTCGGGTCCCGCATCGTCGCCGACGCAGCACGTCCACGCGCCCCCCACCGTGTCCACGACGTCGGCACAGTCCCGCACCATGGCCCATCGCCCGTCGCCCGCGCAGACCTCCTGCGCCTCCCCGGCGCAGCGCGTGGCGCCCACCGTGGCGCACAGATCCGCGCAGCCGTTGAGGCTCAGCAGCACGCCGACCACGCCCAGCACGATCCCCAACACCGCCAGCACGCGCGTCACCAGATCACTTCTGCTACACATCCTCGCCCTCCTTTCACAGCCACCCGCGCCAGCGCCCGATCCGCTGCGCCAACTCCGTGCCGACCCCACCGCGCCGCAGCACGCGCGCCGCGCTGTCGATGACCCGCTGCGCCGCCACGCAGTCCCCGGCCCGACAGCCGTACGGGGCCAGCGTCGCCGCCATGTCGTAGCGCTGCACCACGCCGCGCCCCCGCGTCGCCCGCGTCCACAGCCAGTGCAGCTCCAGGTCCACCGTGTAGCAGCGCGCCTCGCAGACGGCCCGCCACGCCGGGCTGGTGGCGTACAGCATGCCGTAGGCCGCCGCCCCCTCCGCCTGCATGATCACCACGTGCTCGTGCTCGTGCCCCAGCGCCTTGACCTGCTGGATCGGTGCCAGCTGGTCCGTCCCGGGCCGGAAGCACAGCCACACGTCGTAGCCCAGCGTGATGGAGTACTGCGTGAGGAACGCGTCGTGGTCCTGCACGCCCAGCGCGTCCAGCAGGTGCGCCAGCGCGTGCATGGCGGGCGCCTCCTCCTTGGCGCGCACGCGCGTGCCGTACTGGATCCGGAGCCGATCCGCCAGCTGCTCCACCGCGGCCGCCGTCAAGTCCTGTTCCGTTCGCTTCACCATCAATCCTCCTCGCCGTCGGTCCCGGCCTCCTCCGCCTCGCCGTACACCCCTCGGTACTGGTAGTCCGTCGCCGTGTCCAGCCCGCTGCCCGGCAGCCCGGCCGCCTGCATGGCGCGCCGCAGCGCCTCCAGCACCCGCCCCTGCGCCGCCGGATCCAGCAGCGCCTTGGCCGCCGCGTCGCCCGCCCGGGCCCGCACGCTCTGCACGAACTCCACGTCGAACCCGCCCTGCCCCTCCGGCATCTCGGGCACAATGAGCCCCAGGTCCTTCTGGATCTGGTGCGCCTGCCCGATGAGCTTCACCATGGTGCCCCACATGGCTAGCACGGACTCGGAATTCACGCCGGTCAACTCCTCGCGGGCCAGCTCGCGCCGCACCTTGACCTCCAGCTCGCCGATCTGCTCCCACAGCGTGTGCAGCATGGCGTTGCGCGCGCCGAACCGCTTGGCCAGCTGCTCGCCGCGCTGCGGCCCGAACATCACGATGCGCCACAGGGGCGGCGCCGCGTTGCGCAGCGCGTCCAGGTAGGTGCGCAGGCTCCACGCGGTCAACCACTTCGCCTCCTCCCGATCCTTCTGGATGTAGCGCGCCACGTCGGCCGTCGGCATGCCCGCCATGAGCTGCACCTCGGCGTCGGGCCAGCACGGCAGGTCCATGATGCGCTGGAGGTAGGGCGCCAGCGCGTCCCGATCGATCCACTTCGACGCGTGCTCCACGGTGGGCTCCGCCTCCTTGATGGCCGTCTTGCTCGGCCCCAACGTCTTGTTCCCGATGCTCGGATCGCCCCGCTTGCCCTTCGCGCCCACCCCCTACCTCCCCTCGCGCAGCCGCGCGATCTCCGCCCGCTGCTCCAGCAGGATCCGCGCCGCGCACTCCGTCACGTTCTCCTGCCCGTCGTACTCGAACTCCGCCAGCAGCAGCGTCAGCAGCGGCGCCGTGCGCTGCTTTATTCGCAGGATCGTGGCGTCCTGCTCGCGCACGCGCGTGCGCAGCCGATCCATCTCCGCCTCCATCCGCTCGACGTACCCACCCTTTGTATCGTCTGGCGGGTCGATCGCGTAGTGCCCCGTCTGTGGATCGTAGTACGGCCCGCTCACTTCTGCTCCTCCGGCCCACCTTCTCCGTACCAGGAGGCGTCACCCGTCGTGCCGATGTCGGTCGTCCCGCCCGACTGGCACCCGTAGTAGACCACGTCCGGCATCTTCGGCGTCCCCCATGGCTTCGGCTCCACCGGGACCCATGGATTCCCTGGCGTCGGCCACGGCGCGGGCGGATCCACCTTGGGCAGGTCCGGCACCGGCAGCGCCCCGTCCCGCCACCGATGCCCCCTGATCGGCTCCAGCACGGCCACCACGCTCAGCACGAGGACCCGCCGCCCCTCGTTGCCCGTCGCCAGCCGCTCGGCCTCCACGCGCGCCTCCTCCAACGTCTCGTGCTCCCGCATCGGCGCCTGCTTGCCCTCCACGAACACCATGAAGCTCATCGGGACCTCCTCTCCTCGTACCGCCTGTCGTACTCGTCCTTCTTCCCCTGCGCGAGCAGCTCGAGGACATCCCAGCACTCGGCACAGCAGCACAGGAACCTTCCCGGCACCGCCGCACCGCACCCGCCGCAGATGTGGTCCTCGTTCGGATCGTAGTCGGTCAGGTTCTCCATGAGGAACGGCACGTCGGCATCGGTCCCGTCCGGGTACCGTTTCCACCCCACGGAGGCAACGAACGTAAACTCTACCATCAGCCGTTCTCCTCACACGGTCGGGTACGACCACGCCTGCACGTGCTGCCTGCACGCCTCGTTGAACCAGTTCGTCTGCGCCGACAGTGTGTCTGGCAGCCAGAACGGGCACTCGATCACGTAGTAGGCCACGCCTTGGTACGGCACCCACGTCTTGAACGTCACCGGCTGCATCAGGATCATCTGTAGCCCTTCCTTTCGCAGTACTCCTCGTAGCATGCCTCGCAGTGCGTATCGATCACCTGGTTGATCGTCCCGTGCTGGTCGCACACGCCGATCTCACACTGGAGCCGCGCCACCTCCTGCTCCAGCTCGGCCCGTGCAAACCGCGTACCCGCCAGCGTCCACTCCAACCTCTCCAGCTCCGCCACGCGCATGCGCAGCCTAGCGTTCTCCTCCACCATCCAGACCACGTTCTTCGCCCCGTCGATCCACCAGTCCGCCTTATCCGGGTGCGCCTCCTGCCACAGCTTCCGAGCGCGCTCCATCATGCGGCTGTGCAGGTCGGTCGACGCACTCAACTCCAATGCCAGTCGGTGCTCCGCATCCCAGAACCGTTGCAGCTCTTTCACGCGCATCCGCAGCTGGACCAGTTCCGAGTCTCCCACATTCGTGTTGGCCGTCGTCACGTCCTGCGGCTGCGCCGTCGGGATCCGCTGGCTCGGCGGCGTCGCGTTCTCCGGCCCCTCCGGCTGCGCGTAGTTGCCGTCCTTCACCGTGGACATCGCTCCTCCTCTTGTCTCTGTTGCTCCCACCGGGCCACCGCGTCCCGCTCGATCTGCGCACGGAGGGTCCGGATGAACATCAGCAGCGCCTGCACCTGCGGGTTGGGATCGTCGGCCAGCGCCACCTCCGCCTCGATCGGACCCAGATCGCCCGGACAGTAGCCTACCATCTCGTCCGCAACATCCACACGCCCGAACCCATTGTGCTTCCGATGCGGCGAGTCCGTCAGAATTCCCTCATCGCACACCGATCCGTCCGTTTCGTAGTGCATGGCGCACAGACCGCACCTCGCCTGCCCAGATCGCACGAGTGCGAAGAACTCCTCGAATCCGATTGTCTCCTTGGATCCAATCATGGACATCTCTCCTCCTACCTGCTCCACCGCACCGCGTGTTCGTCGGGGAAGTAGCCCAAGCACGTCAGGGGTTTACCGTTCGAGAGTTTCCCGCCGATGACCCCACGAACATCCTCACACGACTGGTACGCCTCCCCCGACACCGGGTGCAGCATCGACGAGTGCGCGCACCGCGACCCCGTGATGAACTGCCACCACCGCTTGCGTCGGCAGTACGGGCACTCGTAGCACGGCGATCCCTGCTTCGCCTTGTCGCGCTCCACCTCGTTCATCGCTCCTCCTTCGCCTGCCGTCCGAGCTTCTTGACCATGCGGGCGTAGACCTCCATGGCGTCCTGCGAGCACGGGTCGGCGTTACGCCCCTTCCTCCACTCTCTGCCGTCGTCCATGGGGCACTTGCCCTTGTCCTTGTGCCCAACCACGCACGGCTCGCGTCCTGCGTAGGGGCACTCCGCCTTCCACGTGCCCGGGGCGTGCCCAGAGGCAAGCAGTGCCACCACGCCGCGATCTCCGTACGTCTTCATGAATTCCTTCGCGGCCTTCCCGTGCAGTTTCGCGATCTGCTTCCACGTCCACGCCTTCTCCGTCTTCGTCCGCTTCGTCATCGCTCCTCCTCCCTCAACTGCCGCTCCAGCCCTGGCAGCTTGTTCGCGCACTCCCGCGCGTGCGCCACCTGCTCCCGCAGCGCGCACCGGTTGCACCAGTACTGGTAGCCCCCGTGGATGGCCCCCATCGTGCCGTCCGGCGCCCACACCACCGTCGCGGTCCGCTCCCCGCACTGCTGACAGATCCCACGCGGCGTCATCCAGTCCGAGAAGTCGGGTGGCACTTCGAGGCACGTCTCCACCGGTCCGCCGCCCTTCGACACCGTGGTCTTACAGTTTCCCTTGTGCGCAGCAATCTCTTCGGGCCGGAACCTTCGCGTCAGGCGCCGCGAATCCGCCTCACGCTCAGCTGGCGTACGCTCGTCTCTCGTCGTCAGCTGCGTCACCTGCCCCGGCAGGATCTTGAACTCGTCGCTCATCTCACTCCTCCTGCGCACGCGCGTGCACATCCAACCGCTCCGGACACGTGCACTCCCCGATCCCGTCGCAACTCTCCACCTCCGGACAGCCCTCGCACGGGCTCGGCGCGTCCCATGGCTTCTGAGCCACCGCCCACCGGAACTCGGCCTCGTGCGCCTGGTCATCCGCACCCGTGTAGGTCCACCGATCGATGTGATCGCCGCCGTGCCCAACCACCCGCCCACACCTCATGGTGCAGAGGTTGTCGCCGTGATCGTCCCCGACCTCGAAGTGCGCGTTGCACTGGCCCGGCACGTCCCTAGCCGCCATGCTGTTTCCTCCACAGGCCCTGGGCCTCGTCGAGGCTCAGGTTGTAGACCATCATCCAGTTGAAGACCGCCCGCTCCTCCTCCGTCGCCCCCTCCACGCGCCTGCTGTAGAAGTTGTCGCGCAGCCGCTCCAGCTCCCGCTCCCTACACTTCAGACGGTGCCGCGTCGCATCGTGCGAACGCGCCTCCTCCAGCACACGGCGCTCCAGCCGCGCGATCTCACCCCGCAGCGACAGCTCCAGGCCGTTCGGCCGATCCGCCGCTGCCATCATGCCTTCTTCTCCAGCGCCAGCCGCACCAGCTTCAGCGCGCCCCCGTCCCGCACCATGGTATCCGCGAACTCCCGCTGCACCCTCTCCAGCATCTCCTCGAAGCTCAACTCGACCTCGATGTTCGAGCTGTGCGCGCCAGCCACCGTCGCATGCGTGCCACCGTTACCGTCTTGCAGGACCAGGGCCATCCTGTTCGCATCGCTCAGCCTGTACAGGAAGTCGCAAAGGCTCTTCCGAGTCTTCGTCGCATCCTCGTTGTCCACGCCGGGGTGCCCGCACGTCGCGTTCATGTGGTCCACGAAGCGATCCGCCAGCAGCTTCGCCGCGCCTTCAACCGACTCCAGCATCCACACCCGCTCCCGCAGCTTGTCCGCCTCCTGGAGCGCCTCCCACAGCTTGCTTCGCAGCTCGTCCTTCGTCGCCTTGCTCTTCGTCATCCTCATGCCCTCCTCGTCCAGCAGCCCCAACTCCTCCAGCACCGGCCCGAACGTCTTCTGGTACCGCTCCGCGTCGCCCTTCCGACGATCCGCCGCCGTCAACGGCACGAACCGGAAGTCCAGCTTCTGCCCCTGCCGCACCGCCGCCGTCACCAGATCCCCCACCGTGATGTCCTTCTTCCCGCGCCTCATCGTCGCCCCCGTCAGCCGCTGTGCACGCACCGCTCGGTGCCGCAGCTCACGCACTTCGTGTAGGTCTCCCAGTCGTGGCCGCCCACGTAGAACTGGTGGCTACCGCACACCACGCACACCTCCTCGTCGGCGCCCTTGTCCTTCCATACCTCGAACCGCGCGGTCGGCTCCGTGTGTCCCGCTCCCCCATCGCCGAGTAGCTCCACCAACGCGGACGGAACCTCGCGGCCATCGTCATCCACGAACCGATCCCCGTCCCAGTCCAGGCAGTGGGGATCGAACACGCCCACGTCCTTGTGAAAGACCTTGCTCATCGCGCCGCCTCGTACAGGTACGACCAGCCGCGCTCCTGAACAAACCGATTCACGTTGTCCTGACTACACGAAGTACGCATGTAACAGATCACAGACCGCCTGGCCTCGTCGCGCTCCCGCTCCAGCGTGTCGCCCCGTGCCTTCGCCTCGCCGAGTTGCCGTCCGAGGTCGGACGCCTGCCGCACGGCGGCATCGATCGCCTCGTCGCGCTGGCGACGGAGGCCGGGGATGCAGTAGTTGTTCACGGGTGCAACGCCACCTGTTTCCTTGCAAACATACGTTCCCATCCCGGTCCCGCCGTAAAATTTACACTCCGGGCACTCCGACCCCGAGCACACCGGCTCTCCATCCACGATGCGCGGGTTGATCTCGCTCATGGGAGCCTCCGTCCGGTGCCTGTGCATAACGGGCACACAACATGCACTGACGCGCCGCTCTTGTTTTTGACTTGGCCAGTGCCGAAACAATTGGCACATTGAACCATAACCGCTTCCGCCTTCGCAGCTTCGTACCCGGCGACGTACCCGTCCGAGAAGTCTGACAGGCTGTAGGAAACCATCCTCCCGCCAGCTTCTTTCTGCATCATTTTCGCGCGCTTCTCGGCAGCAACCGACGCTTCTTTACGGATGTCTCTCATCGCGTCGCCTCCCACGCCTCGTCCAGGCTGCCGTACTGCGTGAGGGTCTGGTAGTCCGCCTGCTCCTCACGCCCGCACAACTCCCGGTTCGGCCCCGGCGCGCAGATGATCTCGATGTTCGTCTCCCACGCCCGGCAGTCATCGCGGAACGTCTTCCACCCGGGGCAGCGCCCCAGGTCCATCCGCAGCTCCTCCAACGCCTCCTCTCGCGCCTCGCACGCGGCCAGCTCCGCCGCCAGCGCCTCGTCGGGCGACTCGGGCGCCACGACAGGATCCGTCACGGTCTCCGAAACGACCTCGCGCTCGCAGAACAGGTTGCGCGCGTACCAGTCGCACTTGTCGAGGAAGATGCCTGCGCTGCTGTCCTGCGCGTCCCCCGTCGCCAGCGCCATGGACCGCAGGCACTCCTGCACCGCCTCGTTCACGCTGGCCTCGTCCCCGTCGCAGTTCCAGTTCCACTTCGGCCCAGTGGACACCGCCTCCCCGCACCCCGCCAGCACCAGCACCATCAACCACCTCATCAATGCACCTCCCGTGTCCGTTCCGAACTTACTTCAAACACAACGCGTCAACTGGCCGTGTCAAGATCCTCGTTTCTGCTCGCACCTCGGGATTTTTCCGCTTTCATCCCGTCCGCGATAGAATTTCGTGCGCTACTTACCCCGCTTCGCCGAATCCTTCGTCGCCAGCGCGACCCCGTTGCGCCCCTCCGCCAGCCAGTCCCCCGCCGCCCACGGGTCCGGCACAGCCTCCTGGCACGACTCGCACAGCCGCCACCCGCTGCCCGGCGTCAGCGCGCTGCGCTCCACCTGCCACACCTTGCCGCAGTGCGGGCAGATCAGCAGGGCGCGCTGCGTCACGTGCCCCATGATGTTCTTGACCGCCGTCTCGTACACCGCCATGCGCCGCATGATGCGGTAGGTCTGGTTGGCGTCGACCTCCGTCCACTTGCCCAGGTAGTGCTGCGTGCGGGCCCGGATCCGCTCGGCCCGCTGCCGACACGACTCGTCCGCCGCCTGCACCGCCGTCTGCTCGTGGATGCGCCGCTCGCCCTCCAGCTGCTCCTCCAGCTCGCGCACACGCGTGCGCAGCGCGTCCCGCTCCCGCGCCGTCTCGCACGTCTGGCACGGGTTGAACGCCTCCAGATCCTTCAGCAACTTCGACTTCTTGGCCATCTCTACACCTCCCCGTGCAGCCAGCGCGCCAACGCCAGCTCGTCCTCGAACACCGGGATCCCGATCCGCACGGCCTCCGCCACCTCGTCCACGCTGCCGACCGACCCCTTCCACCCCTCCACGAGGAACACCGCGTCGCACCGCCCCAGCACCGCCATGGTTCCCCGGATCCAGAACTCCTCCGCCGCCGCGCCCTCAAGGCCCCGCGTCAGCAAGTGCGGCACCACCGGCATGCCGCCATGCTTCGCCACCGTGGCGCCGCGCAGTGCGGCCCGCAGCACGTTCCGCTGCCGCTCCTGCCCCGTCTCCGCCCGGTACGGGCCCGCCACGTAGACCAGCTTCACCGCGCGCCTCCTCCCCGGCCTCGCGCCGGGCTCCCTCCCCTTGTAGCACGTGCCGATGCCGTGTCAAGAGAAAAGCGTTCCGTACCTCGGAACTCGCATCGTCCCTACGTCGGGTCGTCCCTTGTCAAGGGCCGCTCCCGCCGCGCCCCGTTTTTCCGCTTCCGAACCGCCTCGGCTGCCGCTCCCTTGCGGAGGTGGTCCACAACGTGCTCCCACCGGAACGTGGTGCCGCCCTCGTGCACGCGCAGCTTGTCGAGGATGAGGGTCATGTCGTCGCGGCGCAGGCTCCGCGCAGGCGTCCGCGCCAAGGCCGTGATCGCGATCGTCTCCATGTCGGCGGCCCGCTGCGCATCGCGCCGCACCCGCTCCAGCAGGCCCTGCCGCGCCGCCTCCATGAGGCCCGGCGCCCACTCCGGGTGGGCCTCGATGGCCTCGTAAACCGCCGCTTGAAACTGCTCCTCGGTCAGCATCGATCCAACTCATCGAAGCGCGTGGCGTACCGCCGCGCCTCGTCCCGCAGCGCGACCGCTACCAGGTGGCGGGTCGCCTCGTTCAGCCGCTCCATCGGGATCGCGCGCAGCACGGTCACTGCCCGCGACACCAGCACCTCCACCCGCTGGTCCGCGAACTCCGCCTCCAGCACCAGGCTGCGCAGGTCCTCCACGTCCAGGTCCACCTCGATCTCCCGCTCCACCGTGATCCACTTCGTGATCTTCATGGCTTACCGCTCCACGTCCTCGCCGCCGACGTTACTCCCTTCTTGATCGATCGCCCGTTTGGACACACGCACGGCCCCTCGTACCCAAGGCGCAGCGTGCGCATCGGGTTGAGCGACTCCACGCGCAGGATCCCGGTGTTGCCGCACAGCGCGCACAGGCCCGTCTCGACGTCGATGAACTCGTACCAGTCCACCTGCTTCGAGCGCCGCGCCCGCGCCGCCGCCACCGCCTCCTCCAGCGTCTGGAACTTTACCTCGCCCATCACGGATCTTCCTCTTCGAACGGACACCAGCACTCGTTGCGCTTGACCTCGTAGCAGTCGTACAGCGCACTCTCGGCGTCGAACCAGACGTCCTGCAAGGCCCTGTTCAGCAGCCCTTGGCAGTTGATCTCCGCGTCCGGGTGCTCCAGATGCGTGATCCGCTCGACGTAGCCACAGTGGTCCAGTTCGGACCGCATGCCCAGCACGTTCTGCTGCTCCTCGTCCAGCCGCTGGTAGCACCTGTCCAGCGCGTGCACGACGCCCCGGTACTCCTCCATCTCGACCACCGGATTCGGGCAGCCCCGCTCCAGCGCCTCGATCCGGTCCTGCTTGTCCGCGATGACCAGCAGCATGTACGTGTAGATGCCCATGAGGCCGAGCGTGCTCACCCCAGTCAGGATGTGACCCACCCAGCGCGCGCGGCTCCGCTCCCGCTCGTACCTATCTTCCTTGTTCGATTTCATCTTTCATCTCCTTGTCCGCAGCCTTCTCGGCGATCTCGAACGCCTCCTTCAACCAGGCCGTCGACAGTTTCCCCTTCTTCGACAACTTTCCGGCCAACCAGACCATCGCGATTACCGCAACGCGCTCGGCCCTGCGCCACTCGCGCAGACGCTTCGCCAGTTCGCCAACCGCGTCGCACCGTGTCCTTGCGCAGTCCCCGCACACGCCGCCGTCCTTCGCTTCGATGGCGCCGATCCACGCGCGACTCGACTTCCCGCAGTCCACGCAGAACCTCTCCTCAACCATCCTGCCCTCCTACCACCCGTTGACACGCCCGATCAGCATCCACGTCACGAACAGCTCCACCGCCAGCAAGACGATGATCGCGACGCGCCCCTTGTTGTCTAGGTCCTCCACGAACGACCACATCCCCGACGCTGCCCACACGAACCCGAACGTCAGGATCGCACCGAGAAGACATGACGAGATCGCGATCACTTCCGCTCCCTTTCTTCCAGATCCAGCCTCACCTTCAGATCCGCGATGACGCTCTCCAGGTGCTCGTAGTAGGACGTGGCCGCCACCTGGCCCACCTCGCCGCCACAGGCCGGGCAGCGCGCGATCCACGTGCACAGCTCCTCGTGGCACTTCGGGCAGCTGTTCGGGGCGCCCCCCTTGAACCGTGACGACGTAGCCTGATCGCACGCCCGAATGGTTCGATGCGCGTCGGTCCCCTGCGTCACGAACGCCCACTTGGCGCAGGCCAAGTTGCAGACCATGACCGCGATGTCCTCCCCCTCCGCCTCGCTGAACATCGGCTCCTCGCGCACGCCGTCGATGACGAACCCCATGCCGTCAACCTGCGTTACACCGTCCGCCACCTCGTGCAAGGCCGCGTAGAACTCGTCCGACACATGCATCAGGATCGTCTTCATCGGTCGCCATCCTCTCTCGGCGGCTCGGGGATCGGCACGGGCCACCAAAGGGCGAACTCATGCACACCGAACGCACAAGATTCGCCTGTCCGCATGACAAACCAACCGTCGTCGTCTGCAACGACGTCTGCAATCTCTGGTTCACTATCCTCGTTCTTCTTAGCCCAACGCGGCCCCGGCTCCGTCGGAGGCGTCGTGCTCCACCTCGGCGGCGCGGCCTGCATGACCGTCTGCCCGTGAGTGGTGCACCCACTGTAATTGGGACACGTCGGGTTGAAACAGCCTCCGGTGGTCGTCTGCAATCCACACCGCGTGCATTTCCCGTCCCACGTTACCGCGCTCATCCCTCGCCTCCCTTCGCGCACGCGCGTGCGTCCGCGTACAGGTACCCCCACTCACGGTCCATCGCGTATTCGAGCGGCGTTACGAAACATCCATCAATCTTGCAATTGTACGACGCTCCGATCTCGCACAACTCCCGGCGGGCCTCGTCGCGCTGGCGGCGGAGTTTCGTGTTTTCCGATTCCATCTCTTGTGCTTTGCATCCGTAGCTGTACAAAACGGCGTGTGTTTTCAGTCCCTTGACACGTCTGATTGCATTCCAAAATGGGCGACTTGCATCACCCGAAAACACCGGCTTCCCGTCCACGATCCTCGGGTTGATGTCGCTCATCGTCCCCTCTTTTTCCCAGCCGTAGCAGGTTTGTTTTTCCGCGAACGTGCCGTTTTTTTCGTCGGAAGTTGCGACTCCTTCCAGATTTCGAGCATTTGCTCGATGCCCCGCATGAGCGCGTTGAATTCGCGGTTTTGCTCGGGCGTGAATTTTTGTGTCATTGTCCACCTCGCTCGGCCACGTCTGCGGCGGCGAGCGCATCGCGCGCAACGTCGTACACATTGTCGGGGGAAAAACCGATGCGGTCGGCTATCACCTGTGCAGCACGTTTTATTCTTCCCGCGTCATCCGGCCGGGCGCTGGGGACGCCGCGCGAGGATAGGTAGCGGGCGACGGTGTGGATGGGACTCTCCAAGTATACATCGCTCCTGCCAGCGATAGAATGACCCCGCGTTGACAGCCACTCCGCGAACTCTCTCACGGCGTCCGCGCGAGCGGCGGCGAGCATCGAACCAAGGCCATCGTTGCGCGGAGCCTCTCCGACAACGTCCCCGTGGTGGAGCATGTCGCGCGCCGCGAGGTCATCGAGCGCGAGCCAGTACGAAAACGGGTGTCCCATGAACTCGCCCATGTTGGCCTTTTCAAGCGTCGGGATCTTCTCCTCTGCGGCGGCGAGCTGCGCGCGGAGGGAGGAGAGTTCGTCGTAGTGCTGTCGCCAGTATTCGGCAAGGTCGCACGATCCATCCGCCGGATCTCGACATAGACAAACAAACTCCGGACCTTGTGGACAAATCTCTTTCTCACAATGCCCAGTGATGCAGAACTTCCACGCGCCACCGTTCGACTCTAGCGCATCCCGCAGCCTCTCGTTTTCCTCCCGCGCCGCCGCGAGCGCGGCAACGAGTAGTGGGACTTCAGGTTCGTCAATCGGCGGTCTTCCGTCCATGTCCCGACCAAGTCGAATCTCGTACTCGTCGCACGTCGCTTGGAGGTTCTTTATCGCCTCCCTCGCCGCTGCAATATCGGAACGTAGGCGCAGGATTTCTGCGCCCCAATACGGGCAGTCGTACCGCTTGCATTCTCGCTCCCGCGCCACCGCGAGTGCATCTTCGGCCAGTTTGAGCGCCTCCATCCTGTCCGTAACGGCGACGCCCCAATCGCCAACAGCGGTTTGCAGCCGCTCCCGCAGCCTCTCGATCTCCCGCTCCCTCTCCGCGAGCGCGGATTCGAGTTCGTCCATCTTCGCCTTCAGTTGTTCACCGGGTTCTCGAACTTCCTTCGCTGTCACGTCGTCGAGTTTTCCCGACATCAAGAGCGCGCCAAGTGTGAACCGCATCCGGCTCGCGTCTTCCTGCGCCTGTTTGAGCGCGGATTCGAGCGCGGAGATGCGAGAGAGAAGTTCCGCTATGTTGTGTGTTGCAGCCAGTACGGTATTGCTTGTCATCTCTCCCCTCCTTCGCACTCTTCAATGGGCGCGCACTCCGCGCCCGCGTCCCCGGAACAGCACGCCCACGAGCCGGGCATCACCTTCCCGATCGAGTCCTTGCAGAACAGCGGCACCTTGTTGTCCGCGCACCAGTCCCGGATGCATCGCACCGCGTGGATCGGGTAGTGCGGGTCCAGGTGCGGCCCCGTCTGGAACCCCACCACCACCCAACCCAACCCCGCCAAGCACTCCGGATCGAAGTACGTGTCCAGCAGCGGCTCCACGCTGGCCCAGAGCAGGCCGGGCCCCCGCGCCTGCCCGTCAGCGCCGATCCCGTTGTACGCCGCCTGCGCTCCGTACCAGCTGTGCAGCGCGTCCACCCGCCCCGCGTCGGTACTGCGCGACAGGCTCACGCCCAAGTGCACGTTTGACGGCCACGCCACTGTCCGATCCAGCAGGTCGGGCCGCTTCGTCAGCACCAGCGCCGTGTGCTGCGGGCACCGTTCGGCGAATTCCGCCGTCAACTCCTGCACCTCGCGCGTGCGCACCTCCGCGCCCCGCTTCCCCAGACGGTCGAAGTAGGCCGCCGTGCCCTCGAAGCACACGTCCCCCATGCTGGTCACGAAGATGCGGCGCGGCTTCTTCCGGCGCCCGTACCGCTCCACCGCGCGCTCCCACACGTCCGCGTGGAACGCGGGCGCGAACTCGTCCCCGCACGCCGCCCGCACGCGCCCGTACACCGTCCCGGGCGCCCCCGCCAGCCGGTGCGCCATGCGCCGTGCATAGCAGAAACCGCACGGCACCCCGCTCGGGCCCTTGCAGCCGGTGAATGAATTGCTGACCTCGTTACACCACTCGATGCGCGTCGCTGCCATGCTACAGCTCCCGTCTCTTGATCCACGATTCCACGGCGTAATCCCAACCAAGCTCCGCGACGTTGAAGTGGATCTCGTCACCGTTGTCCAGAACAAGCGCATCGATGTGCATCACGATCTTGGCGCACTTGTCCCGAATTCGTGTCTGCCGAACACCGATGATCCGTCGCCCGACCACGTCTCGCGCCCTCACGGAGCCCTCCCAAGATCGCGCAGTTCGCGAGCCAGCCAGTCCTCAACCTCCTGGTTGCACCGGTACGTCTCCGCCGCATTGTGATCCAGCACGACGTGCTCCCCCTCTCGCGGCCACGATCCCCGCGCGTTCAGCGTCCGGAACGTCGGATCCCCGTCCGCGTGCCGGTACACGAACAACCGGTACCCATGCCGCCCCTGCCCCGGCCTGCGGAACCGCGTCCCCGCGATGTGCGTGTCCGTGGAGCAGTAGCCGAGAACGACCTCCGCACGGTAGCCCGCGTCCGCTAGGTTCGCGTTGATCCAGTCAGCGATCTGCTTCAGCCGCCGCGCCCTCATCGCCGTCTCCCCGCGCACGCGCGTGCGCTACCTCGCCCGCTTCTCCATCGCGGAGTCCGACTGCCGCTGCCCCACCCCCGCATCCACCGGATCCGACGCGGCTGGCGCCGGACACGACGCGCACACGCACCGGCACGGCTCCACGGGCACGACCTTTCCATTGGCAAACGACAGCACAGCCACCGCGACGATCGCCAGCAGCAGCCCCAACGCAAACAGTTCAGGCCACCTCTCCATCATTCGCCCCTCCGTCGGCCGCCTGCACGATCTGACGCGCCAACGTTCCGTAGATTGCGTAACCTGTCTCTTTCGCGAACTGCACTCCTCCGACTTTGAACATCTCACGCAGCTTCTCCTGCGCGCGGTTCAACCTCTCCGGATCCTGCAACCACTCAATCGCGGCCAAGACAGCCGAGTCCCAGCCCGCCTCCCACGCCGCATGCGCCAGCGCCATCGCATCACCCTGCCAGCGACCCTCGAAGTGCCGCGCACCCAACGCTTCCAGTTCCTGATCCCGAACTCCTCCGTGACGTGACTCGGCCACTCCGTGATCTTCCACCCACGCGATCGGTCTCTTGCTCATCGCGCCCAGTCCTCCGGCAGGCAGCCGCCCGCGGACAGAAAGCCGTCGATGGCTTGAAACGCATCGACGATCTCATTCCACGCCCACCCATCTTCGCTAAATGGGGCGCGAGCGCGCCCCTCCTTTATTTTCTCCCGCAGCTCCGCCAACATCGCGTTCGGATCCATGATCATCCCCCCCCCATCCGTAACCGATGACTGACACTCGCGGCAGCAGAAGTCGCGCGGGATCGCGCCCGCCTCCAGCACCGCGATCCACCCCTGCCGGTATGCCTTGCGCCTCGTCTCCACCCCCGTGTTTGTCACGCCCCGCCGCGGGTGAAACCGGTTCGCGCACCGGACCCCACCCGGCATCCCGTCGCACCGCAGCGACGTACACGCGGACCGCGAACTTCGGTACTCCATGTCAGTCCTCCTCCAGCTCCAGCCGCCAGCCCTGCGCCCCGACGGCGACCCGCGCGATCTGCCGATCGACCCCGTCCACCGTCACCCGCCCCAGCGTGCCCACGACCCGCCACCCGTGCCCCGGGATCCGCTCGTCCTCGCACGGCAGCAGCGTCTCCGCGCGCGCCGCGAAGGGGCACACGAAGTCGAACTCGCCCGGCTTGAGCCCCAGCTTGCCCCCGTCCGACAGGATCGCGAACACGGCCCCCTGCGCGTTCATCCCGGCGCGGCATACCACCCCACCCGGCACCTCGCACAGCGGACGGATCAGCAGGTCGCTGCGCACGGTCCGCCGCGGCACCACGCACAGATCCCCCAACGGGATCACGATCGCCTTCACGGCCGCAAGCTCCGAGTGCCGCTCCTCGCACTCGGGACACGTCGTCGTGCCGCGGACCACGGTGCCCTTCGGCAGGTCCGTGGATACAAACGCTCCGCACTCGATGCAACGCAACTTCATGGATCCTCCCTCGGTGTCACCCCACAAGCAGCACCTGCTCGCGTCTGCGCGGCTGCTGCGCCCGCTGCACCAGGTTCGCCTCGCTGTCCGACACCCACTCGTCCCCGTAATCCCGCTTGCGCCGGTGCAGTCGGATCGCCGTCATCGGTTCCGCGCTCGCCGATTCGTACTCGTAGTCACAGCGACCGTCCTCGTCATAGGTCGCGATCACAACGGGCGTCTCGTCCGCGAGGCCGTCCAACAACTTCCGCAGTTCTCCAACCGTCATGGCGTCTCCTTTTTGTGGAGGAGCGCCTCCTTCAGCATCTTCGCTGCCGCTCGCACGTGCCCCATGATGATCGCGTCGTCGGACGGCACGGACTGCACGTCCGCCACCCCCACGTGCCCGTAGGCAAGCGTCATGGCCACCCGAAACCGCTCGCACGTCTCCTCCGCCGCCACCGCCTCCTCCTCCAGCGCCTCAAGGCGTTCGAGTAGGCCGACCGGAACGGTCACCGTCCGATAGGTCATGCGGTCCAGCCGTACCAGCTCCACGAGCACCGCGAACTGCATCCGCGGCGTCCCCGGCACCTCCGCCACGAACTCCGCGACCTTCCAGTCGCTGCCGTCGAAGCACACGCAGTCGCCAACTTTGATCCGCATCGTCATCCTCCTATCTCTCCTTCGGCGGCCAGTTCACGACCGCGTCCGCCACGGCCGTCCCGTCCTCGTCCACCTCCCAACACGGCAGCGCCACCCGCTTCGCCTTGCACTTCTCGGGATAGTTGCCGTCAGGGTGCACGACCATCTCAGCGAGCAACACCGGACACGCCAGATACCGTGTCGCCTCGTCGTCGAACGCTCGCGCCATAGCAACGCACGGCGAGAAGTGCAGCCCGCCACCGCACTCACGCGCCGGTCCGTCCCAGTCCGGAGCCTCCGGGCATGTCCCGGGTGCGTACGACATTTTGTATCGCGACAGGTAATCGTCGCGCACGGCCTTGTATAGCAGCGCGTATCCGTCCGCCATCTCGATGCCGTAGTATTCGCACCACTTCTCGGGCGTGCTTCGATCGACGCGCGTGACGAATCCGCCGCCATCTATCGTCGGATTCCCGCCGAGCACGCAGATCGCAACCATCGCAGAGGCAACGACGGCGACCGCTCCGCGCACGGAGAGTTGTACTGTTCCCCTCGCCTCCACGTGCGGCTGGCTGGACCCCCACGCCTCCACGTGCGGCTGGCTGGACCCCCTCGCCACCACGTGCGGCTGGCTGGACCCCCACGCCACCACGTGCGGCTGGCTGGACCCCCTCGCCACCACGTGCGGCTGGCTGGACCCCCACGCCACCACGTGCGGCTGGCTGGACCCCCACGCCCCCACGTGCGGCTGGCTGGACCCCCACGCCACCACGTGCGGCTGGCTGGACCCCCTCGCCACCACGTGCGGCTGGCTGGACCCCCACGCCACCACGTGCGGCTGGCTGGACCCCCACGCCACCACGTGCGGCTGGCTGGACTCCCTCGCCTCCACGTGCGGCTGGCTGGACTCCCACGCCTCCACGTGCGGCTGGCTGGACTCCCACGCCACGATGCTCAACGACCCTCCAGCCGCGACCACGATATTTGGCGACTCTGTCCCGACCGTCTGCATCTCGATCGTTCCGACAACGACCGGCGTGTTACCCGCCGCAATAGCAGCGCGCAATTCGGATTCGGTTCTGACATCTACGTTCACTTCGCAACCCCTTCCTCATCTGTCTGTGCCAGCCCCGCGCTGACTTCTACCACGCATCATAACACCGACACGCGCCGTGTCAACTACAAAAGCAGGTCCTCCTCTTCCGCCCGCTGGTCCCAACAGGGCCTGCACATCTCGCCGTATTCTGGCTCCAGGCAGCCCCTGTGCACGAGGTGTCCGCACCCGTTGCAGATCGCCACCTCCTCCTCGAAGCGGTCGTGGTCCGACCCCGGCATCCACAGGTTGCACGCCGAGCAACAATCGTCCATGTGCTTGCCCATCAGTCCTCTTCCTCCGGCTCGAACTCCACGCCGCCCGCGCCCGGGATGTGCGGGCACGCCAGCTCCTTGCACGGGAACTCGCCGCACTCGCTGCACCCCTCGCGCTCCACCGCCTCGCGCTCCGCCTTCAGCTCCGCCTGCAACTCGGCGACCTTGCGCGCACGCTCTGGATCGTGTCCAGACTCCAGCCCCAACACCCGCATCTCGCGCAGCGCGTCCAGGCCCGTCTGCTGGATCACGCGCGTCGCGAACGCGTCGATCTCCGTCTTCGCCTTCTGGACCGTACCCTCGGTCGCCTCCACGAACTGCTCCGCCATGAACGGGCCGGTGTCGTCAAGGAGCCGCTGCACCGCCGTCATGCCGAAGCGGATCTGGTCCTTCTCGGCCTTCGTGAGCGCCCCCTTCTTCTCCAGCAACCCCTCCATCAGGTTGATGGAGCTGACCATCTTCTTCCTGACGTCGGCGATGCGGTCCTTGAACTCCTCGCGCACCCGCGCCGTGTCCGACGTGTGGTCCTCGTCGGGCCAGTCCGGCAGCATGCCCTCGCCCGCGATCCAGTCCAGCGTGCAGGGCACGCCTTCGCCGCTGTTCCAGCTGGTGATGAGCTGCGCGAACTGCGCCTCGCTCAACGCGATCTCGATGACCTGCTTGCGCGCGAAGTAGTGGTCGTAGCCCACGCCACTGCGCAGCCGCTCCGCCCGGTGCGCACGGATCGTCACGTAGTTCTGGTGCTTCTCCAGCGGCGACCCGAACAGGTGGCGCTGCCCGTTCGTCCGATAGATGCCGATCATCCCGAACGCCGGGTGCCGCTCCCTGATGCCTTCCTTGCCGAACGCGTTGTCCGCCGTGCGCTCCACCGGGACTCTCTCTCGACCCATCCTCGTCCTCGCTTTCTCCACGATTTCCTGTCAACGATCCGCCGCGCTCCAGCTCCGCTCGAACTGAGGGAACCAGCGCGGGATGCGCGGCTCCGGATCCACCGTGCCGTCACCGCACTCGATCTGCTCGAACTGGCGGCGCTCGTCCGCCATGGCCTCCACCAGCTGGTCGCACAACTCGAAGTTGTCCTCCACTCCCGCGAAGCGCCCGTCCAGCGCCTCGCAGCGCCCCGCCGCGATCGTCCGCCCCCGGCGCCGCGAGAAGGCATCCTGCGGCGCGCAGAACGCCCAGCCGACCCGCAGCCCCGCGCTCCGGTCCACCACGAACGTCACCGCGCCGTCCTCCCGCGTGCGGTAGTGCAGCACGAACGGTCCCCGCTTCTCTGTCATGATCTTGGCTCCTTCCCAGCGCCCCTCGCTGGCTTCCTCTTCCACTTGTAACACACGGCAGCGCCGTGTCAACCTTTTTTTTTCAGATCAGCATGTCCACCTTCTCCGGCCCCGTGGCGCGCCGCACCGCGCGCGGCTTCTCCCAGTCCACCCACGTGATCGTGGGCGCCTGCCCCAGCGCGGGGGCCCACACGGCGTAGGCGTACTCGCTGGGGTCACTGTGCCCGTCGCCCGTGAAGCTCGGGCGCGGACGGATCACGGCCAGCTCGCTCAGCGGGTGGTCCGCCCAGAAGCCGCGCCGCCCCTCGCTTGCCAAGAAGCTGAGCCGCACCAGCAGCACGAGCACGCCGCTCGGCGCCAGCCGCGGCAGGGACCGCCGCGCGAACGCCTCCGCGATGCTGAACGGCGGGTTCGTGATGATGACGTCCCACGGTGCCCCGTCGCCGCCCAGCTCGCCCGTCCAGTCCACCCCGGGCCGGATCGTCGCGCGCCCCGCCCCGCGCGGCCAGTCCCCGAGATGCACGGGCCGCAAGTCGAACCCGTCCAGCCGGATCACGCGCGGGTCCGCGTCCGCCGCCGCAAGGAAGGGCTGCGCGTCCCCGCAGCCGGGCTCGCACACGCGGAGCGCCGTGCGATCCGGCACGTAGCGCTGCGCCAGCGCCCAACCCAGCCGCGCTAGCGAAACAGGTGTCGGGTACGCGTCGTTGGTCCGCCGCTCCGACATCACTTCTTGCCCTTCGGATCGTCCTTCTGCTCGTCCGCCGCCTCTTCCTCTTCTTCGATCACTTCCATAAGCTCATCCATGAACGGTTTGCCGTACGTGACCTTGTAGGTCTGATCCGGCAGCTGCTTGAACGCGACCAGCCGCACGCCGAGGCTGCGCTCCACCGCGGCGAAGTGCTCGTCCACCTTCTTGTAGTGGCCGTCCGTGCTGAGGAAGGCGGTGCAGATGTAGTCCAGCGCCACGCCGTCCTTGTCGGTCTCGCCCAGCACCTTGGCGCGCTCGACGGCCAGATCCACGTTACGCCGCTGCGCCGGGAACAGCGCGAAGCGCAGCACGTCGGCGCGCTCCGGGCCCTTGCCCTCGCCGGACCCGCCGCCCTCGCCGCCCTCGCCACCCTCGCCGTCGCCGCCCGCGTCGGGGTCCTCCCCCAGCAGGATGGCCTCGATCTGCCGGTAGGTCTTTCCGTCCAGCCGGGGCTGCCACTCCGCCGCGTTCTCGGGCGTGAGCCGCGTCTTCATGAGGCGCGCCTTCGTGATGCCCATGATCTTGACCCAGTCCACGAAGTCCGGCGCGAACAGCCGCACCCACTCCTGCACGGCCACGTACTGCTGGGCCTTGCTGATCTTGAACTCCAGCTCGCTCTCCACGTACTCCTTCCAGTCCGTGAAGCCCCACATCTGGTACACGGCGCCGTGCCAGATGTCGTACAGCACCTCGGATAGGTCCCACGCGTCCTGCTCGGACCGCCAGCGCAGCTCCTTGGCCCGCGCGCGCATGGCCGCATGATCCACCGTCTCCACCTGCACGCCGCCGCCCGGCAGCGTCGTCAGCGTCGTCACGTTTCCGTTCTCGTCCGCCATTGGTCACTCCTTCCCGTTGTCGCGCGCACCAGCGTGCGCGTCCTCCTCCAGCCGCAGCCACTCCGCCACCACCCATGCATCGGCCTGGTTGTCGTCCGCCACCGCCACACCGCGCGCTCGCACGACGCGCACGATGTCCGCCTTCTCGATGCGGCCCACGCCCAGCACCGCCTTGCGCGCCGCGCTGGCATGCACCAGCCGCACCTCGATCTGGTTGCGCAGCCAGAGCTGCATCTTGACCACGCCGTGCAGCTCCGCGAGGTCGTTCTGCGCCCCCCGCGCGTGGAACGCGTAGTTCTCCACGGCGATGGTCCGCACGTCGAACTGGTCCCGCACGCGCAGAACACGGTCCGCGATGTGCATCAGCCGCTCCACCTTGTCCCGCACCGTCGCCGCGCGCGTGAGCTTGCGCCCCACCCGATCCAGCGCCAGCACGGCGCCGTCGTCGGCCAGAACGGCGATGCCCGTCGCCGTGCAGGACAAATCGAGGCCCATCAACGACATACGTTCACTCTACTTCTTCGGGATCATCACGGTGGCTGCCCCACTGCGCGTCACCCTGTTCGTCGCGTAGTCCACCGTCACCGGCCCCGGGAACACCGTAACCTTGGTCTCCACGTAGACCGGTTCCAACTGCCCACCCTCGCCGAGGCACATCACCCAAGTTGCCGACGTATTTTTCGATGCAAAGATGCCGTTGGGCTCGGGTTGCTCGATGGACGTAAGCGATCCCCCTTGGTATCTGTGCTCCTCTCCCTGGTTGTCAATGTCGGTTGCCACCAACGGATTCGTTAGGCTCGTATCGTATGGAATACCGTATCCGTACGACGGGCAATCTCCCTCGACCACGCCATGATCGGAGCGCCAAACGGAATGCGTCACGGCCTTTTGGTTACGCACCTTGTACAACTCGATGACCAGATGCCGCTCCAGGCTCCAGTCGAACGCCGGGATCGGCTGGCCCTTCTCGTACTGCGACTGCTGCTGGGAGACACGGTCCGCATCCCGCGACTCCACTGTGTTGTCTGACATTTTCGCGCACCCGGAGACCACCAGCATCAACACCACGAACAACTTTTTCATCTTTTTACCTCTTCCCCTTCGCTGCCGCGATGCGCATCCGCGCCGCTGCCGCCTGCGCCTTCAGCGCATAGCGTGTGTTTTCGTCCAACCCAGGGTTCGCCAAGTTGTGCTCGATCTCCGCCAGCGCCGCCTCGTCCGTAGCAATCTGCGCGCGGATCGACTCGCTGCGCTGATACGACTGTTCGAACACCTTGCGCTCCACCACGGTATGCCCCCAAACGCCGAGACTGTTCAAGGCGAAGCTAATGCCACCAAAAACAACCACGGTGAGAATAATCAGCGGCAGCACTCGCCAGAACGTCCAATTCGCCTCCCGCGATCCGCGTCTAAAACTGTCCTCGTACTTGTTCATCTCCAATCTCCTTTCCAATACACCACTTCTTCACACCGCTTCCCTAGCGACACTCGAAGCACCTCGCCTTCGCCGGGCACTTCCCGGGCCGCTTCCGCGACCGCTTGTCACACGCCGCCAACGGGTCCGGCAGCGGGTCCGTCGGCCCGAGCACCCGCGCCGCCGCGCACTCCCCCAGCAGTTGCCGGATGCCGCCGATGAGCGCCTCGTCACGCTCCACCACGTGCTCCATCGCGACCATGCCGAGGTCCCCGCTGGCCTTCACGAGGTACGTTACGCGCTGCCGCTTCCGCCCCGACAGCAACAGGTAGCCGTGCGCTTGGATGACGTGATCCTCCTTCGGCACCCCGCCCCGCTGCGGGTTGTGCTTGTCGGCTTGGAACGTGGCGACGCTCTTGAACTCCTCGCCCTCCTCCTCGCCCTCGCCCCACCAGATGCACCCGTCCTCGTGGCCCCGCAGCCCCAGCGCGTCGTCGAGGTACATGACCTCCACGTAGTGCCACTCGTCGCCGTCCGGCCGCGGGACCGGCGCCCGATCCGGCCCGGCTACCACCACGCCAGTGCGCTCCTCCTCCGCTGTCAGGTAGCGCCCCGGCACCGCCGCCAGCCCGGCAGGTACGTCCCACGAACCCCGGCGCTGCCACCAGCCACGCCACTCTGCGCCAGGCAACGTCGACAGCGCCGATTGGATCGCGTCGTGGTACGCATGCCCCGCCGCGAACAACCACAGCGCGTCCGCCCGGTACTCCTCCCGGATCGGCTCGCGCCGCGCCAGAGCGACCATGCGCGGGCAGAGCCGGTGCAGGTCGCTCACGCGGAACGGATGGTCGGGCCACCGGCCCGCGTCGTCCGTGCCGTCGTAGGCCCGCACGCGCTCCTCGACCCAGCCCGCGTCGATCAGTTCGTACAGCCGCCGGTTCACGGCGGGCACGTAGCCCCGCCCCTCCCGCACCAGATCACCCAGCATCCGCTCCACCCTTCAGCGCACGCGCGTGCGCAGCTACTTCACCGCGGCCCCAGCATCGGCATCTGCCCCGCGTCCGGCACGCCCGCCGCCTCCACGCGGTCCTCGACGCGCAGCTGGATGCGGTGCACGATCGCCTCGTCCGGCAACGTGCCGTACCGGATCTCGAAGTGGCCCCACCACTCGGCCGGGCTCGCCCAGCCCTCCTTGCGGGCCTCCTCGCGCGCCTCCGTCGTGTTGTCCCGGCGCTCCCGCACCGTGAACGGCCGCACCCCGATGACCGTGGCCTTCGCCACGATGGTCGGGTGCGACGTCGCCTGGTCCACCCCGTAGGCCAGCGTGATCTCGTCCCCCGCCTTGAGGGGGCACTCCGCCGGGAAGTACCGCGTCACCCCGATCGCGGTGCCGTCCATGACCTTGGCCACCTCGTTCCTCGTCAGTTCCATCGGCATCTTGCTCCACCTTTCTACGGCGCGCCGCAGCCTATTCCAAGCTGTGATCCGCGTCCACCATTTCGAGAAAGGACCCGCCAACCTCGCGCGCATCCTCATATCCTTCTTTCGCGATCCCCGCGATGATCCTTGCCCCGCAGGTGTCGCACACGTACTCGTCTCCGTTCCGGCACCAGTGGCGATCCCAGCGCACCACGCGGCCGGTTTTCGCGCACCGCATGATACGCGGAATGTGCCCGCCATTCGAGCAGATGATCATGCATCACCCAGCGTGGCCCGGAGGAAGCCCATCAGCTGCCGCGCCTCGCCCTCGTCCAGCGTCGCCGCGGTCCGGCCGCCACCACGCTTGGCCACGCCTACCAAGAGCCGTAGCGGGTAGCCCGCCACCGTCGTGTCGGCCCAGAACTTCAGATCCACGCCCGCCACCTCGTAGTGCAGGCCCCCCACGAGGTCCCGCAGCCCGCTCTCGCGCTTGGCCGCCGCCTCCAGCTGCCGCTGCGCGCGCCGGTTGTCCGCCGCCTGCCGCCGCAGACGCTCCACAACCTGCACCGCCGAGCCCTTCGGCTCCGCCCGCATCGCCACCGTGTCGTTCCGCCGCATCCTTACCACCTTCCGCGCCTTCGCCGTCATCGTGTCACCTCCGTGCAATCTGTGCACCCCGTGCATCGCGGTCAACCTCAAGCAGCCGCTCGAACTCCCCGAGCGGCAGCATCACCCACTCCGATCCTACCAGCGGGTCCCGCGGCGCCCCACTGCGCAGCTCGATCGCCAGCGCGGGCACGCGCCCGATGCCCACCGCCTGCCGCGTGATCTTCGCCAACCACGCCCATGTCACCCGCATGGAGTCCTTCGCGGTTTGCTTTGCCTCCACCAGGTACCGGTCCTCCTTCACATCGCCACGCGCGTACGGCGACGCCCCGCTGCCCGGGACGCGCCGCCCCCCGATGCGGGCCGCGATCCGCTCCTCTTGCGCCCGCGGGCTGCCGGTACCCGCGATGATGCCGTCAAGGCTTCGTGGCCGTGCGCTCACGCGTCCCGCTCCTCGTTCATCTTCTGCAACAGGATGGCCCGCAGCGCCGCCAGGGTCGCGGGTTCCCGCATCTTGTCGTACGCGTCCGCCTTGCGCTTGTACTCCCGATCCCCCAGCAGCCAGCCGTTGCCCTTGTCCGCCTTGCGCAGCAAACCCCGCGCCTCCGCCAGGTGCGCCATGAAGCCGAACTCGTCGATCTCACCCATGCGCGGCCCGCTCGCGATTTGGATGAAGCGCCCCTCGCCCTTGGCCGGGCCGAACTTGTTTTTCTCGACCATCCAGTTGACCTCCACGGTCTCCCCGATCCGCACGCGGTCGTCCTTGGCGAGGTCTCCCAGCAGCTCGCGCTTCTTCCACCCGCTCGCCCACATCTTGATCTTGACGCCCGCCGCGAACTTCTGTCCCATGCCGCCCGGCTCCACCAGCCCCTCACCGAACGTCACTCCGATCTTCTGCCGCAGCTGGTTCAGCCAGATCTGCGTCGGCGCCCGGCTCCGGCCGTTCCCCAGATCCACCGCGATGCTGGCCGCGTTGGCGCGCCGCACGAACTTGTTTATGATGCGCGCCGCGAGCCCCTGCTGCTGGTCGTGCGACGACGCCTCGACCTCCTCCTCCGGCGTGAGCGCCGCGATCGAATCGAGGATGATGACGTCTACCAGCCCGGTGAACAGCATCTCCACGTAGATGTCCACGGCATCCTCCGCCGTCTTGGGCACCACGTGCACGAGCCGCCGCGTGTCCACCCCCACCCGGGCCGCCCATGACAGGTCCAGCGCTGCCTCTGCGTCCACGTAGGTCACCCGACACTCGTCGAAGCTGTTCTCCACCAGTACCGCGACGCGCGCCGCGAAGTCCGCGTCCTTCTCGGCCTCCGCCTGGACCGGCGTGTACACCCCCGCCTTCATGCAGTCGCACGTGCCCCGCGCGCGGTAGTCCACCTCGCCCGTGGCCTCGTCCACGACCTCCTCCACCGTGAGGTCCTGGACGTAGCGCAGACAGTTGGCGCAGCGCTGCTGCGCGTCGGCCGCCAGTCGCAGCGCCAGCGTCGTCTTCCCCGACGACTCCTGCCCCACGATCTTGATGATCTGCCCGGCAGGCACGCCGCCCCCCAGCGAGAAGTCCATGGCCAAGCTGCGCGTAGAGATCCGATCGACGCGCACGCGGCGCCCCTGCGCCGCCATGGCGATCGTGCCCGATCCATGGGCCTCGTTCAGCTTGCGGTAGATGGCCAGCGCGTTGCGCCTGTCCACGAAGCCCACCGCAGGCTTGATCTTCTTGTCGTCCGCCACGCTAGGCCGTCCTCTGCTCCCGCGCGTCCTCGGCGTCCATCAGCTCGCCCGCGGTGCGCAGCAGGTCGGCCGCCTTCGCCACGGCGCCACCGGCCTCGACGTCGACCTCTCCCGGCATCTCCTTGGCCAACTCCGCCACCTTCGCGCGCAGCCGCTCGATGCGCACGCGGCGCAGTTCCCGGTCCTCCACCGTGCGGATGGCCACGCTGATCTCGGCGCGCCCCTCCCGCGTATCCGGCCGCTCCCAGCGGTGTCCCTTGTGCGTCACCACGACTGCCGTGTACGGCACCGTGTGCCCATCCACCTGCGTCGTGCGCTCCACCCTCTCCCACACGCCCAGCCGCTTCCACGTCCGCTTCGTCTCGTTCATCGTCGCCACCTAGATCCCTTCGTCCGGCGCCCCGCCGGTCACGGCTTCCTTCTCTTCCTTCGCCTTGGCCTCGACCCACGTCATGATGCCGTCCAGCACGGTGCCGATCCCCGCGCCGTCCGCCACCGGCTCCGTCTGGAACACGTCGAACTTCACCGTCTCGCGCTTGCCCGCGCCCCGCAGCGTCATTCCGTAGCCGATGCCCACGGACCGCCGCAGCCCAGCCAACGCCGCGTACGGCTGCGCCTCGCGCGGCACCCCAGTGATGGCCGCCTCCTCGCGATCCAACCACTCGGCCGCGATGGCCCGCATGGCCTCCAACAGCGCCTCCCGTTTGAGGCCACCCGCCACCAGCCGAATCTCGGCCCGCGCGAACTCGAACTCGCCCAGCGCGATGGTCCGCCCCGTCGCGTACTCCACCTCGCGCACGCGCGTGCGCGCCTGCCGCGCCTCCGCCCCCGTCGTCACCGGCCGCCCGGCGGGCCGCCACGGCTGCCGCTGCCGGTCCTTCTTCCGCTCCCGCGAGATCATGCCTCCGCCCGTCGCCACCATCATCCTACACCTACTCTTCCACCTCACCGCACCCGCCACAACACGGACACGGCTGTTTCGCCTTCGTGTTTCCGTCCGGTTCGAAAATCGACGGATTCACGTACTGGAGCGCGGCGCCGTCGCTCTCCACCGCCTTCAGACACACGGCCTCGCTCTGCTCCTTCACGTACTGGAGCGCGGCGCCGTCGCTCTCCACCGCCTTCAGACACACGGCCTCGCTCTGCTCCTTCACGTACCGGAGCGCGTCGCCGTTCTTCTCCACCGCCTTCAGACACACGGCCTCGCTCTGCTCCTTCACGTACCGGAGC